AGAGTACAAGAGAATGGTTAACCGTATAAATGAAATCAGAGGTGCAATATAATGTTGAAATTTGAGAATGTAGCGAATGTTGGTGACGCGATTAAAGCGTTCGATTTCCAACCAATGGAAGGTCGTGATGATTCATACCTAATCGGAAGTGTCCTTGAAAAAGGCCCCATGTACGTAGAAATGAATGGTCGTCAGGTGCACATCTGTAACGGTTATAGAGTTTTTGTTAAAGACTCCTGCACAGCTTCATCTGGGTTTGATGCCGATCGAATCGGAACTGAGATGATCGTTCCATTCGAGATGGGTATAACCGAGTTTGATAATCGAGTTGAGGTGATTGTATAATGTTGACTATTAAAGATAAAGTAGAAGCGGTAGTGGGTGGATTGGTTGGAGCGATAGTTCTGGGTGTCGCAGTTAATTACGTGGAAAGTGTTCTGGATCAACCGGATGTGCACTTCAGTAATTCTACTGGCGAGTGCGTCAAGGTTCTGAACTATGCAGAGGGTGACCTATACTCGTGTGATGATCTACCAAAACGTTATAACCATGTATGGGTCTTATAACAAATTGTTCTAAAGAAAGTTAAAATAAGTGTTGCATTATTGTTTTAGTTATGAGATAATGTCTTTGTTGGTTGGGGAGTGTCCCCGTTGTTTTTACTTTGAAGAGACTATATTATGAAAAATGAAATGATTGAATTGTTTGCGAAACACGACCTTGTTCTTACAATTGACGAAGAACGTTTGATTGCCAAGTGTGACCGTGTTGCTCCTCGTGCTCGTCTTGGTTTCAAGAATGAGTACCACGTTCGTTACCGTACTATTGAACGTATGTACGAAGCGCAACAAGAGTTCATTGATGACCGTCTTGCCACTATCGAATACCGTGCCAAAGCGAAAGAAGAACGCAAAGTAAAGGCAGTAGAATTTGCCAACAACGTTAAGGTCGGTGACTTGTTCGTTGACTCTTGGGGTTACGAACAGACTCAAGTTGATTGTTACCAAGTCGTTGCGAAACCTACAGCGAAAACTGTCATTGTCCGTGAGGTTGCCACCGCAGTTGTTGAAGGTAGTGAAGGAATGATGTGTCAAAACGTTCGTGCGGTTCCCAACTCTTTCGTTGGTGAAGAGATGAAGAAACGAATCGACAACTACGGTGGTTTCAAGACTTCTTCTCATTCTTGTGCTCGTCCTACTACTGCGGAAGACACTCACTACAACAGCTGGTACTACTAAGGAGATATTATGAGCGACTATGTTTACTACTTGGAAGAAGACGGAGAGTTTCTTCCTGAAATGATCTTTGAGACTGAAGAACAAGCAATAGATTTTGCAGAAGAAAATGCAATGAAGAACTACAAGATTATCGAGTGGGACTGCGACTAAACTAGCGTAAATTGGTAATGATTCCTATGAATAGTTTAGTTCCCCCCACCGTTTTACCCCCGAGAAATCGGGGGTTTTTTTACATATAGATACTAAGTGAAAACACAAAAAACCCTATATAGTTATAGTAAAGGTGAAATATAATGGCCAACAATAGAACCCCCGACATTTTCGAAATCTTCGAAGAGTTTGGGAAACAAACAACTAAAACCAAAAGAAAGGATGTTCTGTTGAAATATCAGAATGTTGCTGCTTTAACAGATGTCCTCCGAGGCACTTTTGATGATACTCTTCAGTTCATCTTGCCCGAAGGCACTCCTCCGTATACCCCAAATAGACCTGAGTCAACCCCTTCTAGTCTCCTACGACTACATAAAGAATTCGGTTATTATGTTAAAGGTGGGCCAGGCAAAGATATGCAGGCGTTTAGACGCGAACTCAAATTCATGCGACTCTTGGAATCAATACATCCAAAAGATGCAGAGATAGTTTTGTCGATGGTGGCAAAAAAGTCACCAGTGAAATACTTAACCAAAAAACTAGTACAGGAGACCTTTCCAAAACTGATCCAGAAATAACCATCCCTTTAACTAACAAACGAGGTGTTGATGTCAGAAAAACAATTGGAACGCTTGAAGCGAGACCGCCAGGAATTGGATTATTATATCCAACGAATGAAGAAGAAAGGAAGAGATAACTTGGTTTATAAACTAGCAAAGAAACAAGAGTATCTCAATCAAACTATTGTTGAACAACTAACGACTCAATAAGGAAGGTGATCCGTATCTCTTCACCCCCCACTCGGGGGGTGTCGTATGGAAAACAATAATAAATTATGCCAATATATGAATTTAAAGATAATGAGACCGGTGAAGTAATCGAAGTCATGATGAAAATATCAGAGTACGATGACTACCGAAAAGATAACCCCCATCTAAATAGATGTTTCACTAAAGCGCCCGGTTTAACATCGGGAGTCAAATCCGCATTGACAATGGCTGGTAGCGATTGGCAAGAACACCTAGGCAACATTAAGAAAGGTGCGGGTAAAGATAACAACATCAAAACATAGAGAACTTAATGCAAAAACCACAAACGTTAAAGATCGATCATCTTTTGACAGTCGATCCAATGACTACTGGCCAAGAACAAGTGTTCTCTGCCTACAAGTCTGGTTCGCACTTGGTACTGAATGGATCTGCGGGGACGGGTAAAACTTTTAGTGCACTGTATCTTGGACTAGAGACTGTACTTGATAAAGGTAACCAGTTTTCATCTGTAGTTATCTGTAGGTCTATTGTACCTACCCGAGAGATTGGATTCTTGCCAGGAACTCTAGAAGAGAAGATGGATGCATATACCGCACCCTACAAATCAATATGCGCGGAACTATTCGATGATCCGGAAGCATACCGAAAACTTTCGGAGAACAAGACGGTCGATTTTATATCAACGTCACATATTCGTGGAACTACAATCAACGATGCAGTTATCATAGTGGATGAGATGCAGAACTTGACATTCCATGAATTAGATAGTATCATTACTAGAGTTGGTCAGAATTGTCGGATCATATTCTGTGGTGATTATTATCAATCAGACTTCGTAAAAGAAGGTGATAGGAAAGGTATCGTGAAGTTTATCGAGATACTTGAGTTGATGAAGAACTTCACTGTAGTAGAATTTACATGGGCAGATATAGTACGTTCGGACTTCGTGCGAGACTATATAATGACTAAAGAACTAATAGAGGAAAAGAAATGAACAGACAAGAAGTATTCGAAACATTAAAAGTGGACGAAGGAGTCAAGTATGAAATCTATAACGACCACCTTGGCTATCCAACCTTTGGTGTCGGCCATCTCGTACTCGAAACCGATCCAGAACATGGACAACCAGTCGGAACCTCAATCAGCGAAGAAAGAGTCGCAGAGTGTTTTGACAACGACCTCAATACAGCAATATCAGAGTGTCACGCTTTATACGGACAAGGGTCTTTTGACGACTTACCAGACGAAGTACAAGGTGTACTTGTTAATATGATGTTCAATATGGGACGTACTCGTTTGAGTAAGTTCAAGAACTTCAATGGTGCAATTGCAGAAGGTGATTGGAAACGTGCAGGTGTAGAGGGACGTGATAGTCTCTGGCATCGACAGGTTACAAACCGTGCAGAAAGACTAATGGTAACCTTAGAGAACGTATAAGTAATTAGTATGGCCAAGTACAGTCGTCACGATAGTAGAAACAAGAAACGTAATAAACATAAACAGATGACCTTGAATGGGAACTCTGATACACGAAAAGTGAGAGATAATGAGAAACGCGATTTTTCAATACATGATCGTCAACGACAAGGTTGATGAACGTGGTGATATCGAAGGTAGAAAGAGAAGTCAAGTGTATCGAGAGTGTGCGGATATATCTCGCAATTCATTCTTACAGTACGCAGATCACGTAGATGCGGATTATCACTATTCCGATGAAGCGGTGTATTGTAAAGACGACCATTCTACTGCAATACTATTTGAATGTTTGCGTGTAATCTACGACCCGATGTTCGACCAGTACGACAAGGTACTCTTTGCTGATACTGATATTGTAGTAAACACCGATGAAAACATCTTCGACATATGTGAAGACGGAGATGTTTTCGGTGTACTTGAGAGTGATATCGTCACCGCTGATGGTGGTGGATATAACTCTTGGGATTATAAACAAAGTACCTATCTCGACTTTGTAAACAAGTTCCAGATGCACGGCATTCCGGTCGTGCCTTCTATGCCACCTAGCAGACCATCCAAAATAACCATACTGAATACCGGTGTGGTTGTATGGACACGCGAGGCACGTCTACGTGCACGTGAGTTGTTTATGCCTTGGAAAGAATGGTTCTACGCTAAACCCGAATTCCATATGTCTGTAATGAATGATCAACCATACATCTCTGGTCAGTTGATGCAACACGACTTCGATCTGGTCACCATAGACCAGACATGGAATGATTCCCCCCACTACGCCACAGAAGAAGAGTTCTTCGAGAAGGCGAAGTTCTGTCACTATACTGGCGGAGGATGGAAGATCCTCATGCTAGACCACTATCACTCAAACAAATTCCGACTATTACCAAAATAAATGTAAATAAGTGTTGACATCTTGTTTTAACTATGAGATAATGGGTACCTAATTGAGAGAGAGGTATTTATTATGAATTATGTAGAAACTGGTGCCATTGTTGTAAAGATGATTGAACTGATTCGTAAGGATAACGATAATCCAAATTATGCAATCGGTTACCTAGAATCTATGATGAGAACTCTAGGTGTGAGATATCCCGAAGTTCTTGAAGAATTTATCGAAACTATTGATTATTTAGAAAGTAAGGAAGTAAAGTGAATAAAGAAAATGTAATATTGACAGACATCGATGGTGTAGTTCTTAACTGGTTCTACGCATTCGATATCTGGATGAACGAACACGGTCACAAGTTAGCTGACCCAACAAACCTAGTCTATGATGTCAGTGAAGCCTATGGTATTGACAAGGCGACAGGTAAGATGTTAGTCCGTATGTTTAACGAGAGTGCCCATGTCGGGTTCCTTCCCCCACTACGTGATGCAATGCATTACATGAAGAAGTTGCACGAAGAACATGGTTATGTGTTCCATGCGATTACTAGTCTGAGTGACAATCCTAATGCGCAGAAGTTGCGTATCCTAAATCTTCAGAAGTTGTTCGGTGAGACTTTGTTCGAGAAGTTCGTTATCCTTGGTTGTGGTGATGACAAAGACGAAGCCTTAGAACCTTACCGTGACACCGAATGTCTGTGGGTAGAAGATAAGACTGAGAATGCCGAACTGGGTGTTGAACTTGGTCTAGAGAGTGTGTTGATGGAACATGGTTTCAACATGAACCACCCAACTATCCCTTGCGTGAAGAACTGGAAAGAGATCTACGAAAAACTGGTTGGTTAAAATGTGACTAAATATCCTCATACAATCTATGAGGTATATTTATGCGTTACGTTGGTTTCAGTGAGTATTATCACGATGCAGCACTATCAATTATAAACAAGGACGGTACTGTGGAGTTCGCTTCACAGGCCGAACGTTTTTCTAAGAGGAAGAACGACCCTATCATTCCCGAAAGTCTCTGGGAATATGTTAACGACAACGATCATGTATCATTCTATGAAGACTATGCACTTCGAGAAAAATACCGAGATACTTATCGAGGTTTAAAGGGCAGAACACTCCAAAGAGATATTTCTACACACGAAGAAATACCAATCGGTGAAAGTCTTGTCTATGACAACTTCCACGAACATCACATATCACATTGCGCAACCGCATTCTACACCCGCCCTTGGAAAGACAAAGAAGATACTGTTATGGTGTCTATCGATGGTGCAGGCGAATATCAAACTGCGGTCATCTACGACCACAACTTCAACCTAATCAAAGAATGGCATTACCCCAAGTCTATTGGACTAGTCTACACGAGTGCAACAAAAACGTTGGGTTTACGTCCACTTGAGGACGAGTATGTCGTCATGGGACTGTCTTCATACGGTACTGCACCTCCAGACATGGTACAATGGTTAATCGATTGGTGGGAAGAGACACCAGACCTTGCACCAGAGATTGGTACATCCGAACTAATGGATAATCCTAAGAGTAAGAGTTTCGTAGGATTTGGTAAGATGCGAAATAAACTAATCGACTTCTTGGGACAGTACGGAGATAAAGATTTCGCAGCCGGTATTCAAAAGTTTGCAGAGTATGGTATTATGCAGATCATGCATATTGCAAAACAACACGGAAACAAGTTAGTGTACTCTGGTGGTTGTGCACAGAATGTTGTTACCAATTCAATGATACACGAACTGTTTGAGGGTCAAGTACATATCGCAGTTGCACCAACTGACTCTGGTTCGAGTCTCGGTACTGCTGCAATGACATGGGCAAAGGAAACTGGGAAGGATCAACTGATTTGGTCTCCATATTCTGGTTACAACATAGATAGGGAGGTCAATGTACAGGAAGTGGTCGATCACCTCTTAGAACATCATGTGTGTGGTCTGGCGAACGGTAAAGCGGAGTTTGGCCCACGTGCACTGGGTAACAGGTCTTTGATCGCGGATGTGAGGTTTGACGTAAAGGATACGGTCAACACAATCAAACGTAGACAGAAGTATCGTCCATTCGCACCCGCAATACTAGAAGAGTATGCAGAAGAATACTTCTCGGGCCCAATGAATGAGTACATGCAATACACCTCTATAGCAAAACATCCTTATACGTCAGTCACTCATGTAGACGGTACCGCACGTGTACAAATAGTCAAGAAAGATTGTCCGTCTATATTCCGTAAGATCATCGAAGAGTATCACCGAAGAACCGGAGTTCCGATGTTACTAAATACCTCATTGAACATTCGCGGAAGACCTATGGTCAACGATGAACATGACGCAGAATTGTGGGAACAGAAGTACGGAGTGAAAGTATTCTAATGCAGTATATACGCAAATATAAAATTGATGATTGGGAAAGTGTTCAGGACAAGATATTACTTGCTATCGAAATGATAAAAGATAACAACGTATGTGAATATGCTAACATGTCTCATTCTGATTACAAGGTTGATGCAAAACCTTTGTATTGGGAAGTATTTGAGAATGCTGTGCGGTCAAGTCTAGAGGACTACATGTCTAGTTGGAAGTGTACCGACATACGCATAGGTAATATGTGGTTTGCAGAATATAGTGAACATGGTGCAGACTTCAACTGGCACACCCATGAAGGTGCGAACATGTCCGGTGTCCTTCAAGTAGTATTAGAAGATCCGGAAAACGGAACACAATTATTAGGAACACCAATAGATTTGGAAGAAGGGGATCTTGTAGTATTCCCTTCGATGTTACCCCACAGAAGTCCTATGATAACCGATAGTAAGAAACTTGTTATCGGTTTTAATTGGGACATACATGGTAGTGAATTACACGAACATTAAACTAGGAGAATAAAATGTCAGAAGAAAAAAAGAAGGTACAACTTACCGCAGACAGTGATGGGTTTTTAGCGGGAGCTGATGCGGACGGTGATGGTCACATTACCGAACAAGAACTACAGATGCACTTAGAGTTCAAACGAAAGGAACTTGAAGACGCAGATGCAATGCGTGATGCACAACGTAACATGGCATGGTTTGCACTTGGCGGAATGTTACTTTATCCCTTCGCTGTAGTACTGGCATCCTTGATAGGATTAGACCAAGCAGCAAATACGTTAGGTTCTATGGCACCTACTTACTTTGTATCTGTTGCCGCGATTGTTGCAGCGTTCTATGCGAAGGAAGCAGTCGGTAACAAGAATAAGTAATGGAACTTATTACTTGGCGAGGTACGCCAGGAGTCGGTGATTTCATGTGGGCACTTAATTGTGCCCATAACTTTTCTTACAAAGAAAACAAGAAAGTTACTTTAGAGTTTCATTGGGAACATGAAGAAGACCATCTACACCACTTCGAAGATCCAGAAACAATCATAGAGAGACTAGAGTACATCCATAACTTCTATCATAGAAAGGATGATGTGACGGTCATACACGTGTATAATGAACGGACACGTTACAGTGATTGGAGATATAACGATGATGTTACCAGAGAGGACGATGGTAGTCTCAGAGTCATGGCCATAAACCGACCCAAGAAGAATAGGTTTTGGTTTCAGAGTGGAAAGTATTCGGATGAGGTAGGAGGAGATATTCCCAACAGTGATTGGATATTCCGGAAGGATGCATTCCGAAAAGTTGACAATAATAAGATTGTTATATGGAGACCGCTGTTTAATGCAGAAACTCCAAAAACATGGAAAAGACAGTTGACAAATGACAAATGGGATGTTATAATAAATCAGTTGGTTGCGGCGGGATTACATATAACAGAATTGACCTATAGAACTCCTGTTTCCGAAGCACTCTATCATATCTCTACGTGTCGTCAAGTCATATGTTATGATGGTATGTGGCATTACATTGCTCGTAACTTATATAGACCTACGATAGTTATAAGTAATGAGGGTATAACACGTTATCATACGCCTCATTGTGTACGAACTACACACGATGAAAATGAAGAAATGAATATATTTTGGTGGGTGAATAATATCCCTGAGATGTTAGGTAACACCAAGAGAAAAGCAATAGAACATGAAACTAAAGCGAGAGGATTTTTCAGTGAAAGAAATAAACATAGACAGAGCGGTAATTGAAGTACAGGGCGGCTGTAATTTTGATTGCACAATGTGTCCTCAAGATAAACGTACCGGAGGTAGACACAAAGGTTTCTTAACCAAGATGTCACTGATCGAGTTCGAAGATAATGTTCAAGACTGTGCACGACATGGACTGAATGTTGTCAACCTAGATGGTTCGGGTGAAGCAACCATGAATCGTAACCTACCAGAATATATAAAAATCGTTAAGAGGTATGATGCAAAAGCAGTCATCTTCTCTAATGGTTTTCGTATGCATGGTCAATTCATGAAGGACTGTGTGGACGCAGGATTGGACTTCTTCCGATTCTCTTTTGTTGGTTCTACACCAGAGAAGTATCAAGAGTGGATGAATAACACTCGGGGTAGTAATTATGAGTTGATCAAGAAACATGTAAAAGAAATGATGGATTATGTAAAGGAGTCTGGGTCGGATTGTGTTGTGGAGACATACCACCTGATTACAGACAATAATAATATTGAACAAGAACTAGAACAGTACAAGGCCTTAGTAGAAGAACTTGGTTGTAAGACCGAGATCTGGAAAATGCACAACTGGTCTGGTGCATATGATATAGGTGAAACAAATGCTAGAACTGGTAATGTCAAAACTTGTGGTCGTCCTTTTTCTCCTGACGTTGTTATCCGTGCTGGTGGGGTGGATGGTCATCGGGGTGCAGTTCATCCGTGCTGTCAAGTACTTGGTCGGGATGAAGAAGCAGTTCTCGGACATACATCCGTCAATACGATAGAAGAAATTATTCGAGGTGAAGAGTACTCTGCACTACGCGAGTCTCATAGAACTGGAGAATACACGGATTATTGTAGAGACTGTGATTTTCTACTTGACACTCCGGAGACATTGGTGTATACTAATAACTCAAGATCAGAAATGAAAATGATTGGAACTTCTTTCGATCTTAATGATTATAGGAACGTTTAGTTTGAATGACTCTAAACCACCGGTGTGGATGATCGTGATGAGTGGGAATCCCATCTCCGATTACTATAGAAAACTTGCATTACCTTCTTGGTTGAAAGCTGGGTTCGATGTTAATTTTTTCGAAGGTGTTACACCCGAGACTTACAAAGATCATTTTGATTTGCTCTTTGGGAACAAACATAGTAAAAGCACTCCGGATGGTGTAATGTTCACTGTCTCTGAAAAGTGTGTGTGGTACGGTCATTACTATCTTTGGAAAAAATGTATTGATACTGACACTCCTATGATAGTGTGTGAACATGATATTGAATTGGTTATGAATATTCAACCTTCAATATACACTAAACCTATGGCGTGTTTGGCTCATGATCCTCCAGACATACACAAGGAGAGACGTACATCTCTTGCGGGTGGTGCATATTATATAACACCAGATGTTGCAAAGGTGTTAATAAGAATAAGCGAGGATCGTATTAGAGTCAACTCTGATGGTTGGATCTGGGAAGTGTGTAAGGCGCATGGATACTTTCATTATGACAAGTGTTCACATATAAAAGATTATTCTGTCGGATTTACGACCAAACATAACAAGAGTTAGACAATGTATAACATAACATTCAAACACTATCGTACTGGCGCAGAACTCACCTTGACTGGGTACCCAATGGACGACTATAATAAACGCAAAGATTCTGAGATGTTCATATTCTATGATACTCTCAATGAACGAATCGAAGCCATTATAAGGTCATCCATTGTGTCCATGTTGGCATATGAGGATGAGTTGTGAAAAGACTGATATATCAGGTTTGTCTGGGAAAACAGATAGATTCTAAGTTGTATGCGAAATGTATCGAAAGTGTTGCAGAGTACGCAACCCGTCATGGTGTCGAACATCGTATTCAACGTACACCTATCCTCAAGGTCAAACCAGACCCTTTCACAAGTAACCGTAGTACCGAGAGTTGGCAGAAACATGGTGGGTTTCTACCTATCTATGAGAAAGAGAATGCATTTGACTTACTTGATGAGTATGACCAGATTGCAATCATTGATGCAGACATCTACATTCGACCAGACGCACCAAACATCTTCGAAGACTTTGGTACAGAGGATGCATTCGGTGCAGTGATTGAACGTGAGATGCCTATCACCGACAAGTACAAACAGAAGATTCAAAACTACTCTCGTATGCAGTACGAACAATTGCAAAACTACAACGTAGCAAATTTCTTTCCCAACTCACTTGGATATGAGTTTGCCAACATGGGTATGATTGTGTTAAACTGTAAGAACTTCAAACCATACTTGAATGGTCAGACCGCAAAACAGTTTATTACTCGTATGGAGTTCAAGGACTTTGTTGATGGATTGGGGCCATGGAAGTGGTCAACTGACCAGACTTTACTCAACTACTTTATTAAGAAGTATGATGTACCCACCAAGAAGATGAGTCATGTGTGGAATGGTTTATATGGTGCAAACACTAAGATTGAAGATTGTCACTTTGTACACTTCTTTCTAAAAGACTTGTTACCAAATCAAGGTGAGAACGTAGAAGAGTTGATGAAGAAGATATGAAGTTGTATGATTATGAAAATTACGAAGAGTATCGAAAACTACAGATAGCAGCGAACAAACAAAAGTTACACGCTGTCTGGTGTAGTGAAAGTACTGTTGAAAAGGTGTGCGAGATGTACCCCAACAGTAAGAATATATTGTGTCACGGTGCACGTAATGGTAGAGAAGTTGAATGGTTTATTAAGTATTTCCCTGATGCGACTGTGACAGGAACCGACATATCTCCGACAGCGAATGAATTTTCTAATATGTTTGAGTGGGATTTTCATGAAAGAAAGGAAGAGTGGGTTGGTAAGTTTGATATATTGTACTCTAACTCATTCGATCATTCTTACTATCCAGAAAAGTGTTTGAAGACATGGACAGATCAACTGACCGAGGAAGGTATTCTTTGTGTGGAGTTGATGGTTGGGGACAACAATGTTTCATCTCGCATGGATCCCCTACAGATAAGTAAAGGTGAGTTTCTGGGGATTATAGATGACTTAGGATTCGAAGAGGTTGTCGCCTTCAACGTGACAGCTAAACATGGTTCAAGTAGAGTAGTGGTGTGTAAAAGAAAATGATTAAAGCATATGTGATAAGAATTGATGGACAAGAGAAGTCAGTTGAGAGGTTGTCTGAGAGTATCGTCAAGACCGAAAGTGATATCGATCTGAACATCTTCGAGGGAACTGTACCGAAGACGATACAGTCTCACCTAGAACGAGAGTTCACGTCTTTCAATACTTCTAACTATAGATGGAACTGGCCCAAAGATCCTTCGGAAAACCACATGGATTTGCGGACTGGTATAATGAAGACTGCGTATCTCGCATCGAATCAAGAGAAAAAAGAGGCATGTTCGATCAGTCATATGCGTCTATGGGATCTATGTCTGACTATCAACGAACCTATAATTATATTTGAATCGGATGCCCTCATGACTCGAAAGTTTGATGTCAGTGACGTGGAAGGATATAAACTGGTTGGGTTGAATGATCCTAGAGGTGCGACAAGACGAGCAGGATTGTTTCACCAGATCGTTGCTTCTACACCAGATGTCCAACCCGCACCACGTATTAACGATCCGGGCGAGATGTCTCCCCAAGGTATTGCAGGTAACAGTGCATACTATATAGAACCAGATGGCGCATCTATGTTACTTGAGAAGGTCAAGGAATATGGAATGTGGCCCAACGATGCGTATATGTGTCGTGAATTATTTCCTTGGATACGAGTGGTGTATCCATATTATACTAAGGTGCAGGGAACTGTATCTACAACAACAAGGTGATTTGAATGAAAGTTTTACACGATAATGTTTTATTGACAGAAGATGATGCAAAAGAAACAACTACTGCCGGTGGACTGATTCTTTCCGCAGATATTACGACAGGTAATAAACCTGCTCGTGTTGTTGCGATGGGACTAGAAGTTGCAAATAAGAAAGAGATTGCAGCAGGTGATAAGGTATATTGTAATTGGTCAGAAGCAATGCCAGTAGAGATTGATGGTAAGAAGATGGCGATTATTAAGTACGAATTTATCCGGTTGAAAGTGGACGGATAAGTGAAGTCTTTCGTTATTACGATTGAAGACAATCACCTATCCCAACAAGCTGCGGATAGGTGTATTGCAAGTGCCAAACGATACGGTATCAAAGTTGAGAAGTGGTATGCAGTAACACCTAGACATCCAGACTTCGAGTCTATGGTCAAGGATGCGGGTCTTCAGGTTCATATGTTTCAGGGCGGTTATTCCAAGACCGAGAATGCACTTGCGTGTTTCCTTTCACATATGTCACTATGGAAGTATTCAGTCGAGACCAAACAAGATGTGATGATATTAGAACACGATGCAATATTCACTGGTCGTGTTCCGGTATTGTTTGGATTCCATAAGTGTGTGACAATTGGACAACCTAGTTACGGTAAGTTTAAGACACCGATGACACTAGGTACGTCTCCGTTAGTACAGGCAGATTACTTTAAGGGTGCACACTCTTATATTGTCAGACCTTCTGGTGCAGAAGAGTTTCTAGAAAAGGTCTCTGACTATTCTCGACCCACAGACATCTATCTTAATATAATGAACTTCCCTTGGTTAGAAGAGTATTACCCATGGCCTGTAGTGGTCGATGATTCTTTCAGTACTATTCAGAATCAACAGGGTTGTTTAGCAAAACACAACTATGGAAAAGGGATACACTTGGTAGACGCATGATTAACTTAATTACTGTATGTACAGATCAATACCCAATGGTATACGCACGTAAGTTGATCACTCGATTCAAAGAGTTGAGTGGTTACAAAGTGGAGGCGTGGTGCATCACCGACCGACCAGATGAGATTTCGGATATCGCAAATACCATCGAACCACCTTTTGGTGCAGGTAAAGGTTGGTGGAATAAGATGAAAGTATATGATTCATTCTATGATGGATATGCTGTCTATCTTGATATTGACACTGTATTGATAAAGAACTTTGATGACGAGATACGAGAGGCAATCCTTGCCCTAGAGAGTGAAGTTGTTAAGGTCGCATGTGTATCCGATGCTATTGGTTGGAAAAATAACAAGTTCAGTTCTTCGATGATGGTTCTGAAAAGTGGTAAGATGCAGGAAGTTTGGGAGTTGTTCAACTTGGATAGTTGGAGACTGTTTGACTATGATGGGGGTGACCAAGTATGGACAGGTCGTCTACTCGAAGAATGGAAACCTGGCGGTTACTCGGAGATCTACTATATGGACGAAGAGTTCAATCAAAACCTCAAACTCAATCTGAAATTCCATCTGGGAAGTAAGGTTTTGGGTAATTGGATATTCCCTAAATATATCCCAAGTGGGTGCAAGATTGTAGATTGTGGTGGTAAACCAAAACCACACGAACTAGAATACTTACCGTATATAAAAGAGGCGTGGCACGATGTTTAGTAAAATATTATTAGGAGTGGTACTTTGTATGGGTATCACGTTTGCAGGATTCTACCAGTTCATACACAAACCTTTGTTGGGTCAAGTTGCACAACAACAGGTACTTCTTGCGGCACAAGAGTTACGTGAACAGGAACAAGTAAAGACGATAGAAGCGTTACAGAATAACCTACAGAAGACTTCCGAAGCATTGAATGTGATGTCCTCTCGTAATGCAGAGATTGAGGCAGAGTCTAAACGATACCTTGCAATCTTTGCACGACATAACCTAGCACGACTTGCAGCTGCAAAACCGACTCTAATAGAAACAAGAATCAACCGAGGAACTAAAGATGTATTCGACAGTATCGAAAACGACACTGCTGTTATTGATAACACTGATAAGTAGTGGTTGTACGACACTAGGTAACTGGGGTAAAGTACCAGAACCTATACCAGTAGAGATTAAGACGGTAGAGATAAGAGTTCCAATTATCCATCCCGCAATGCCTAGACAGATTGACCTCAAAGACCCTCAGTGGTATGTGGTCAGTGACAAGAACATTGACACCTTTCTAGAAGATATTGCGAAACGACACGAAGGACAATTAGTCTTTGTTGCAATGTCGGTAGGTGATTATGAGTTGATGGCATATAACATGCAGGAAATAAAACGATATATAAATCAACTAAAAGAAGTTGTGATATACTATCGCACTATGAATACAGATGAACCAGAGGTTGTAGAGAATGAGAAAACAGATAATTGAGTCGTTGACATCCCATGCGGTGGGTAAGATTAACAAACATAAAATGAACGTGGAAGTTTACTTGGCCAATCCTACCGGTATTGGTGAACATCCTGATGTGATGGAAGCGATAGAACACGAGTTGAAGATCATTGCGGACTACCATGAACAGTTAGAGATTTTGGAGAGGTACTTTTAATGTATGAATATTCTTGCAAAATTGTTAGAGTTGTTGATGGTGATACTGTGGATGTCGATATTGATCTTGGTTTCGGTATCATTTATGCTAATCAGCGTATTCGCCTATACGGTATTGATACTCCCGAGTCTCGTACTCGTGACCCTATCGAGAAAAAGTTTGGTAAACTCGCCTCCAGATTCCTTGCGGAGTCACTGGGAGAAACATCTGTCCTCCGTACAAGACTCGACAGTAAAGGAAAGTACGGCCGAATCCTCGGAGAGTTCCTCGTCTATGACGCAAAAACCGACCGACAAATGACCGTTAATGAGATTATGATTCGAGACCATCTTGCGGTTGCGTACCACGGACAATCCAAGGATGATATCGAAGATGAACATTTGCGTAATCGTAAAATATTAATTGAAGAACATGGATTCGAAGCATGAGATGGAATATCTTAGGCAATGGTGATAATGCCTTTCGGTTCGAAAGAGGTACCGAAGGTAAACTCCTGATCTGCAATATGCCCCCATTCGAGATTCCGAACAATGAAGTGTTCGCTACTTGTATGGTTGACTATAAGATGATGTTAGCACTCGCCAATGGTCATATCAAATTGGATATGTATGATTGGATATTGGGTACCCGTCCACGTCACTGGATGGAAATGCAACCCGCATTCTATCTGAAGTATGCGCAGAAGATCAAGGCAATGCACACACATATCCCGTCTTATGCGAAACTACAAGGACAGAACGAAGCACAGGCTGCGACAAATTACTCGTGTGGTCATATGGCAGTAGACTACGCATGTCGTGTACAGAAGGCGACTGAAGTCCACATCTACGGATTCGATTCCATGTTCGATACAAGTCTCCGTAGTTATACTGACTTGTTATTAGAATCAGATCGAAGTTCACAGAACACACATCGTCTCGCAAATAACTGGAGACCTATTTGGACAAAGATGTTCGAAGAGTTTGACAAGACCACGTTTTTCCTGTATCATAGTCATAGTAAACTGAAATTCCCTGTAGGGGATAATGTCAAAATAGTTGTGGAGAAAAAATAATGCCTAGTATAGATGATGTGATAGAAATCAGTAAAAAGTTCGGTGAGTTTATAAAGTACACTTGTGTTGATTTTAAAACTGTTTGGGAGTTCCGACCCAACGTACTTATTTGGTGTGGTGTTGCATTCTTGATTGCCTGTTTTGTATAAATACACTTATAAAATAACATTCGGGAACATAATTTAAATGCAATCTTTTAACACATTCTTAAAAGAAGAGACCTTCCTTTCAGAAGAATCGGAAGCGTTACTTGAAAAACTCATTACCTTTGGTGGTAAAGCATACCCTAAGTTTGGTAACATTGTTATCATGGCCGGTGGTGCGGGTTCTGGTAAAGGATTCATTCTGAGTAATCTGGTAGGTATCGAAGGAAAGACTTTCGATGTGGATGAGTTGAAGAAACTTGCCGCTAAGACACCTGCGATCCAGAAACGAGTCATGGACGAACTCGGTGTGGATATTTTTAAATTGTCACAGAACCTGAAAGATCCTAAGAATGTAGAGAAACTACACGAAATCATTGGTATCTATCTAAAGACTGATAAGAACAAAGAGAAGTTATTCTATCGTTCAGTATTGACCGCGCCTGCTGATCGTAAACCAAACATCATCTTCGACATGACCTTCAAGGAATTGTCTAAGTTGGAGAAGGTTGCGAATGATGCGTCTAAGTTGGGTTACGACAAGAAGAACATCCATATCGTATGGGTTGTGAATGATATCGAAGTTGCGAAGGCACAGAATGCGAAACGTGCACGTGTTGTACCTACCGAGATTCTTGTCAATACTCACCGTGGTGCAGCTAACACTATGGGTGATATCATCAACATGGGTAACAAACTCAAGAAGTATATGGATGGGGATATCGTATTCGCATTCAACAAAGTTGGTGTAGATGCGAATCTGGCGAAGTCTGGTAAGGGTGGTTCATACGTCAAAGACGCAAACTACTTCTATGTCAAGAGAGCAGGTAAACCACCTACTCCCGTTGACAAATTAGATAAAGAGATTCGTTCTAAGATCGCAGGTTATGTACCTAAGAACGTAGACTGGAACTAACCTTTGTGACACCGGATCATGTCATTGAGTATCGAATATTCAATGGCACGATCCTCTTCTGACATTTCTCTGAACTTACTGTCCCAAATAGAACGGTTCACAAACACCTGATTCAACCATTCACTATTCTCTTCTATCGCGCCTTCAATATACTTTGCTTTGTCTGGGTCTTGATAATTGATATCTATTATATCAAAAGATTCATCACAGTACGGTGCGAATACTGATTTCACATGATGATAAGTGAAAGCAGTATCTTCGGTCTCTTTAGGAACACCTGCAAGTATAACACAATCATATGATGTATCTGGTGGTGGTGTTAGTCCAAGGGTTTCTTGGCCACCTTTGTATTGTTTATCTGCCGGTATCAAATCGATTTCATATCTTTTATATAAAGAGTGCATCAATTTTCTATGTCTGAGTTCGGTTGGTACTACAGTATGCATTTCTATGTTATATTTGTATTCCATCTTAACAATGGGAATAAACTGTGTCCATACATTAGGATCTACCATAGTATCTTCGAGAGACTTCACTGAAGGAGTCTTATGTATCTGGCGATCACTACCACGTTGGAATGTCCAACTAGTCTGTGCCGAATTGTAATGACCGACAAACAGTATCTTACGGTAACCCTTTAGTGCGATATAGTTTAATATCATAGGGACATAGTTAAACACGTCATTGACAGTATTTGCATCCGCGTCATGCCATCTCAGGTTCAGATCGTTTTTTCTAACTTCGCCCCCTATCAGAAAGTTGAGTCTACCCCACACATCCTTTTTCATGTCACGGTGAATATATCTACTCATAGATGTACTGTTCACTCTAGGTGAATTGATAACGAGCTCGTTTGCTGTCCTATAATACATGGGTTACCCTTTATAAATGTTTTGTATATGGTCTTCGAATTGTTCTATTTTCTCAAGACGATTAGGCCACAGAATATAATCTTTCTGGGGATTCTGTTTCAAGTTGTTTAGTAGAGGTTGTACCGCATTGAACAGATTGTCTAAACGTTTTTCGAGTTCGCTAACAGTTGTAGAATTCTCATTGGCGGCTGTCTGCGCCTCTTGAACCGCATCCAGTTCATCCTCGTCAACTATAGTGAAACCGAAATCAAAAATGTCGTCACTCATATTTATACCTTTATTTTTCATTTTCTTTTATTTATATGTTGCCTTACCTACAGAAATACTATATAATTATCTAAGATAACTGAGGAAAGTATTATGTCTGCAATGAGTACGTTAGTATTAGAAGTTCAAGAGTTCGTAGACCCGTTGGTCTACATGGGTGCAACAAACGAAACTATCATGGAACAGTTCGAGACCCTCTATAAGAATCATCCCAACTACAGCTACATGAAAGAAGTAGTGCAGAACCAGATTGTTGTTAGGCAATTCTTGAGAGAAGGTTAAATGAAGATGACCGAATATTATGTAGTTGAAGCATTACGTTGGGGTGATAGAGAAAATCACTCCTACATAGTCGGTGTTTATGATAACCTACATGATGCGTGTGAAGCATGTGTTGTTGAAGAGATGTGGCGTGGTGGTAAGTATGAATGCGTCATTAATGATTATACTAAAATAGGTATTGGCATCCAAGCACAGAAAGAAGAGTTGCTTAGTGAACGTGATGTAGCAGATTTTAACTTAGCAGTAATAAGTAGAGTTGACCAATATGTGGGTTTGTATGATACATAAGTGGTGGAGAATATGGGCGAAGAGTCTAGGTGAAAAGGTCGGAGAAACTGATACCCAAGCTAATACTGTTGCTGGCATTAGGACTGTGTGGTGGTGTACTCATATGGCGACTTGTATCTTTATCATCCTCAATGCTATAGCGAATCATGGGTGGGGTCTCATTGGATTATAGTACCAAGGGGTGGGTTCACCTACCCAATATAGTATCCCACTCTCGTTCCATATTCGAAAAAGTTATATGCATATAACAAAATGTTCTAAAAAAGGGGTTGTGCGATACATAGAGTGGTGGTATAATAGTACCCTATTGAGATGAGAGAGAAGATGATTATGAAAGACAGAATATTCAATTACGCCAAGACTGATGATACTCACGTGTTCTACTTCAATCGTGTTGCAGACCGCTTCACCAACAAGATGGATTGGTATGACAATGATAACGTTGACATGGTAGTTGTCGATGCAGCCAATACTTCACAAGAGACTGACAACATTTTCTCTTTCCTCTACCAAACGATACCAAACGATGAGTTATATGCTTATAACAAAATGTTCTAAAAATAAGTGAAATAAGTGTTGCATTCTTGTTCTAATAATGAGATAATAGTACCCTATTGAGATGAGAGAGAAAGTTATGATTAAATATGTATTGAGAAACGTTGTTAATGACCAGTTAATAAACTGTAAGATGTTCGACACTATGGTCGATGCCCTTAACTACAGACATACTTATCTTGAACGTGATGTTGCTTGGGTCGATCAGGTGGAGGTGAAGTAATGGAATTGTTAACTAATATACTAACTTGGTTGTTGGTAGTTATTTTTGCGGTGTTTTTGGTCAGTGGTTCTCTCGCTGCGATGTATGAAAGAGACGAAATTCGAAAAGGTATGCGTGAAGGTAAAAACGACTACTATGGTAATAAAATTGAAGAGGAAGATAAATAATGTTTAATCAATATACTTGTAATGTTGTGTACGGTTCTACTGGTGAACGTTCTATGTTCATGGGAATGGACTTGACTTGTGATATGAAAGTCTCTCACGCACTTGGTGAACGCCCTGTCGTTGACAAAGAGATCCAACTCGGTCGTGAAAAATATAAAGTTGGTGAACTTTTGAATTCCGCAATTGGTTTGAAGTATGACTTGATCCTCCGCATGATGATGCGTGACGGAACTATCGATTACGACACGGTTGTTCGTGTTGGTTATGTTGGTCGTCTCCGTGAAGTCTACGTTGTGAAAGACAAAGAAGCATACCGCATCTTTGGTAAGACTTACTATGGGTTGTATAACAATGATTAGTGGTGAGTTTCTTTTTTCTGATATTATTTCTCTTGCCATATTCTGTTTACTTATGGTAGTATGGTGGGAGGTAAAGGGGAAAGGAAATGACGAATAAAAAGAAACATGGATTGGGTAAGACCTCCAATCCTGTCGCTAAGTTCGCTAAACGTTTCAACAAGTCTGCGGTTATGGTTGACCGTAAGAAAGAAGAGAGACGTACCGGTGGACGTTGGAACCTTGATGATGATTTTTATGATAGTGCAAGTACGGTTGTATCAAATGTTATTGGTATGTACGAAGATGGATATACCACCATTCAAATCGCCACGGAATTAAAATTGCCCATTATTAATGTAGAGAATATCGTTTCTTGTGTTTGGGATTGTGAGGACTTTGATTAATGAATGTATTTCGATTAGATGATGATCCTGTGAAAGCTGCACAGTTGATGTGTGACAAACATGTAGTCAAGATGGTTATCGAATATGGTCAACTACTGTCTACCGCACATCGTGTACTGGATGGTGAGTTGTATTTGGACAAGACCAAGAACGGTAGTAAAATCAAACGGTGGAGGGTTACAGAATCTGCACGTGAGGAGTTGTTGTACAAGGCATCTCATGTCAACCACCCATCTAACATCTGGTGTCGCGAGAACGATAAGAACTATCGTTGGTTATACAAACACTTCAAGGCCACTGCAAAGGAGTATGAACACCGGTATGGACGTGTTCATGCGACCTACGACAAACTATCCGGTATGTTATGGTTTGCGCCTAAGAACATCAAACAGACCGCCTATGAGTCAGTTATGCCACAGTGTATGCCTGACGAATGTAAAAGAGATAGTGTAGTTGACGGATACCGTACCTACTATGTACAGGAGAAAAAGTACTTTGCCAAATGGACAAAACGCGAGACACCAACTTGGTTTGTATCTCCTTAGAGTGATGTTAATATTTTGGTTGGCGTTTAGTGTAGACAATGAGGATGACCTATATGGAGTGATGTCGAGTATTCGTAGACTGAATGAATGTAAAAAAGTGGTAAATTTAACTTGACAGTGGTAAGGAAATGATATATAATGTCTAAACAAATGAGATATCTTAAACTCAGATCTGCGCAACAAAGATTACAGAGTCAAAGAAGATCACGAAGAATGCAAGTTCTGCATGAACAAGAAATTAATAAAATTGAAGGAGAAGACCCGTTATGTCCTACACGGAAAAGCAGTTCAAAGAAGACGTAGAAGTAACTAAACGTATTCTGAAAGACACTTATGTCAATAACATCATTTACGTCCAAGAACGTATTAAAGATGGTGCTGATGAAAGTGAGTTAAAAAACATCGAAGATCTTATCATTGCAAACGAACGATTAATCGTTTACTTTGATGAAGGTGATGATTGGGTAAAACAACTACATGAAGAGGCCTCAGGGTCAGGAGATGATAATGGAACAAGCAGTGAACGAACTAACACCGGAGATGATGAAGAAGCAGTCGCTCGAATTGAAGAAGCAAGGAATAGTTGATGCTTTGAAAGAGGGTATCGTGCACCTACAGTTCAAGAAGGTGAATGGTGATCTTCGTAATATGATTGGTACTTTGAGTTCCGAACATATTCCGTTAGACAAGGTACCCGAAGAAGGTAAGGAACGCAAGAGTAATGAAGAACTAGTTGTTCTATTCGATACCGAAGTGAATGACTGGAGATCTTTCCGTACTGAAAACCTTGTAGAATATCGGTGTGAAGCATGGTAGTAAAACGCAAACGTAAACCAATGTCTGATGCCCAACGTGCCGCTGCGAGTGAAAGACTCGCAAAAGCACGAGAGGCTCGTGGTCATGATGGTTCCAAATCTGTCCATCCTTTATTGTTGGATATGGATGAGGATAGTCCGATACATTGGAGAAAGGTTCGCGAGTGGGTTAAAGAAATAGGTGTGGAACTTCGATCCAAGAAGGCACAACGACTGTCGAAGGATTCTAAGGAAAGACATGAGTATCAGACACTAGAGGTATATCTCGGAAACCTGAAAAGGTATCTCGACTCTAGTATCTGGTTAGATGCACGTTATGGAAGACATCGAGAAGGTAAGATGGGTACTGTCGTTCATGCTATTGCATACTTTCCTAGTGGTCGTCCCAAGAGAGTTGTGGGATGGTTTTATAAAGATATCGGTGAATATACCGAGGAGATGAAAGAGAATGACGATAGAATTTACGGTACCGAATCTGAGTACCGAAGAGACGAACACAAGCGAAAACTTCATGAACAAGAAGAGGTTCTCGAAGATGGTGGAGAGGACAGTTCGGAGTTCGGAACTTAACTATATGGACTCTATTGTTCATATGTGTGAACAGAACAACATGGAAGTCGAAGATGTTAAGAAGTACTTGACACCTTCAATTATAGATTGTCTTGAAACCGAGGCAATGAATTTGAACTTCCTAGAGAAAACTAATTCTCTGGATGTTTAAAATAACACTTGACTTATGTGTATAAATAGGTTAGAATACTATGGTACAATCAAGAAACATTTGAAAATACGCTGTGTAAAAAAACTGTAAATAAACTGAAAACGCTGAACATACTGGAGAAAACATATGTCTTTTGCAAACCTAAAAAGTCGTTCTACCGACATTTCTAAATTAGTATCTGCCGCTCAAGAAGCATCTGGTACTAACACCAAAACCAATAAGTACGATGACGAACGTAAGTGGAAACCAACCGTTGATGATAACGGCAATGGTTACGCAGTAGTCCGTTTCCTTCCTGCAATGGAAGGTCAAGATATGCCTTGGGTACGATATTGGGATCACGGATTCAAAGGCCCTCAAGGTCAATGGTACATCGAGAAATCGTTGACTACCATCGGTCAGAAGGATCCTGTATCCGAACTGAATTCACGTCTGTGGAACTCGGGTATCGAAGATGACAAAGAAACTGCACGTAAACAGAAGCGCCGTCTTCACTACGTGTCTAATATCCTTGTGGTAAACGATCCTGCAAACCCATCGAACAATGGTAAAGTATTTTACTATGAGTTTGGTAAGAAGATCTTTGACAAGATCATGGATCTGATGCAACCACAATTCCCTGGCGAGACTCCGGTCAATCCTTTCGACTTCTGGAATGGTGCTGACTTCGAACTGAAGATTCGTAATGTTGCGGGTTACCGTAACTATGATAAGTCGGAGTTCAAGTCCACTTCTGCATTGTTTGATGCGGATGAGACTAAACTCGAAGCCACTTATAATCAACAGTATGATTTGGGTGAGTTCGTAGATCCTGCTAACTTTAAAACCTATCAGGAATTAGAGTCACGTCTGGAATTGGTATTGGGTACTGCGGTAGGTGCTAACACCACTATCCGTAATGAAGCATTAACTCAGACTGCGGAAGCGAACGTTGGACGTTCTGCACCACAACCAGAGATTGTTTCTGCTCCTGCACCAACGGTAGGTGCTGTCGCGGAGGAAGATGACACACTATCTTACTTTGCGCAGATGGCACAGGAAGACTAGTAACACGGGGGGACGCAAGTCCCCCTTTTTTTATGCTACAGCATAAGTCCTATCATTATAATCAACTGTTGGTTGATTCTGTGTCATAATCGCAGCAGTACTTTGATTGTTGTTGGTAGTCACGTTCTGTGACGATGGTGCAACTACGGTAACTGCGTTTCTACCACTAGAACGTGCATTCTCTCTAGACATATTATCAACATCCATACCACGATTCTTTTTGATTGTTTCAATCTTTGCGAGTTTATTATCTGTGTTAGACAAGATGCGTTGTCCATATGCGCCGGACTCTTCTAGATCCATACCCTTGTACTTACCAGTAGACTTGATCTTTCGCAGTTTCTCTTCGTCTCTGAGCAATCTTTCTTCGGCACGGAGATCCATGTCTGCCTTTGCTTTGGCACGTTTCTCTGCTTTGGTCTTCTGTTTGGCGATGTATGCAGGATCGTCTTGATCTTTAATGAATGCCATAGTCTCTGCGTCAACTGGTTTCTTAGGATTAGTCTCTGCTTTGGCAACCGTCTTCATTACTTTAATTGTCTCGGCATCCACTTCTTGGGTTGATGCAGCTGCCGCAGTTGGTGTTGCTACAGGTGTTGTCTCTGGCGCGACTGGTACTTCTTCATCCGAAGAGAATGGATTCAACTTACCAAAGAATCCAGTAACCATATCTATACTAGGTAACTTACCTTTGATCCACTCAATAGCATCATCGATCAATCCAGAAAGCATGGCACCTATGTCCTTAACAGATTCCATGAAGTCGAATCCTTCCCACCATGCTTTGGCGGCATCCATCATCTCACCTAGTTTTTCTCCCGGCCGCCTGATGAAGTCTTCGATCTCAACCATAATAGAGGAGAACATTTCTTCGAATGTAAACGAGTCTAAGAATGCTGATATCTTATCACCCCCTAACATACCTACTACCCAAGAGAGACCGTCTTTAAGAATATCCACCACACTAAAGATGGCGGCATTAAATCCCGCAGTAAGGAATGACATCACACCACCAATTATGTCACCTAACTTAAACTTGTCTATTGATGCCTTGATTCCTGCATAGAGACCAATAGCAATAGTTAAAGGCCAACCTAATATTTTACCAAGTGCAGTGAATGCTCTGAATAATGAGGGAGCAATTGCTTTCATCTTCGTAATGACACCACCCATCTTACTAGTGGTATCCTTTAGTGTTTTACTTGTATCGCTTGCACCAAATAGTGCAGTCTTTGCTTTACTGAATGCATCACCAATTGCTTTGAATGGTTTCATAATGGCATCTTTCAATGCAGTTATCTTACCACCAATCATAGCGAAGAACCCAGTAACCGCTGTCTTAATTTTCCCAAACTGTGCTACAATCTTGGATGACTTAAAAGAATCCTTCAAATTTTCCACTGTCGTAAGGATTCCAAGGGCAATTCCTTTGACTGGTTTCATAATGGCATCTTTGAATGCAGTTATCTTGCCGCCAATCTTAGTGAAGAACCCACCAATGCTAGTGAAGAACCCAGTAACCGCTGTCCTAATGCTGAGTAATTTCTTTACGAACGAATTTGTATTGACAACTGCTTTACCGTCTACACCTAACTTGAATGAATTTAGAAATTTAGTGAACTTGGGGAATGCAAATTTCTCGGAGAACCATGCCGATAAAGATCCTTTTAACTTATTAAATCCCTCCGTCATTTTCTTCATAACGTTTGAACCGAGTGCCTTATCAATTCCCAGTCTAATAACGTTACCTAGCGAGGTGATTATTTTCTTCATTGTGTTTCCGAAGAAATTAAAAGTACCCTTTACCACCTTACCGAGATCTTTGATGACACCGAACCATCCTTGAACAAGACCATTAACAAAACCTGCGAAAGCAATACCAATTGTCGCAAGAGAACCAAGACCACTAAAGGCACCCTCTATCTCTGGTGTTGCACCACCAGAAGGTGCAGGTGTTGCACCCCCTGACTTCTTATTACCATCACGCCTTGCTTCTTCGTTGTCACCGCGAGAACCTCTGAACTCTGCCAGAACTTCTTTCATAGTCTTATGTAACGAGGCATCATTGCGCAGACCTTCTGATCCTTGCTTTATAATCTGCTCGTTCTGCTGACCATTCGTGGATTGCAACGAATTGATTGCATTCTCTAGGGCATATGGTTTGTTTTCTGGCATTGCATCTTATCCATTTTGTTGTTCTTGTTTAATTCGGTCATTCTCTTCCTTCACATAATCAACTAACATACTAACGTATATCTCCCTTTCCCACGGCATCATTGTCTCTATTTCTGCTAGACTATAATTATGATGTTGCATCAACGAAAAGTTAGTCTTATAATGATTGACTAAGTTATCGTGAGAAAGGTTTAGGATAAAAAATCCTGCATCCCCTTCAATACCACCGTGTTAGTCTCTCCGCAACTTTCGCAAGCAAACCTTTCGGTGTGCATTAGGGCTGGCATTGCTTCGAGGTAGTCACCAACTTTCTTAAACTGTTCTTGTGTCATTGACTCGATGAACTCTAGCACTTCGGCATGGGTTGCATCTTTAGTGTCGGTTCGTTCGTCTTCGGTTAGGATCGCGGCAATGGAGTTGGCAACTAAACCAAATCCTACCTCTATCTGATTACCTTCAAAGTTTGTATTCTTTACTTGATTATACTTCGGATATGTCATCTCCAAACTAATATCATCTGTTAACTGTATGATGTTACTGACACCTTCGGGAACAATAACCTTGATAGACGATATATCAATAGGTCGTTCGTTCTGATGTTCGCATTCAGTACACTTCAATAAGATTGTTGATGATTCGCCTACTGACTTTGATCTGACTTGAGTAAACATATACTCAATATCAAATGTTGTTAAGTCTCCCTCATCAATGTCTTCGTATACACACGCAAGTAGAGTATCGACTACTGCGCCTAACGTTTGTTTCTGATCACCTGTCTCGAATGCTATCATCAATACCTTCTCTTCCTTTACTAAGTAAGGGCGGTACTTGATCTTCTGTCCTGATGATGGTATAATCAATTCATACTTTGGTGTTGCGTTTAGTTTTGGTAATGCCATAATATTCTCCAATAATTAACCAAATAATTTTGCAAAGACTCCGCTTATCGCACCACGTGCAATATCTTCGCCTTCTTTAGTGTAGTCACCGACCACACTTTCCCAATCAGTGTACGACAATTGTACACTCAATTCCATCACACCTTCTTCACCATTTCCCAATGTTTGATCGGTCAATGTTGTTGGATAACACTCCAACAGGTTGCATGTGTATGTAGTCTTCATAGAAAAAGAACCACCGAGATCTAGTTCACCTTGCGAGAGGTCAAATGGCCCCACGTTCGGTAATCTGTTTCTTAGGAACGATGGTATCTTATCTACAAATCCCAATTGTTTCTTAATAAGACTTAATCTCAGACCTCTCTCCAAGGTCGAAACCTTAACATCCCGCACATATTCATCGAAGTACCCAATCTCTCGGGTAACAGGATCATGTGCTAACGCTTGCCATGCTTCGAAGTACTGACGAACCACGTGGTTATTTGCCACAAGGAATGTCATGGATATATCAGTAGTTGCATAACCATTTGCGATCTTGCGCATGGTCGTACCCATCTGATAATCAACAGAGGTTATCTGTCTGCCCGGCAATGAAGCAACTGTACAGAATAGATTTAATTCTCTTGCATCTACCGAGAAGTTTGGTAGTTGAGGTAATTGCACCATGAACTGGTTTGCTTTCGCAAGTCCACCCGAACCACCTATTTGACCCTTTAGGTCTTCTATCGAAAATCCTGCACTCATCGTATCATCTGCCTACTATCGTAATGAACCTTGTAACTGTTTCGTTTACGGAATTGTGCGGTCGGTAGAAAGATTGCAATCTCCCACTCAGGTGCAGGTACTTCCGCAAAACGACTAGTGACCTGAGAGTTCAAATAATGTTTTACACATGGTTTGAAGTATCTCAGGTTCGAAGATTTCTTTAACATTCGGTATGTCAATGAAAACTTTGCATCGTCTGTCAACTTACTACCTTGAATGTCCATGAGGTTGGCAAAGAATTGCATCCTCAACTTGGGTGGAAGGTAGTGTAGATTCAATCCTAAGAATCCACCCTTCGCAGGCCCAATGACAATCACCAATGGAAATTCATCATAGTATGGTAGTTTGTCTTTATGTTTAGGATCATAGGTAAACATGAACATACCACCAATGATCTGTTTAGATCTTGCCTTGAGAGGTTCTTCCTTCATCAAAGCTTCACGGTTGATACTACGCATGTTCTGTGCTTTCTTCAGAAACCAAGCACGACTTTCATCGGTGCGTGGTTTAATACCCGCACGGAATGCTTGTCGTTCTAATCTGTTAAAAATTTCAGACATGTGTCTTCCTGTTAAAATCCATGTCTTTATTTATATGTTTTCCCATGAACCCCCCAATCTTTTTCTCTGAGTATAAAGTCGGGTTTGACGAAATCTATAAACTTAGATATAGGGTCTGTGGTGAGATTCCACTCAAGGAAGTTTGCATACTTCTTGTTTGCAAAAAAAGAACGGACGGTATCTTCATGTTCCTCTCTATCATTACGGAACCATTCCAACATCTCATCGTGTTCGAGGTCATGATATTCGCAACAACGTCTCATGTAGTCACCGTCTTTGTGTCTACGTTTACTGTCCAACCATGCTTCCATCTCGCGAGTCTGCAATATGAAATAAGAATCTGGATGTTCGTTGTAGATCCTCTGGAACCACTTGACACCATCTACCCACGCATATTCACGATGGAAAAACAAATCACTGTATACTTGTGCATGATCAATAGAACTCATCACATATTTGTTTTCGTCAACATTCTGTCCCATCTGTTGTGCGAGCATCAATGGTTCCCTAGTCACTGCATCCATACAGGAATAGTGCCATGACCTATATCCTGATGATTTGAACAACTCGTGGAATGACGTGGTTGCAATCTTGTTCATTCCTATAAAATATACTTTCTTGTTAATCACTTCTTTCTCTTATACGGTTTCATTTTCTTCAATGGTTTAATTGGTTTCTTTCCTAATGGTTTGGGTAGTATCCCCATAGCCCTTAGTTTATGTTCGTCCCATATTTCAAAGTGCCATCCTCTATCCGCAACGTACTTCTCGGTTGCTGTCCACTTACTTATATTCTTAATATATGTCAGTGTTTCGTTGAGTACCTGTCTCCGAGGTCTTCCTTGTCCGGACTTAGGTTTGACAGTTTCTTTGTGTGGTTTGACTTCGATCAGTACAGTGCGTCCATCCTTATACTTGACCATGAAGTCCATGAAATAACGATGGGGACGCTTGTCAGTCTCGCAAATATATGGTATAATAACTTCTTCACTTACCCAACCAACCACATTGGGATTGTCGTCACACCATATCATGACAGCCTTTTCCCATCCCGAACGATACACCACATTCTTGGGATCACCAAGATACTTGGATTCATTCCGGATTTTGTATTTTCCTTTGTAAGTTTTCATATAAATAGTTTTAAAGTTTTAAAGATTTTAACCTATTTATGGATCGGATAAATGCCTGATAATATATATGACGTAAAGGTCGGAGATAAACTCACTCCGGAACAGATTAGACTTGCCGCTGGTGGTGGTGCAAAACAACAACCACCGGTACCAGTCGGAGAAACTGTGGGCGGTGAGGGTTCTATCAAACAACTCAGGTATCCATTAGATGATACTGATTACAAGGCACGGGTCATTTTCAGTATTAGAGAAGACAAACCCACCGGTAATTTTAATGTCTTTTCCAGGCAGACTAAAAAGTTGAAAGAAGACTTGAAAGCACTGGAGGGAAGGGTTGACGAACTTAAAGCCGAAGGTGATGAAGAAGGTTTACTAAAAAATATCGAGGAATCAAAAAAACTCACCGAACAAATAAGATCGTATGAAGGACTTGAGAAACAATCCAGTCAGACCAAAGAAAGTATTCCAATCACTACTAGTGCGGTCAGTTTATATCTTCCTATGGGTCTGGCATTCCGTGACAATGTAACCTACGAGAACTTCGATCTTGGTTCTACCGGTGCAACGATGGAAGCGGGTCTTGGATTCGCATCGTCTATGGTTAAAGGTCTTGGTTCATTTGTAAGTAATCTTACAAGTGGGGATAACAGTGACCTTGCGAAACTTGCAGGTGTCCAACTCGCATCACAGGCGGGTTCATTCGGTGCAGAGGCACAAGCAGCAGGTAAACTTGCAGGTGGTGTTACACTCAACCCCAATTCACGTATATTGTTCAAACAACCAAACATTCGTGAGTTTGCGTTCACCTTTAAGATGATTGCCAAGTCTAAGGATGAAGCAAGAGAAATAAGTGAGATCATCAAACTGTTACGGACAGAATTATATCCGGACGAGATTACTGCGGATATTGGTGCACCCAATCCAATATCATTGGGTTATAAATTCCCCAACAAATTCAACATTGTATTCGAATATGACGGACGACAGATTCCTGGCCTTGCCAAGATCAAACCGTGTTACCTTCGTGATGTATCGACAACGTATAACGCATCTCAAATGGCGATGCACTCTGATGGTAACTTCATGGAAGTTGATATGACTCTGAGTTTCCAAGAGACGAAAGCACTGGTACGTAAAGACGTATCTGAAGGAGGTTACTAATGTCTTATTTCTATAACTTCAGACCGACACTCTATAAGTTCGGTGATGAAACTTCACTTTCGGTTACGACCAATCTGACACAATACGTGGATATGATTGACCAGATAAAGACACGTGACCTATTTCTTTCGGATTATACTATACCTGTAAACGAAAGACCTGACCAAACTTCATTTCGTTTGTACGGTACCACAGATTACTACTGGACATTCTTTCTTGCGAATGATAAAATAAGAGAGAATGGTTGGCCATTGACGTTGAATGAAATCGACACTGCGTCACGGAAAAGATATCCGCACCGTATGGTAACGGTACAATTACAACAACAGGATGTGGTTGACTATTATGACGAAGACAACCAACCCATCTATCGTACTAAAATTATAGGTACTGCACCTGACCAATTCGAGGTTGGTGCTATCGTCACCGGTAACGTATCTGGTACGAAGGGTGAGATTATCAAGAGAGATCTATCTCTCGGTACATTTGTTATTGACACGATAAACGTAGTAACAACTTCGGAAGTTACTGAACAAGTGGTGGTACCTAACTCTAACGGTATCATAGAAATAGAAAGAACAGATGTACAGCAAGCCGAAACTTACACCCAACCACTTAATTGGGTGTTAGTGAAAGACGGTATTCAGTTGACCACTCCTGAAGTATCTTTAGACTTCTTCAAACGTAAGGCAACTATCACAGGTGTCGCATTCGATCCTACTTCGGAATACAAGTTGACCTATTATATCGATACCAAGAACTTGACTGATGGAACATTCCAGACCGGAGAAGAGTTGTCATATACCAATCCTGCGGGTACTGCGACCTCAATGTTGGTATATGGCGAAATGCCACAGTACTTAGGTACACATCACTACGAAGATGTCGATGGTAATTGGATTGATATAAACCCATTAGACCAAACTAAACCTGTAGGTGCAGTTGAAGTTACTATGAAAGACTATTTGGCGAATGAGAATGAGAGTCTCCGTCAAATCAAACTTATTAAACCTAATGCCATAAAGGGTGTTGTGAATGAGTTTGCTGACTTAATGAGGCAATAATGGAAAGACAATCACAGTTTAAATATCAAACTGCGGAGATAACTTCGGATAGATTGACGGACTTTAAAGTTGATGTCCGTTCTTTGATCGTGGAGTTGGTGTTCTATGAGAATCTAGACAAACCATATATCTCAGGTCAAGTTGTGATATCTGATGACCAAGGTATATTTGATAGTTTGGGTTTCAGTGGTACCGACAGATTACATATCAAGATGTTGAGTGAGATGAGTAAGTCCGAATCCGAAGAAGTTGTTATGGATCGTTCTTTCTTGTTGACCGGTATTGATAACATCGTCAAGTCTTCTAACTCAGGTAACTCCTCGTTATACGTGTTCAGTTTTATGGATGAACATGCATTCGTGAGTAAGACCAAAAACATTTCACGTGCCATACGAGATGATCTGAATACCGAGATACTGAAATTATGTCAGAATGAATGTGGTAAGAATGTGGATCTTTCTTATGCAGGAGAGTCTGTTCAGAATAACTTCAAGGGTATTATCCCATACATGCACCCCCTCGAAGCCGCAACTTGGTTGACAGGTAAGGCAACTACTGACTTGGGTATGCCGTTTTTCTTGTATGCATCTATCCACGACCAGAACCTAAGACTAGGTAGTTTAGATAAGATGTTAGAACAACCTGCATGGAACAGAGAGATTCCTTTCTTGTTCTCTCCTGCCAATACACAGGCACAGGAAGAAGGGGGAGATGCTTCAATGCAATACTTCCAAGTCCAAACAATGAAGACTAGTAAGATGCAGAACACACTTAACCAACTTATGTCGGGTGGTGTGGGTTCATTATATACTGTCACAGATATTAGTAATGGTCGTACTACCGCACAACACTTTAGTTTAGATGCATTGTTACTGAAGGCGAGTGAGAATGGATTGATTAGTTATGCAAAACAAAATGTATATGACCCCTATTACAAATCTCCGGATTTCGTTGATGTGAACATCGAAGGGGATCACCTACATAATACTAATGCAAAGATATTCCATAATATCGTTTCTCGTGGTGTATACAGCGATAAGAAAAGTATTCATGACGAAGTAAGTCCTGCTATGTTTCTCAAGAAGATAGAGAACCTTGCATACCGAAATGCTATATTTAAAAACATGATGGACGTGACAGTGCCAGGGCCTGGTTTCATTGCCTCGGGTGGTTCTGTTGGTGATAAGATTCGTATCAATGTGTTGAATGATGATAACAATCCGGAAAGTCAAGACCAACTCGACTCCTTGAAGAGTGGTGACTTTCTTATTTACAATACAAGACACACCTTTAGAGATACCCGACACGATGTTGCAATGACGGTATTCAAACTGGAGAGAGGGCCGAACATTGATTAACTATTATGGTGATAAGGTTCGTTGGTTTGTTGCTGACGTAATCGATACCACTCCTCCTTATGGTTTGGAGGGTCGTGTACGTGTGCGTATCCACGGTATCCATAATCCGTCAACTCGTGAAGTACGACAGAATGATCTCCCGTGGGCACAGGTACTATTACCTACTACCGAAGGTGGTGTGTCCGGACTAGGTTCAACTCCAAGACTAGAGGCAGGTTCTCTTGTTTTCGGAATGTTTATGGATGGTACAGAGTCACAGGTACCTATTGTTATAGGTTCACTACCACGTACCGAGTATCCCACTGCGATTCAAAAGTCTATTGCATACGATGACTTACTCGAAAGAATAACACCTGACCAAGAGTTTTACAATCAAACCACAGGTTCTATTGATGAGTCCTCGGCCGCACTGAAGAATGAACTTAGAGACGAACCTCTCGATGAGTTTACTTCTAAGTTACGCAGAGATGTTGCGGTCAAGTTCTTCTTATCTACCGGATACAGTATCAAACAATCATGTGCAATCGTAGGTGCAATCTCCCGCACAAACAGTAGTTTCAATACCACATACACAAATGTCGGTGGTACCGGACTGATGGGTTGGAGTGATGTTAGGTTTACTCGACTGAAGTCATTCAGTAATGAATGGTGGCATTTCAGTACCCAATTATCATTCATAGCATATGAACTAAATACTACCCATGTAGATGCAAACATTCGCATTTTGAATTCTGACGTTATTGATAAGTCCAAACCAAAATCTTTGGGGAACATCATGGGTCGTCATTATGCACCTATTCAAGATGATTATAACAGTGAAGTAAAAAGAGTATATGAATTATATGCGAATAAGAAGGTATAGAAATGTCTGATCTCCAAACAATAAATTCGAATCTCAAGGCGAAAGCAACCGCAACTGCGGACTTGGATGTCCTCAATGCTCAGGTCACAAAGTCTCGGGATGCGAACCTACTCGACACTGCCACTGTACTCGGTACAAATGTTGAAGTTGATATCAATGGTTTCAAGAGTTTAGACAACAATCCCCAAAGTAATACTACCGGTTCATTGACTCAGGTACTGAGTACTGCATCAATCTATCCTAGTACAAATCCTTCTGATATGATAACTGATGTAGGTATTCCTACTATTACCGTGACGAATACAGCCACTCAGATAGAAGAATTTATCTTAAATGGTAATGGAGAACCTACCGAAGACTCTTCGGGAAACCCTATCACACAACTGGTCGATGGTGGATTAGTACCTACCGTAGTACAGACCGGAGAAAATGCACCAAGTACCGTTCCAGAGATTACTGAATCATTGACAGGTATCATTCCACCGGCAGAAACTATTACTATTGTTTCATTGGGTGGTTCTGCACTTGATGAACTTGCGGGTGCAATCGAAGACGCATCTGAACGAAAGGGTACTTTGTTGAGTTCTATCAAGTCAACTGCTTCTGCTGCAAAGGCAGGTGGTGGTGAACTTGGTGCATCAATAACCGAAGGTATCGGAAAGGTACAGGGTGCATTAGACGAAGTTGCCGATAAAGCGAAGAGTGGCGCATTACTAGATGAAGTTGCGGGTGCAGTATCCGCAGTCGAAGGTGTTGGTAATTCAGTCGCGTCTGCGGCTGCGAGTGCAGCAGGTACACTCACTTCCGCAATAGAAACTGGACTGAACGAAGCAAAGAATATAATTCAAGATGGATTCGGTGCAATTACAAATAGTATTGAAAGTGCAGTAACAGATTTGGTCAACACTTCTCTACCCGATATAAGTTTGGGATTCGGTACCGCACAGGATCTATTCGAAGATCTGACGGGTTCGGTAGGTAGTATTCTTACCGGATTGTTTGGTGCAGGAGAAGAACTTGACAAAGATTTCTTGTCTGGTATAATGAATGATGTTATGACTGGCGGAGATATAAATCTCACCAAAGCAACCAAAGCACTTTCACTAAAAGACAAGACCCTATCTCCTGAGTTAAAAGAGATTATCAGAAATACTGATGCAAATACCGTTGATGGGTTCAATAAAGAAGTCAAGAGTAAAGCGGCAGCTGCGAGAATATCTGATACCGAAATTCAGAACTTCAGTAATATATCCAATAAGATTGAGAATGCACTTGCACAGGTAGACACCACAATATCAGGAAGTGTTGTATCTGAAGCGGGTGATTTCTTCACTGAAGACTTAGACCTCCAAGAACTCGTGAAAAGATATTCCGCAGGTCAAATTAGAGAATTTTCTTACATAGACTCCAAAGAAGAACTTGGGTTGGAGTTTGTTAAAATGACTCGACAGATATCTGAAGTCGTGGTTCATGCAAGTGAGACATATACTAATGCAAACATTGGTGCCGAAGAGATTCAGTTGAGACACAACGATGCAGGACATCTTGGTATCCAATACCATCTAGTTATTAGACGTGACGGTACACTTCAACGTGGACTACCATTAGATAACGTTTCTGATGCAAGTGACATCAACCGACACAAGTTCAACTGTATTGATGTGTGTTTAGTTGGTGGCGTGAATGTTGCAACCGAAGCTGACAACCCTTTATTGAATTTGTCTGCAAGTTCTTTCACAATATCTCAGATGAAGACCTTAGAGTCTATTCTGGAAATATTCTATCAAATAGTTCCGGGCGGTCAAGTTATGGGACATAATGACATTGACCTCTCCTCTCAAGATCCATACTTTGATGTTATATCTTTTGTTGAAAATAAGTTTGGTAAGAAGAGTGTGTATGCAGATCCATTGACAGAAACATCATTAGACCGAAATGGTCTGAAACTGAAGAAGGCCGTATGACAACTACAACGAATAAAACCACGATAGGTGACAATCCGGCAATTGAAAATACCGAAGGTGTTCCAATTGATGGTTTCCAAGATCCCACCGGAGAATTTCCCAAGAGGGAATATCACTATGGGTCATCGATTAACCGTTCTGCCCGTGGACTCAAGGTAGAGAATCTTTATCTTGGAGGTGGTACCGAAGGGACTGACTTAGATCTTGAAGACCAAGAACCTTCTAGATTCCCGTTCAACCAAGTAAAAGAAACTGCGTCCGGACATATCATCTCCTATGATGACACTCCTGGCGGTGAACGTATTCTTATCAAACACCGTAAGGGTGCGGGTGTAGAAGTCCGCGCAGACGGGTCTGTAGTCATCTCTGCGGTCAATAACAAGGTCGAGGTTACTGGTGGTGACCAAACTGTTATTGTCGAAGGTAACGGTAAACTAGTATACAACGGTAACCTAAATCTAGAAGTTACCGGTGATTATAATGTCAATGTTGGGGGTGACTATAACGTCAACGTTGATGGTAACAGTAATACAGAAGTACGTAAGAACAAAAATACGACAGTTGGGTTGAATACCGACTATACAACTAAGGGTACTGCGGTAAACAAGACAGTAGAACATAGATCTGATATTGTTCTAGGTAACTGTTACGGTACTATCAAAGGTCACTGGAAGAACAACGTAGGTGCTGAGATAGAAATGTTCACCGGTAATCGTTTCCATGTGTCTGCCGAAGAAGAGTTCGTGATGACTGCATTGCAGGGGAATATCTCTGCGACTGAATTATCTGTATTAGGTATGAAGGGTGCGATTGGTGGTGAAGCGGTTGAGTTCACTGGCCCAGTTTACATGGGGCCTCAAGGTGCGGTACCGTTTACTTCGGGTGCATCATTCTATGGTTCGTTCCACGGACAGGCACTCGAAGCAATCAAATCCAAGTATGCACATAAAGCAGAGAATGCAAAGACTTCACAACTTGCGTCCAAGGAGAAAGGTGGACAACCATCTGGTGGTGCACCTGACGTTCCTACTAATATGGAATCGTTATCTCCGGCAAAACCAATACCCAAGACAGATGCAGTTGCAGGTCTTCTATCAGACGGACACTTGTCCATACGTGCAATATCAATTGATAGTAAGGATGCAATACGCAATCACATATTGTTACGAGATGATTATGCGGGTCTGTTCGAAAAAGAACCTACCATAAATGAAATAAGATCTACCCTGAGAGACGAAACAAACAGAACTATCATGAATGAGAAGGGTATCAAGTTTCCTGACTCATTGATAAAGAATGGTCTGATTGCATCTGATTGGCGGAATCCTCTACCTGCGAAGGTAGGTCGTATTGCCAAGAAACAAACCTCTCCGAGATTTGGTTACACTGCACTTGGTAACTCCGTGAACAATAGAGGCAAGAGATTCAAATGATAACAATTGTACCAGATCAAAAATATAATCCTGCTTTGGTTGATGCGAAGGACATTACCTCGTTCACTAAACTCGCGCCTGGAGTATCACTCTCTAAGTTTCTTGGTAGTAAAGGAAACCCGTGTAGTTTATCGACTATAGACAAATACCAACATGACCCTTCTGCAAGACAACAACTTGCGTACAATCTCTATCTACATGCAGAGTTTTTCCGTAGAATCAATGGTAACATAGACATGTTCAAAGATGTACGTCTTATTGTTGCCGAAGGTGTGTATCGTGGTGGCCCTCTCGAAACTGTTGCAGGAGAGAATATTCTGAAACAAGATGGTCGAATGGTAAGTTATAAAGTAGTAGATGAACAAGGACAGATAGACTACGAACGAACATTCGATCTCGCAGAGTATGTGAAGGACTATGTTGGTTACGAGAAACTTATTCTAGAATACGACAAATGGGATCCAACCGGAAAACTCAATGCGCAAGTGACTGTTGTAATGCCAGAGGTAGACGGTATTACTTGGAAGTTATACTATAAAAATGATTTGGAAACAAGATACAATGGGATACTTTTTGCGAAGAATGAGTTGGTAGAAGTCCTAGAAGATGTATAAATAGAATTATAATATTTTAGGAAAGACAAATGGCCAGAGCGTTTTCTATAGAAGACGGTGGATTAGGAAACTTCTCAACCGTCAAATCAACACAAAATAAAGAGTATGTTGATATCGACCTTTCGTTTGCAGCGAAGGGTGCGGGTGACGTGTATAAGAAAAACGCGGTATCTTCGGTCACTCAATCTCTGAAGAACTTGTTGATGACTAACCGTACCGAGAAACCATTTTCTCCATACTTTGGTGCTAACCTCAATAGTTACTTGTTTGAGTTATTAGATCAAGGTACTGTTAATGAAATGCAAAATGCGATAGTACAAAACATTGAGGTTTTCGAACCAAGAATAAATCCCGACACATTACAAGTGATACCGGAAGCGGACATCAATGGGAACAGTGTGACACTCACTATAATTTTTAACATCGTAAATTCCTCGAAGACTGTTGAATTTACAACCAGACTGAATAGGTTACGATAATGGCAACGACTATCAATTCTTCATCTTTAGATTTTGATGCGATCAAGAACAATCTAAAGACATATCTACAACAACAGTCAGAGTTTTCGGACTATGACTTCGAAGCGTCTGGTCTATCTAATCTATTGGATGTATTGGCCTACAATACACACCTTAATGGTCTGACCGCAAACATGGCGTTGAACGAGTCATTCCTAAACACCGCACAGTTAAGATCTTCGGTTGTGTCCCATGCAGAAACTTTGGGTTATGTCCCACAGTCAAAAACTGCGGCACAGGCAAATATCAATATGTCATTCAATATTGGTATCGATCAGGCAGACGTACCCGAGACTCTACAGATTGCATCCGGATATAAGTTCACTGCATCTGTTGATGATGCATCATATACATTCCAGACACAGGGTTTGATTGAAGCGACCAACGATGGTAACAACTTCTTCCAATTCCAAACACTGGATGGTTCTACCAGTATTCCTGTATTCGAAGGTATTGCAAAAACCAAAACGTTTTTTGCCGGAGAAGATGCAGAAGACACATTGTATATAATTCCAGATGTTAATCTAGATCGTGCAACTGCGGTAGTTAAGATATTCGAGAGTGCAACTTCCGATGACTTTACAACTTATGTCAACCTAGAAACTGCAACTAATATCACTGCAACCACCCCCGCATACATTCTCAAAGAAGCCCCGAATGGTTTCTATGAGTTGACATTCGGTAATGGTTCTACACTTGGTGCAGTACCTAAAGCAGGTGCAAAGATTACTGTAGAGTATCTATCGGTAGACGGTGCAAATGCCAATGGTGCAAGACTATTCGAACCTGTAAACACTGTAGAAGTGACCGAACCAACGAGTGGTATTGGTCTACAGAGACTACCGGTTGTATCAACGGTCAATAGGTCTGTTGGTGGTACTAACAAAGAGACATTGGACAGTATTAGACGAAACGCACCATTCCGATATGCAACACAGAATAGAATGGTAACTCACGTTGACTATTCTAACTTGGTGTTACGTACATATGGTGCATTGATTAGTGACATCATTGCTTGGGGTGGAGAAGACAATCTTATACCGGAATACGGTGAAACCTTCTTGTCCATAAAATTCAAAGGTGATGTTACTGCATCCCTTGAAGATATCACCAAAGACAATATCCGAGTACTTGTCGATCAACTTTCTATCGCATCGTTCGGATTGCAGTTTACAGATCCGGTCGAGACTTATGTCGAGACAAACGTATTCTTCCAGTACAATCCAGATTACACTAACCTGTCTATCAATGCACTTCAGGAACAAGTCAAAGGTGTGATGACAGATTACTTTACAACCAATACTGGTAATTTCGGTCAAGCATTCCGTAGGTCTAATCTGTTATCTCTTGTGGATGATGTCAGTCCTGCTATCCTATCATCTCGTGCAGATGTTAAAATGCAACAACGTTTCACTCCTTCGGCTGGTGTAGAACAGGACTTTAAGTTTAGTTTCCCGTCTTCTATTGCCAATCCCGATGACGTGAACTTCATCATCGAGTCTTCTACGTTTAAAAGAACCTATGGTGGTAGTGCACTGAACTGTAAGATCAGAAACCTTCTGACAACCAACAAACTACAAATCATTGATGTAGGTACTGGTGATGTTAAATCAGATAATGTAGGTTTCTATGATGCAGGTAGTGGTGTTGTTAATCTGGTAGGATTCAAATCAGATGAAGCGAAACTAATCAAGTTGTCATGTACACCCGCAAATGCAAGTGCGATTGTACCACAAAGAGAATACATTCTGGATTATGATAATACCAGATTGAGTGCGAAAGGTTTACGTACTACAGCGAGTAACTAATGTCAATATTCGATAAAACATTAAAAGATACGACTAGACGTGACATCAATCTGCGAGAGAATCAGATTGAGTCTGTCTTACCTTCGCATATTCTGTCAGAGTATCCTAAGTTCGTAAGTTTCATCAAAGCGTATTTTGACTTCGAAGATCAAGAAGATTCACTAACTCGTTTTCTGAACAACATGTTCGAGACACGTGATGTCTCCCAAACAGATTTGGATCTTCTTACTTATTTTGAAGATGAGTATTTGTTAGGTCAGAATTACTTTAAAGGATTTGTTGATAAAAGAACTGCGGTAAAATACTCAAGTTATTTGTACCGTGCAAAAGGTACTCGATATAGTATCCGACAATTCTTCAAAACGTTCTTTGATATTGAACCAGATGTTGTTTACACAAAACAATATATATTCAAACTTAATGATTCTAAGATAGGCGCAGAGAGTGCTCGTTACATAACGGATAATAAATTATACCAAACATATGCAATACAGATTCGTTCTGAACTTTCTCTTGCACAGTGGAAAGATGCATATAAACTTATGGTACACCCTGCCGGTATGTATCTTGGTGGCCTGACACAGATCGTAGGTACTGCATCTATTGATGCACTACAGTATGATCCAGGCGAAGCAATCAAACCACCGATTGTATTGGAAGGTATTGGTGGATTATCACCACTTGGTTTCCAACAACATACCGCACTATTCGACTTTGGTGCGACCGATGAAGGAGGAACTTTGAAGTTCCGAACAAATATGGGTAGTAGTGCAGGTCTGGCCAGAGACTCAAGTGAGTTGTATCTGGGTATACCTATGGGTAATGACCTGAATGACGTGCAAGATCTTACAATCGATAACCTCGATAGACTGTATTCAAGTCTTGGTGAATACCTCACGCCTGATTCCCCAACGTTGGATGATGATAGTGACGGTTCAACTACTTACTCTGGATTCGATTTATCATCTACAGAAAGTATAGATCAAGAAACCTTCACGTGGAACCCACAGGTTTCTCGTATAGATTCTGATAATAATCTATTCCAGACTCCGGTCGGAGATTCTGATGGAGAAATTTCTCTCCGTGAAGTAATAGATAACAACAATTAGTATAAATAGAACATATAATCTTTAGGTAAAAAGAGAATGACTAGACAAGTATTAAACAGAGGCACAATCGCGAACGATGGTACGGGTGATACACTTCGTACTGCATCGTTGAAGATTGAACAAAACTTCCAAGAGATCTACAACAAACTTGGAGATGGTGCATCTCTGATGGCGTTGATCGACTTTGACTCTTCGGGTATTATATTCGAAGGATCTGTCGAGAACAATTTTGAGACTCGTTTGCAAGTCGCTAACCCAACAGCAGATAACACGGTTACAATACCGAACTATTCTGGTGCATTGGTTATGGACTCTGCAACACAAACATTGTCTAACAAGACTTTACTAAGTCCTATTTTGACTACCCCACAGATTAATGACACTTCATCGAATCACAGATATGTGGTTGCAGTGAATGAGTTGGCTGCGAATAGAACAATTACATTACCACTGTTGGGTGCGGCAGATACTTTTGTATTTAATAACCACACCGCAATATTAAAGAACAAGACACTTCAGAATCCTACTCTTAACTCTCCGGTTATCGGTAAAGAGATTCTTGATAGTGCGGGTAACGAATTAATACAATTCCAAGACTCCGGTTCTGCAACAAACTTTATTCGAATTGGTAACTCCCCCACTAGCGTACCTGCAATAGTGCAAGCTGCGGGTGAAGCAAACTCCGCACTATCACTCAAGGGTTCGGGTAATGGTGGAGTTAAAGTTGACTCTAAACTTGTATTAAAAACACAGGGTATTTCGACAAATGGTGGTACCGTGAGTGCAAATTCACCAATAACATTATTCACCAATACAACTACTGGCGCACATAGTCTCGCAAGTGGTACCAGTGGACTAAATGGTGAAGTTAAGTATCTTGTTAATAAGGGTGCGGGTACACAGACCATTAATGAAACTTCAAGTAATCTTGCTGCATACGCAAGTCTTATAATACCACAGAACGAATCGGTTACTTTGATGTGGTTTGGGACTCAGTGGATTGTGATAAATAAAACTGATAACGTAACAACTTCGTAGGAATATATAAAAAATGCCAGTAATCACCGATCAATTTAAAAAGCAGGTCTTAGATGACCTTCTTACGGACTTGGATTCAACTTCCGTAAGATACTATGCGGCCATTGGTAGATCCGAGGATTGGAATGCTTCTGACCTTGCGACTGTTCCTACTAATGATGCACGTTCTGTCAGAGAGTCAAGAGGATCTTTGCAGTCTATCAAACTCATCGAAGATGCATCATATGTGATTCCTCGTAGAATATGGGTTGCAAACCTTATCTACTCTCCATATGATGACAACGATGTAGGTTTCCCCGAGAACCCTTTCTATGTAATCAACTCGAACAACGAAGTTTATGTTTGTTTGGAACAGGGTAAGAAACAGGATGGTTCATCTCAGTTATCTACTCTCCAACCTACAGGTAACACTACCGGTACACCTTTCCGTACTGCGGATGGTTATACTTGGAAGTTCTTATACTCTATCGGTGCACTTCGTGCAGATAAGTTCCTGTCTTCTGCGTATATGCCAGTTAAATTTGTTGCTTCAACTGACTCGGATTCTCCGGCAGAAGATCTACAACAACAACTAGTTCAGAATGCAGCGGTTAAAGGACAAATCCTTGGTTATAAAGTAACTAATGGTGGTTCTGGATATACCTCTGCACCTTCGGTAAGTATCGTAGGTAATGGTACTGGTGCAATTGCATATGCAGTACGCGCAGGTGAGACCATCGTTGACATTAAAGTCAAGGCTGACTCTGCGGGTAACTCTGGTAATTCTTACTTCGGTTCGGGGTATGAATATGCGAATGTAGTTATATCTGGAGGTGGTGGTGACTCTTGTATTGTTCGTCCTATACTCGGACAATACAATGGTATTGGTTCAGACCCTGTTATTGACCTGAAGGCAAATGGTGTTATGTTTAACTCCAAACCAGATGGTATTGAGGGTGGTGACTTTATTACTGGTGACGAGATATTCCGTCAAGTATTGTTGTTACGTAACCCTAGAGTAGATAGTTCAGAAGGTACTTTACTTACATCTACTTCTGCCCGAGCACTTGATAGTATTATACACGATGGCAGTGGATTTGTCAAGTCTACAGTTCAGAAATCTCAGATTCAAGGTGTTACCTCTGGTGCTAAAGCAATCATCGATGACACTAATGATTCGGATACAATCTGGTATCACCAAAATGAAACAACCGGATTCACCTCCTTCCAAGTTGCAGAAGAGATTCAGGTGGTGGGAAACACAAATATCAACGGAACAATAAGTAGCAAAGTAGACGGTGGGTTTAATCCGTACACTGGAGATCTACTATATATTGATAACCGTTCAGCAGTCACGCGATCCACTGATCAAACCGAAGACCTGAAAATCGTAATTACTATCTAGGATTAAGAAATGCCAAACACATTTACAGAACAAACATTCAGATCGACCTATAAGGATGATCATGCGGATAGTGATAATTATTCACGAATCTTGTTCAATGCCGGCCGTGCATTGCAAGCACGTGAACTTACGCAGATGCAAACCATCATCCAAAAAGAAATCAAAAGGTTTGCTGATAACATATTTCAAAAGGATGGTGTTCCTACTAAGTCTGGTGGAATCGCACCCAATAACACTTATGCTTTCGTCAAGATAGAGAATGATCAGAACAACTCTTTTGATGATATTGCAGCACTGAAGGGTGTTGTACTGACTGGTGCAAATTCTAGTATCAAAGTCAAAGTTTATGAGGCAGTTGCTTCAGAGAACAGTGATCCGGATACTCTTTATGTACAATACTTAGATAATCCAAATACACAAAGTCCTTCGGTTGCTCTTACGTCATCTGCGTTTGTTACGCCTGGCGAAGTACTCTCTAACGGGTCTAACATCAACCTAACTGTTCAGACTACCAATACCTCTACCAATCCCGCAGTTGGATTTGGTTCACAGGTCGAAGTTGGTCAATCCGAATTTTACGTTCAGGGACATTTTGTATTCTGTCCTAAACAAAATGTATTTCTCAGTAAGTATAACAACAACCAGACAGCAGATATTGGTTTCAAGGTTGTTCAAGATGTTGTGACGGTAACAGATACCGATGCACTATACGACAATCAGAATGCGACACCTAACCGTTCTTCGCCTGGCGCAGACCGTTATCGTATCCGACTTGTTCTTACTAGACGAGATCAGATAGTAACCGGAGATACTTTCGTATACTTCTGTCGTATCGAATCTGGTCAACTAGTTGATCAACAATCAGCAGACGAAAGTTTTGATAAAGTAAGAAACCACGTTGCTACACGAGTAAGAGAAATCAACGGTGACTTCATTCAGAAGTACTGGAAACTTCGTGTAGAACCTAATGGTACAAATGCAAGTTCTACTTTAATGTTGAAGGTAGATCCAGGCACTGCATACATCGATGGATTCCGAGCTGCAACTACTGCAACTCGGAATATACCTATTCCTAAGGCAAGAGATACAATACTTAGAGAAGAAGAACAAATAGGTATCGACTACGGAAACTACTACTATTTCGATAGTGGTGTTGGTATGTTGGATATCGATACTTGCGAAGAAGTAACTCTATATGCAGGTTTCGATGGTGCAGATAGTGCAATTGGTACTGCACACATTCGTGCGATTACCGAAGGAACAAGTTCACTTCGTACTGGTGGATATACGTATACTCGTGCACCTTTATACAAGGCACACCTATTTGACATCTTCCGAGACAACTATAACTATAGTTTACGTGATGTTAAATCTATCAAATCTACTACCAACTCACACCTAGTAAACCTTGTTCAAGTAACAGGTAATGTGGGAAGTGTTGTACATGAACCTAAGAAAAATGCGTTGTTGTTTGATACTCCGTTGAGACGACCCAAGTCTTTTACTGATGTCACACTGACGTTCATGAAGAAGTATAACTTTACTGCTTCAGGTACTACCCATACTATTACTCTAACCGATTCTGGTGAGAGTTTTGTAGGTGAGTCTGACATTATTGTTGCATCCGCAACTGAGTTTGCTCCCGCAGGTATTACCCCAAATATTCAATCAGGTAACAAAGACGTTTTGTTCTCTGGTCTTACCAATGGTGTTGCGTATGAAGCAATAGTATTTGTACGAAAGACTAATGCAAGTGCCAAGACAAAGACACTGACCGAAACTACTGTTACAACATCATTAGATTCTGATGGAAAGGGTGTTAATTACCTTGCCCTCGGTAAATCAGATGTTTACAGTGTTGAACGTGTAACACTCAATGACTCTGATGGTGCAGATGTATTCACCAGTTTCTTGTTTGATGCAGGTGGCCGTGTTACTCACCAAGATGACAGTAGACTCATTTACTCTGGTGGTGGTTTTGATAGTGCAGGACAATCTATATTTGTACGATTCAAGTACCTAGAACCTTCGGTAAGTGGACAGTTCTTTGCTGTAAACTCTTATGATGGTCAACTAGATTATCTGAAAGTTCCTGGCCAGAAATTACCGGATGGTGGTATCCTATCTTTACGAGATGCAATCGACTTCCGTCCATCAACTGATGGTTCTGGTTCGTTCTCCTCGGGTAGTATATGTCCTCTACCAGTACCTACAGACACTATCATTACCGATGCAGAGTATTACTTACCTCGTGCAGACCGTTTGGTTGTATCTAAACAGGGTGAACTACGTTATATCACTGGTTCTTCCTCGTTGAATCCGAAATATCCTGATGTTCCTGTGGATTGTATCGACCTTTATAAACTGAGACTGAATGCTAATACCATGCATACTCAGGATTTAAGATCAACTCTTATTCCACGTAAGGGTTATACGATGCAGGACATCAACAAACTAGAAGAGAAAGTTGATCGTCTTGAAGAGATGACTACATTATCACTTCTCGAACTGAATACCAAGATGATGAACGTTTTGGATTCTGCGGGTAATGATCGTGCCAAGTCTGGTTTCTTTGTAGACAACTTTAAGTCACACTCTCATTCTCAAACTAAGTCTCCTGAATATCGTGCTGCGATTGATAAGAGAGGAAAACTGTTACGTCCTACTTTCGTAGAAGACTGTGCAGATCTTTTCTATGACAGTGACCATGTTGGTCAACTACGTACCGGTGTATTCGGTGACTTCGTTATGTTGGATCATACTGAAATTGCATATGAAGCCCAAGAACTTGCCTCTGGTACAGAAAACCTTGCACCCTTCTATGTTCCTACTATTGTCGGTAATCTAGAACTTTCTCCTGAAACTGATTCTTGGAAAGAGACTCAGAAAATTGGTGAGACTGTTGTTGGTCGTTCAAGTGAATTTGACCTTAGACATGCATTGAACTGGAACAACTCAGAGAACGAGTGGTTCGGTGTAGATCCTTCTGACTTAGAAGCAGGTGATGCCGCAACTTCATTTGTAAGTGGTACCGCAACTTCTGTTGTACATAATAGTTCTGACCCTGTTCTCATTGGTAGTGAGACAACCGAAACTCTTGGTGAGTGGGTTGAAGTCGGTCATGTGACTGATGTTGAAACTCTCTATACCGAAACCGTAGAAGTCTCGCGTGAACGTGAAGAAGAAATCTCTCGTACCGTAATTGACTCTGGGTGGAACAATGATTATTGGAATGGTTGGTATGGTGGTTGGGCTGGTAACTGGGGTGGTTCTTACTTTGGTCTAGGTGGATCGGGTTATGGTTATAGTTATTCCATTCCTTGGACACAAGAACAAATTACCACTGATATGTGGGATGTTGTTACTACCGAAACTAGAGACAAAGTTAAAACTGTTAACACCTCTACTTACGAAACTACACGTACAATCGAAACTGAAAACGCATATGAGAGTACTACTGACACCACGACTACGACTACTACCTCTAATACAGTAAACCGTATCGCGAGTGAGTCTACTATCCGTGACGTAGTTGGTAAGAAGATTATTGATGTGTCGGTCATTCCTTTCATGCGTTCAATCGATATTCGATTCAAGGCTGAAGGTCTTCGTCCTAATACACAGTACTTCCCATTCTTTGATGGTTCTAATGTATCTTCTTTCTGTAGAGAAGAGACTGATTTCAAGACTTATCAAAATAGAAAATACCTAGACTCTAAAAGTACTAGTGATGAAGAAGGGGTACAACGTACTACCCAAGAACATAGTTCTGGTAAGACCAACCTCATATCTGATGCTGAAGGTACTATCACGGGTTCTTTCGAGGTACCGAACAACCAAGCGATGCGTTTCTATACGGGTCAACGTGAGTTCGCATTACTTGATGTGAATGTTAACGATTTCTCTGCCGCAATGTCATTCGGTAAAGCGGTGTTCCACTCTAGAGGTGTCCTCGAAGAGTATGAAGATGAAATCGAAGTAACTCGTGTACTCAAGGTTGTTGGTAATAGTACAACTGATGTTGATAGATCAGTGACTACTAAAAACACCGTATGGACTGAATCTGTAATTTCAACTGAAGTTGCAACTGATGTTAAGTCAACCGAAACATACACGACACTTACTGGTGATACAACAACTACCACAGAACATGTGGGCGAAACTTCGGAACTCAATTACCAAAATCAAATCACTCCGGTAGATCACGTTACGGATACCACTACTCCTCCAGGCGGTTCTGGAAGTGTTGGTTTCAGTAAAGGTGGTTACCATTATGATAAAAATGTTACTGCGTATAACGATCATTATACTTACCACGATCCGGTCGCACAGACTTTCTTGATTAAACAGATTGCGGGTGCGTTTATTACTTCGGTTGATGTTTACTTTGCAACTAAGTCTTCTAGTGCTCCTGTATTCTGTGAGTTGAGACCTACCGTAAATGGTGTTCCTTCTTCAAGTAAGATTATTGCAACTAAGAAACTGTCTGCTAGTCAAGTAAATCTTGTTCCTCAAGGATCTAACAACAAACAGATGTTACAGAATGCTACTACATTCTCATTCGATCATCCGGTATTTGTTGCAGGTGGAGAGTACGCCATTGTACTGAGACCCGGCAACAATGATCCAGATTACAATGTATATGTTGCGACTGTTGGTGAGAGACAATTGAACTCCAACGAAGCATTCATTTCACAACAAACAACTCTGGGTGGATTCTTTAAGTCTCAGAATGGTAAGTTGTGGGAGCCTTCTTCTGGTCAAGATCTTGCATACAGAATCAACGTTGCTAGGTTCGAAACTTCTGGTAATGCGATTCTTGAGAATGCAAACATACCTCCGGTGTCTCTGTCTAAAGACCCATTGGTCGTAGATTCTGGATCTGACACTGTACGTGTTATGTTCAAAGGTCATGGACTTAGAGATGGAGATAAGACTTGGATTCGTGGTATCGACTCTGCAACTGATTTCGGTAATGGATTGACCGGTGCAGATGTGAATGGTGTGCGTACTGTTATCGCCTTTGATAACTCGGGTTACACATATCAAGCAACTTCTTCTGCAACTTCACGTAAGTGGTTCGGTGGACAGTCTGTAACTTCACAGAGAAACTTGAACTACGAAGTGTTGAGACCAGAGATTGATATCAAACAACCAAGTGAGACTAACTATACAATGTCTATTAAGACTACTAGTCAGTCTGCATTGGCTGGAAGTCAGACCAGATTCGTCAAAGATGCCTCATATCAAATCATCGAGAACAAGAAGAATAATGAGTTTTCAAATCCTCGTGCACTTTATAACAGACGTACCGAGAACCTAACCGGTGCAGGTAAACTTGTAGGAGAACGTTCTGCAACTGTACAGGTAACAATGAAGACAACTAACCCATACTTGTCTCCAGTAATTGACTTGCAACGTGCCAAGGTGAATACCATTCACAACTTGATATCTAAACAAGACTCTGCTGCGACTGATGGGTTCAATGTTCCGTTATCTTATGTCAATGAGTTAAATCCTCTATATGGTACTGAGTCTGCGAAACATGTTACTAAGATAACAACCCTTACGGAAGAGGCTGTTGGTCTGAAGATCTTACTTGCTGCGAACAGACCTCCTGAGTCAGATTTCCAAGTTTATTGGAAAACTGCAAGTGCGGGTGACGACATCAAGAGATCTTCATGGAATTTGGTCAACTCAGAAACTACTTTACCGGTAGATACTAACAGAAACATTTTCCGTGAGTATCGTTATCTTGTCGGTGGTGATGGTGGTACTATGGCACCATTCACACAGTTCCAAGTAAAAATCGTTATGAGATCAACTAATAGTGCGCAAGTACCTAGTTTCCGTGACTTGAGGATTATATCACTGGCAGTATAATATGAAAAAGAGAGAACTGGTACACGTAAAAGATGAACCCGATTTTGCAAGAGATGCAGAATCGGGTGCCATTATTAATATAAATAGAAGTGAAATACAACTTGCACGGGAACAGAAGAAACTCCGTAAACAAAAGATGCAAGATGAAAAGAATCTTAAAGTAAAGGTTGATAGACTAGAGTCAGATATCCATGATATCAAATCCTTACTTTCACAACTAGTAGAGAAACTATAGATGTCAAGACCATTTACGAAACTAAGTGACTCGTTCAAGACAATGCGAGACAACCAGAACACTGTCTCTTATAATATTGGCGATCCGGTGGATCTTCTCACTCACGGTGATAGTGATGTGGTCATGGCCATCAACGAAATCGAAAGGGTGTTTGACGCATCTTCCGGTGAAATCATTTATCCTACGGGAAATGCCCTCCAAGGGGAAACTCAAACTCGTTTACTAATCAGTACTAATCAAGCAAGTGGTACTGATGTACAATTCAATGTCGGTGCAAACTTCAACGTTGATGCGGTAGGTGATATTAATTTAGATGCCGGTGGATCTAACATCAACTTCCTTGATGATTCGGTCAGTCGTATTGCATTTACTTTGGGTGCGACTAACACTGTTGGTGTGACTGGTGTACTTGACCTTGATGTCTCTTCTAATCTCGACATCGATGTGTCTGGTAATACGACTCTTACCTCCACCGGCACAACTACTATCGAAACAACTACATTCACTGTAGACGCATCCGGAGATGTAATCCTTGATGCAGATGGCGGAAATGTAACTTTCAAAGATGGTGGTGTCACAGAGTACGACTTTGCTACTGACGGTACAGTTTCTCGTACCGGAAACTTGACATTTGACATCTCGGGTGATATAATCTTCGATGCAGATGGGGCAAACATTACATACAAAGATGGTGGTGTTACTCGTATTGCATATACGATGGGTACCACTAACACCGAAACCATAACTGGTAATTATACTCTTGATGTGTCTGGTAATATTATACTAGATGCGGACGGTGGAAACATCGACCTAAAAGAGAATGGAATATCTAGATTTGAATATGGTTTGGGTTCATCTAACACCGTAGACGTAACAGGTAATCTAGCCCAAACCGTCTCAGGTAACTTCTCAGACAGTGTTGGCGGTGCTTATGATATCACCTCAACTGGTGGAATGTCTCATACCACTCTTGGTACTCTCACCACAACCTCATTGGGACAAACCCATAATGTGACAGGTGACTTCACTGTTGATGCATCCGGAGATATTACTCTCGATGCTGATGGTGGACAACTATATCTAACAGATGGTGGTGCCAATAAGGTAACATATAATTTCGGTACGAATCAAGAGATTGATATTGTCGGTTCGTTGATCTTTGATGTTGCCAATGATATTGTATTGGATGCCGGTGGTGGTGACATTGACCTCAAACAAGCTGGAACGACTCGTTTTGCTTACGGACTAGGTTCAGCAAATACTTTAGATGTTACAGGTACACTCACTACTACTACTTCGGGTAACAACACCCTTACAGTGGCAGGAGATCACTCTGACAGTGCTTCTGGTACTCGTGACATCTCTTCGACTGCCGGTATCAATATCGACACTCGTGGCCCGATGACGAATACTGCGGGTGGTGCATTCAATCTTGTTACCGAATCAAACATGGGTCTTACCGCTGGTGGTAACCTAACCGCAGATATTGAGGGTGATATCAACCTTGATGCGAACGGTGGTAATGTTACACTTAAAGATAATGGTGCAGTAAGATTTGATTTCCAGATGGGTGCGAATCAAGAGATTGACGTACCCACCGGCAACTTAACTGTCGATGTGGCAGGTGATATAGTACTGGATGCAGGTGGAAACGATATAGACCTGAAAGGTGCGGGAACAACTCGTTTCGCATATGGTCTAGGTGCATCGAACACATTGGACGTAACTGGTAATCTTGCACAAACAGTATCAGGTAACCAGTCTGACAGTGTTGGAGGTACTTACTCAGTTACTTCTATTGGTGCAATGTCTCATACTACTTTGGGTACATTGACCACAACATCATTGGGACAAACCCATACAGCAGACGGTAATTACTTGATCGATGTTTCTGGTGATATTACACTTGACGCAGATGGAAACGACATTTACTTCAAAGACGGTGCATCCACACGCATCCGTCATCAATTAGGTGCAACAAACAACATCACTGTTACCGGAGATTATAATATATCGGTAAGTGATTCTGCATCTTTGTCTACTACAAATGGTTATAGTCTAACTATTGGTGGTTCGGTAAAAGAGAATATTACTGTAAACAAAACTACTACTGTTGGTGGCACATTAGTAAATGCCATCATCGGTGCATTAAATGATAGTGCGGACTCGTATGGTCTGACTACTACAGGTAATATTATACAGACTGCCGGTGGGTCTACATCTACTACCGCAGGAACAACTGCAACCATCAATGCAGGAACAGATATTCTTCTTGATGCATCTGGAGATATTACTCTCGATGCTGATGGTGCGGACATCTACTTCAAGGATGGCGGTGTAACTAAGTTCACCTATAACCTTGGTGCAAACCAAGAAGTTGATGTTGTAGGAAATCTGACGTATGATGTCTCCGGTGATATTACACTTGATGCAGACGGTGGTGACATATATCTCAAGGATGCAGGAACTCAGTTTGGTCGTTTACAGAACAGCAGTAATCAACTAGATATCTGGTCTGGATCTACTCTTGCAATCGAAATGGATTCAAGTAAGGTAGAGATTCATGGTCGTGCATTCTACACTGACGAAGATCTAGACACTACCGCACAAGATGTTGCGGGTGGTATCAATGAACTTCATTTGCAACTAGATAGTGCAGTTGGCGAGATAGAGTCCGAGAAACTTATAACCCGTGCGCATCTGGACATTATACAGTCCGGTGGTACAACTGCGAACATGTCAGGAACAGGTATCTCTACACTGGATACAACAAGTAAGTTTATTGTTCCGGCTATCAATGAGATCCACACACAGTTGGATAGTGCAGTTGGTGAGATTGAAGTTGTAAAGGGTAGAGTCACAAGTAATGACACGGACATTCTTAACTTGAGTAATCGAGTAGGACAGTTGAATCAACTTGATAGTTCTGCGCCAGGCAACTTCTTTGAAGGTATAAATAATGATAGTATTGTTAAAGCGTTAAATGAACTGGCATCTAGAACTGTCTTAATCTATGACGAAAACGGTACTCTTCTAAACTAATAGTAGGAAAGAGAATGTCAGATAATAAGACATTACCGTTAAAATTAAAAGACATTAATGGTAATCTCCAACAGATAAATGCAACCGAGAAAAATTATGTTGCCTACCTCGCAGGACTACAGAACGCAATTGCGGACAGTAGCGATGTAGGGCTTCTTACGCTCAGTGCAAGTGGAAATAGGTCTCTTGGGTCTCTGACGGATACCTATTATCCAGAACCCGTTGGAACTCATCCATATAATGCCCAATCGGTTATTACCACCACAACAAATTTATATCAGATCAATGGTACCGCACTAGAGAATGATAGTGATTGGAGAAAACCAGTCGGACATTATGAAAGTAATGTATATGAAATGTCGGATAATGATCTGAACACTTTCATCGATGATATCAATGGTCGTATCGCACTATCTGACTATCCAGGCTCTCTCAAGTTGTCTTCGACCAGACCTAGTGCAGACTATGACATTCTAGTCCCTAGTGTTTTGCATGATCAACGTGCTGACTCTTCGGGGAACCCATATACTGTAAATGACTATAGTATATGGCGTAGAACTGCAATGACTGCTCCAACTTCGGTCACTCTCGCGGGACTGAAGAGAAGTAGTGGCGACTCTGGTACTTATGAAGGATTACAAGCATTAACAAATCGTCAAGTTCAAGTGACTATTGGTCAACGTGCAAAGACTAGACGTGCAATTGATGGTGCGGTCGGATCATATGAACTTAGAACTTCTTCGCAGGGTATACCTGTCGGTGGTACTTGGAAGAATGTAGGTAGTGCTGCAAACACCATTCGTGTTGTCAGTGAACAGAACTATACTCGCACACGAGCATCTTTATACACGAGAACTAGACCTTCGGCTTACGCTGATGATTACACTCGCACAGGGACAGTTTCATATGCAGGCAACTATACTGGAAATTACACCAGAGACTTTATAGGAGACTATACCAGAGAATTTACGGGCAATTATACCGGTGATTATACTGGCGACTATGGTAGAACTTTTGTCGGAGACTATTCTAGAGACTTTGCAGGCAACTATATTGGAAATTACACAGGTAACTTCAATCGCAACTTTTCACGTACCTTTTTTAGAGATTTCATAGCGACACGTATCAGTTCATTTGCCGGTGAATTTATAGGCAATTATACCGGAGCCTTCACACGGACTCGGGAATCGACTTATAGTAGATTCCGTTCATCTAGTTATTCCAGAGACTTTGCAGGCGAATATACTAGATTGTTTCTTGGCAACTATGCTGGTAACTATGTAGGTGAATACACACGCATCTCGACACGTGATAGACAATCTACCTATACCCGAACAAGAATAGTAAGTAGAAATTCCAGTTACACTGGCGATTATACCAGATTTTTCTCTGGACAATATTCACGTGACTTCACTAGAATTAGGGCATCAACTTACACTGGCAATTACTCCAGACTTTTCTCTGGACAATATTCACGTGACTTCACTAGAATTAGGGAATCAACTTACACTGGCAATTATACTGCCACATATATTGGTAACTATGCACGTGACTTCACTAGAGATAGAGGTTCTTCATACTCCAGAAGTTTCATTGGTAACTATGCACGTGACTTCACTAGAGATAGAAGTTCTTCATACTCCAGAAGCTTCATAGGTAACTTTTCACGTGACTTCACAAGAGATAGAATTTCTACATATAATAGAAACTTCAGCAGAACTCGTTTCTCAACATATATTGGCAACTTCACTCGAATATTAAACTCTACACGCACTTCGACATCCACATATGGTGCTGTTAGAGTAAGTAATTATACTCGAATCCGTTCATCACTCCTAAAAGCTTCTGTATACTATACTGGTGATTACACAAGAGACTTTGTGGGTGCTGGTTATTTAGGAGTGCCGGGGGCAACATATACTCTTAACCGTACATCTACTTTTGCGGGATTTACGTATTATACCAGATTAGACAAATCGGGTGGTACACTTGCCTTTGCTGGCCCTGCTACGTATACCGGTGACTTTATAACTACTAGGACGGTTCCTTCATACATTGGTGATTACACAAGAGTCAGTTCATATTTGCAGGGATTCACTCGCGAATTTACTAGGACTCGGGTATCTACTTATTCTAGAGAGTTTGCTGGGGAATACTCAAGAAACTTCGAAAGAGCCAGAGTATCAAGTTATAATAGATTGTTTGTTGGCGAATACTCAAGAAACTATGAAAGAACTAGAAATTCGAATTACAACAGATCGTTTGCTGGGGAATACTCAAGAAACTTTACCAGAAATAGAGATTCTAGTTACATAAGAGTTAGATCTTCTACTTTTGCGGGAGAATATGCGAGGGACTTTACCAGAAATAGAGATTCTAGTTACATAAGAGTTAGGTCTTCTACTTTCTCGGGACAATATGCAAGAGACTTTACCCGAGAAAGAAACAGTAATTATATACGGACTAGGGTTTCACTCTATACTGGTAACTATACCGGTGAATATACGAGAGACTTTGCCGGTAACTATACCGGTGATTATGCAGGTCTATTTACCAGAGTTAGTTTAAATGATCGTTATTCGACATATATCAGAACTCGGGTATCGTCTTACCTTAAAGCGTTTGCTGGGAATTATACAAGAGACTTTGCCGGTAACTATACCGGAGATTTCCTACGAATATCAACCAGAACAAGGTTCGATTCTTTCAGTAGAACTCGGGCTTCGTCATACATAACTTTGAGAGCATCTACATACGTTGGAGTTTATGCTGCGGATTATGTCGGTGATTATACTGGTGAGTTTACCAGAGATAGAAACTCCAACTATACCCGAGAAAGAAACAGTAATTATATAAGAAATCGTGGGTCTACATATACCAGAACTAGAGGATCTTCATATACTAGAGAGTCTACTCGAACAAGTACTGTAGATTTTGGCGGCAACTATATTGGTAATTATAGTAGAAACTTTGCCGGTAATTATTCCAGAGACTTTGTAGGAGACTACGTGGGTCAGACTATTAGGGATACTACATTCTCAGTTGAAACATATACTCTGTATGTAAGAACCGCATAAATAAACTTATAAATAGAAATAAGTTTAATAAATTAGAGAAGTGAATTTGTGGCCGCATCTGATATCCCACTAAAGTTAGAAGGTACGAATGGTGATCTGAAGGAGATGACTCCTACGGAAGAGAACTATCTCGCCTATCGTGCAGGTATTCAACTAAAGAATTCTGCGGGTTCTTCTGCTGGAGACTTGCATCTCTCTAGTGGTACTATCATTGGTTCTTTCGTTGATACTTTCTACAATGAACCTGATGGTACCCATCCCGCATCATCTATCACTTCCGGCACAACTACGACTAATCTAAGACAACTATCTAATGATGCGAACTATAATGGTGGTTTTTATAACAGACCGGTTGGTTGGAACACTTCGGGTGATGTAGGTATTCATGAATTCACTGATTCAGATATGGATACCTTATGTACTCGTCTGAATGCACGTATTGCAATATCTGATTATCCAGGCACCTTTTACCTTGGTTCTTCTGCACCTAGTGCGGACTATGGTACATTTATCCCTACTGTATACACAGACACATTAGGTAACGGAACTTCTACAGTATACAATATCTATCAACGTGATGCAATGACTGCACCGACAGCCACGTCTCCGATTGGTATGATTGGGTCAGATTCTGCCGCCAGTTTTGGTGGATTACAAGAACAATCTGTTAACCAGATTACTTACACTTATGGACAACACTGTAAAACTCTTAGGGGAAAGGTGGGTAATATTGGTTCTTACCAATTAAGATCTGCGACTCAGGGAACTCCGGTAAGTGCAGGAACTTGGGCCGCAAAAGGTACTGCGACCAATACTAAAAGAACAACTTCAGAACTTGCATATGTTCGTACTCGTGCATCTTCTTATACTCGTGATCGTTCATCCGCATACGCAAGAACAAGAACTTCACTATACACTCGTAATAGCACAAATACGTTCACCCGAGATTTTAGTGGAAATTATATTGGCAACTACACTCGAAACTTTTCGGGACAATATATCAGAGATTATGTGGGTGAGTATGTCGGTAATTACGTAGGTGAGTACACAAGAAACCGTGCTTCAACTTTCACTAGAAACAGTACTGATACTTTCTCTAGAATCTTTGTGGGCGAGTATGTTCGCAATAGATCTTCTGCATATACCAGAGATAGTATCAATACTTTCACAGGTAACTTTGTAGGCAATTATTCTAGAACAAGAGTATCTGCATACAGTAGAAATAGTATTCGCAACAGGTTGAGTACATATACTCGTAACAGAACATCTACATACACAACCGTGTTTTCGGGAAACTATATTGGTAATTTTGTTGGGGATTATTCCCGTACTAGAGTATCCGCATACGCAGGAACATACTCACGTAATCGCATATCAACATATTCGCGAACACGTACCAGTGCATATATTCGTGATCGAGTAACATCCTTTATTGGCGACTTTGTTGGCAACTATGCACGTAACAGAGTATCATCATACTCTAGAATAAGTACCCGTACTCGTATCTCCGCATATACCCGAACTAGAAGCTCCACATACACCAGAGATCAACTAACGACTTTTACCGGTAACTATGTTGGTAACTACGGCCGTACTCGTATCTCTGCATACGCAAGAATTCGTGTTTCTAATTATGCAGGTAATTATACAGGCAATTATACACGCACGAGAATATCCGCATATACACGTGATCGAGTAACAGACTTTACCGGTGACTTTATTGGTAACTACACTCGTGGCCGAGTTTCCAATTATGTTCGGGATAGACTTGTAACTTTTACCGGTGACTATGTTGGTAACTATAATAGAACATTTGTTGGTAATTATAATAGAACATTTATAGGTAACTATTCACGTGGGTTTGCGGGTGACTATACCGGCAACTATTCTCGTATATCAACACGTATTAGTGCAAGAACAAGAGGTTCCAACTACACTCGTATTTCTTCACGGAATTCATTGGTAACATATACTCGCGACAGATTCCAAGGATATGTCGGTAACTTTGGTGGTAATTACGCAAGAACATTTGTCGGTAATTATGTCGGCGACTATGGTAGATCATTTGCTGGTAACTATACCGGAAATTATAACCGTGCGTTTGCTGGCGACTATACTGGTAACTACCAAAGAACATTTGCCGGAAACTACATTGGTAACTATACCGGAAATTATACTCGTGCGTTTGCTGGCAATTATACTGGCAATTATAATAGAGGGTTCGTAGGAGAATATGGCCGTACTCGTCCTTCTGCATATACCAGAAACAGCACACGTATTTCAGTTCGCACACTCAACTATATCCGAACGAGTCTTCGAACTTCAGTTCGCACACTCAACTATATCCGAACGAGTCTTCGAACTAGTAGTCGAATTTTAACATATACTCGTGATTCGACCTATACTGGTAACTATACCGGAAATTATACTCGTATAAGAATTGCAACTGGTGACTATATCAGAACCAGAACTGCCACCGGAACATATATTCGTACCAGAACTGCCACCGGAACATATATTCGTACCAGAATTGCGACTGGTAACTACCAACGTATATCAATAAGAGACAGAATTGCTACATTATACTACCAACGTACATCATATTATGCAGGTGATTTCACAGGTAACTACACTCGTACATTGTATTACATTGGTAATTTCACAGGTAACTACACTCGTACATTGTATTATGTTGGTAATTTTGTAGGTAACTATAATAGAATAGTTAACTATGTAGGTGACTATACTCGAATAGTTAAACAGACAGTGTATTATACCGGTGATTATTTGGGGGTTGCGAATTACCTGAGATATTCTTCGAGAACCAGAACTGCGACCGGATATTATATCAGAACATCTATACGTACTAGAATTGGAACCGGTACGTACATTAGAACAAGTACCCGTACTTCGAATCGAATCGATACCTATATCCGAACCGGATATTATATAGGTAACTTTACGGGCGACTATACTCGAACTCTATATTACACCGGTAACTATACTCGTACATTGTATTATACAGGCGACTATACTCGAACTCTATATTACATCGGTAACTATACTCGCACATTGTACTATACCGGAGACTATACTCGCATATCTATTCGTAATAGAATAACTCCATTATACTTTACTCGCATTGGATATTACGCAGGTGACTTTACGGGTGACTATACTCGCATTGGATCTTATGCAGGTGACTACATAGGCGACTACACTCGCATTGGATATTATACCGGAGACTACATAGGAAACTATTCGCGAAACTTTATAGGTGACTATTCGCGAACTCGCATCTCTGCGTATACTAGAATATCGACCCGTAGTAGAAATTCTTCATATATTCGCACTTCAATAAACCCATCGACCCGCGGCCGTCTCTCCACATATACTCGTATATCGGCACGTAGTAGATCATCCGCATACATTAGAATATCTACACGCAGTAGACCTAGTAATTACACAAGAACTCGTATTCAAAACAGAAGTTCTACGTATACTCGTACATCAACTCGTGATAGTATCGTTCAGTTCGTAGGTACAACTGGTACACGTTACTCAGATCAATCTAACTTGTTGTGGCAGAACTTTCCTGCTTGGACAGTTGGTACTGGTTCTGCAACTAACTATAATCAGAACGGGGACGGTAACTCACGTATTTCCGACACTTCTCCGAAGGGTACTGATATCGTTTGGGATGTGTCAAATCAAGATGCGACATCTAATGCAGATGGTGGTTGGAATACTTCAGCTTTCTCAGTTGATAAAACCAAACTATACAGATTCTCTACATGGGTAAGACGTAAAGTTATTGGTAATGGTTCATTCTATCTTGGTGTTGGCGGAACAGTATTGAACAGAAGTAATGGTGCATCTAACAGTAATCCGTACTTCCAAGCGAGAGGTTGGTGGTATGGTACCGAATCTCAAAACGAATGGTTTTTGGTAGTCGGTCACGTTTTCCCCGAAGGTTCTGGTACCGGTGCGGCTCATGCTGACTCTGGTATCTATAATATGGCGGGTGAGAAAGTTGTATCCGCTCAGAATGATTTTGTCTGGAGTGGTAACACTACTGCATACCACAGAACATACTTGTATTACTCAACAGATACCGCGACCAATCAACAGTTCTGGGAACCTCGTGTAGATGATACTACAAACGCAGCAAGTCCTAGTATCACTGATATGCTCACATTGTCATCGAACTATACTCGCACGTTCGCAGGTAATTTCACTGGTGATTATACTCGTGGATTTGCAGGCAACTACACCGGCAACTATACTGGTGAATATACTCGTATATCGACCCGTAGTAGAATATCCACATATATACGTACTCGTGCATCGTCTTATATTCGTAATCGTGTATCTGCCTACGCAAGAACTCGTATAACCGACTCTATTGGAAACTTTGTTGGTGACTATGGTAGAACCTTTACCGGAAACTATACCAGAAATAGTATCAGTACATTCGCAGGTAATTTTGTCGGTAACTATAATAGAGGATTCGTTGGTAACTATACCCGTATATCTCTCCGCACTTCGACTCGTGCATTTGAAGGTAACTATGCTCGTGCATTCGCAGGTAACTATTCTAGGACTCGGGTAACCGACTCTATTGGAAACTTTATTGGTGACTATGCTCGTGCATTCGCAGGTAATTACAATCGTGGATTTGGGGGTAATTATACCGGCAATTTCAATAGAACTTTTGTTGGGGAATACACAAGAAATAGTATCAGTACATTCGCGGGTAATTTTGTCGGTAACTACAATAGAGGATTTGTTGGTAACTATGCAAGAGGTTTTGCGGGTAACTATGTCGGCAACTACAACAGAAACTTTGTGGGAGAATATGCAAGAACTCGTGCGACTGATTTTGTAGGAGAATACACTGGTAACTTCTCAAGAATATTTGGTGGTAATTATGGCCGGACTTTCGTAGGAGATTTTGTTGGTAACTACAACAGAAACTTTGTAGGAGAATATACTCGGGATTCTACTTCAGACTTTGCGGGTAACTTTGTGGGTAACTACAATAGAACCTTTGTTGGTGAATATGCAAGAACCCGATCTTCTAATTATGTCGGAGACTTTACTGGTAACTATAGTAGAACTTTTGTTGGGGACTACTCAAGAACTTCGGTCAGAACCTCTGCACGAACTAGAGTATCCACTTTTAGTAGAAGTCGAAATTCAGCATATACCATAGATTCTACTAGAACTAGAACCTCGTCATACTTAGGTGACTTTACTGGTAATTATAGTAGAGGTTTTGCGGGTAACTATAGTAGAACATTCGCAGGAAATTATGCCAGAAACTTTACTGGTAATTATACCGGAACAACTGTTGATTCCGGAACAGGAGTGATTGAGACATATACCTTGTACGTAAGGGTTGCTTAATCTTTTGATATATAGTATAATGTAAATAATATACAATTGGAGAACTGAAATGAGTTATAAAAGATGGATGGATAATGCGTTCTGGGAAACAGAGGAGAAAGAAAAACTCAACTGTATCCTAGAAATGAAAGATGATCTGGATCGCGAGACCCGACAAGTAATGATGTTGAGTCGCAAGAATAAGGATGGTAGTGAAAATGAATTGTTCAATGAAGTCATTGATGCTTTAGGTGAAGAGTCTGTAGATAGAAATACCGAAGACCGTAAGATTCGTAAAGCTGCCGAAAAAGAAGAAGATAAACAACGTGATGTGGAACACGCACGTGCACGTAAGTTAGAAGAACTCTTTAACTATAAATTAGAAATCTTCGAAACCGAAGAAATTAAAAACTCTAAGAACAGAAAACTCAAGTCTAAACTTAGACGAGCAAAGTCCAAGGTAGAAGCGAATCTTTTTGCTATGTTGCTTTTAAAAGAAGAACTTGGAGTTGAGGAAGATGTCTGAGAAGTCTAAAGGTTATGTGTTGGTTGCATCGAATAAGATTAACTTCTATCGGTATGCGATCAATCTAGCAGAATCTATTCTGGATTATTACGAAGATGCGAAGATTACACTATTCTGCGAAGAGTGGATGTTCGAAGAAATACACCGAGATTTATTTGATAATGTTGAATGGTGTTCATCCCACTACCGTGCAAAACTAGATGGTATGGCTCGTTCTCCATATGACCTAACCATGTACCTCGATGTTGATATGGAAGTGGAACACGAAGATATCCGCATTTGTTTTGATGAATTGGAAAGACGTGACGAAGACATCTTATTCTCTGAATTGACCGATGATCGTGAATATGTCTATGCCGAAAGAAGTTTTGATACTCCCGATGGCCCATCCAAGTTCACTCTATGTGGTGGTGTTGCACTTTACGATATGACCAAACCTATTGTACGTGAGTTCATGGATGATTGGTGGGATCTCACACGCAGACAAATGGATCGTGACTGGTGGCCTGAAGGATATATAGAAAGTCTTCGGTCATGGGATCAGTTCAGTCTTTGGTGGTTGACCGAGAAAGAACCTAAATACAAAGACCTGAAGTATGGTATCTTGGAAGATGATTTGCGTTGGAACTATTATAACGCATTCAACTGGGCAAGGACTAGACCAGAAGGTGAAGTTATTGTCAGACATTATTCCTGTGGATTAGATAAGGACGGATATATTATATGAGTTATATGCAAGACATTCCGGTGATGAACCAAGACTTATTGGTGAAATTAAATGCCTATCGAGATTTCTTGACCAGAGATATCCCTGACTTCGAGGAAACATTTCATAAGAGTTGTTCTCACGAATCACGGAATAGACATTTCTGGGCGGGTAAAGGTCATCTGGAAGAAATATTAGATCAAGGAACCCGACACGAAGGATTTCCCGATCAGATGTATGGTTATGAAATGAGTGTTGGTCGCAAGGGACATGAATTTTTCAATAACGGGGTTCATCCCTCGGTAAGAAAAGATAGAACCGCAGAACTCGCGCACATGAATCAAGGACTTATGAATTGGTTGGGTGTGAAAAATAATGCACTAACCGCATGGTATCCGCCCGGTGGTTTTATCTCTTGGCACAATAATGCAAATGCAGCAGCGTATAATTTGATCTTCACGTGGTCGGAAACTGGAGAAGGTCAATTCGAATATGTAGATCCTATATCAAAAGAAGTTGTGGTGATGGAAGATAAGCCAGGGTGGCAGTGCAAGGCAGCATACTTTGGTCATTACGGTGAACCCGAAAGATTGTTCTATCATGCCGCGAAGACTGACTGTTGGAGATGTACAGTATCTTTCACTTTCGATACTTCCCAACTATCCGCTGAACTTCGCGAAGATTTACTCGAAGAAATTAGTTCAGACGAATAAATATCTCGTTTTCCAGTTTCCAAAACATATAAATAAAACCATAGACACAACTTTGGTTTGATGGGAACTGGAATGGCAGATTACGAAGACTTTACAATTGATCAAGGCGCAGACGTTGCAATCGAGTTGCACCTTCAGGAAACTGACGGTTCCAAGAAAAACTTGACTGGACATACCGTTAACGCAAAAATGAAACGTAGTTACACTTCTGTTGACAGTGATGAGATCCTAGATTTCACCACTATCGTTAGCGAACCCGCAACAGATGGTATTGCAGTTTTATCCCTCACAAATACTCAAACTGACACCCTCAATACCAGAACACGTTACGTCTATGACGTTGAATTAGCGGTCAATGATAGTGACGGTAATATTCTCATTGAACGAATTTTAGAGGGTAAGATCAAAGTCTCACCTTCGGTAACAAGGTAAATATATGGCTGTCACGGTATCCCTTAGAGGAAAAACTAAAGTTAAAAGGGTCGTTGTTGGGAAACCAATCAGACGTATCACATCAACTACAGGCAATATCAATAATATCGGTGGTGTAGATACCAGTAATGTTACGGATGGTGCAGTTCTAGTATTCAGTGAATCCACAGGCAATTTTGAGGCAAAAACTGAATTAAACAATCAAGAAGTTAACGGAGGCCAATACTAATGGCATCATTATTAAGAATAAAACGGTCGGGGACTTCGGGAGATCCGTCCACACTTGGCCAAGGTGAATTAGCATATTCATACTTGCCCGATAATGGTTCCAATGGTGGTGACCGTTTATATATCGGTACTGGTACTGAAATCGCAGGTAATGCAGTCAACCACGAAGTTATTGGTGGTAAATTCTTCACTCAAATGCTCGACCATGACAAAGGCACAGTTACCCCGAATAGTGCACTCATTGTTGATGCGGATAGCAAACTTGATATTTTAAAAGTCGATGACATTATTATTGATGGGAGTTCTATCAGTGTAACTGGTGGACTTACAATTGACACTCAAGGTAATGAAGTCGATTTTCTAAACGTACAACTTCACGGTGTTGCGACTCCTACCCATGACTCGGATGCTGCGAACAAAGGATATGTAGATGATCAAATTGCTACCAACACTTTTACTATCGGTGCAGATAACGGTACTAATGACACGTTCAATACTTCTACCGGTATATTGACATTCGGTGGTGGTACAGGTCTGACATCTACTGTTACTGATGATGCAATTACTTTTGACTTAGACAGTACTGCGGTAACGCCTGGGTCATATGGTTCTACCACACAGATTCCAACTTTCACAGTTGATGCACAAGGTCGTTTGACTGCGGCTTCTGTTGCGAACGTTGCAACAAACTTGACTGTCAACTCAGATCCTATCAGTCTACTTGACTCGGACTTGACATTTACCGCAACCGGTAATGGTCTCACTCTTACATATACCGCAACTACAAATACTGTAGACTATGCAATTGATGATGCGACTACTTCTTCGAAGGGTGTTGCTCAGTTCCTCTCTGATGACTTTGATGTAACTTCCGGTTCAGTATCTTTGGTGGATGATGTAGTAAAACTCATCATTACAGACTCTGGATCTGTAACTCCTACTGGACATGATTTCAATATCCTCGGTAATGGCGTACAGGGTCTGGATGTAACTGGTGCAGGTGCAACAGTAACTATTACACCAAGAACCGCATCGTATTCACAACTGGGTACCGCTAAATTTAATTCGAGTGACTTCACACTCAACTCTGGTGACGTAAGTCTCGATTCTTCGGTAGTGAAACAAATCACAACTGATGATGGTATTGTTCCTATTACTGGTCACATGGTATCTATCCTTGGTGGAGAAGGTATCAATGTAGGTCATGCAGGTACTAACATCTCTATCGAAGGTGAAGATGCGAATGGTGCCAACAAAGGTATTGCATCTTTCGAAGATACTGACTTTGATATATCGAATGGTCACGTAAGTCTGAAGGCTGCGTCTATTGCAAATGCAGATTTAGTAAATGATGACATCACAATAGGTGATACTACGGTTGCACTTGGTGCGACTATTACAGATCTCACCGGTCTAACCGGTATTACTACCGATACAATTCGTATCGATGGTAACAAGATCTCTACTAACAGTTCTACCGAGGTTCTTGTACTTGACCCTAAAGGTGGAGACTCTAACGGTGGTCAAGTTCTTGTACTGGGTGACCTTGTTGTACAGGGTACGCAGACAATCATTAACTCGACTACTATGTCGATCAATGACCTTAACCTTGTTCTTGCAGATAGTGCCGCAGATGCGACCGCTGCAAATGGTGCAGGTATTACGGTCAATGGTGCAAATGCAACAATCACTTACTCTGTTGCAGGAGACAAGTGGAACACCAACAAAGATCTAGATGTTGGTGGTGAGATCTATCGCAATGGTACGGTTCTTCGTGAATATATCGAAGACCATCTAGGTAACACATTCTTCGCTGCCGGTGAAGGTATGGACATTACCTATGGTGCTGCACAAGACAGTGATAATACTATCACATTCGCGGCAGAGATTGCAAGTTATACTAACAAAGGTGTTGCGTCTTTTGACTCAGACCAATTCACCATTACATCTGGTTTTGTGACTATCGCAACACTCGATGGTGGAACATACTAAATAATAGAATATCACCCCCTTCTATAAGGGGGTTTATCCAATATTGGAAAAGGTTGACAAATGTCGAATACACTTTTTAGATTAAAGAGAAGTGCAGTTAAGGGCAAGAGCCCGACTACATCAAATATAGAACTTGGCGAATTAGCGATCAACACAAATGATGGTCGTCTTTTCTTCAAGACAACGGATTCTGCATCCTCTAGTTCTATCGTAACACTCAGACAAGTATCTGGTGGAACCGGCATTACCGAGACCAACGGTGAGTTAAGTATCACCAACACTGGTGTCGGTGCAGGTACCTATGGTTCTACCACAACCATTCCAGTATTGACTATCAATGCGCAAGGTCAAATTGATAGTGCGGGAACTGTTACTGTTGCAGGTGTTTCGGGGTTATCCTTCGATTCCTCTAATGCAACTCTTACACTGGCCACCGCAGATGGTGGTTCATTCAATGCACGAATTGGTCTGCAACATTTCTCGACTTCGGATTTAAGTGAAGGGACTAACCTTTACTACACAACTGCACGTGCAGACTCCGCATTCGATGATCGTCTTGCTCTTAAAACAACAGACGATCTTACCCAAGGTAGCACAAACAAATATTATGCAACATCTCTATTCAATACAGATCTTGCAACCAAAACAACAGACGACCTAACACAAGGCTCGACTAACCTCTATTACGATTCCGCAACCACCACAACTACCGCACGAAATGCGATTGGTGTAAGTGGTTTACCGTTGACATATAACGCTGCAACTGGTACACTAGGTTATACCGAAGTATCATATGCAGGATTTGATTCTGACTTTGCGTTAAAAACTACCAATGATTTAAGTGAAGGTGGTTCTACCAATCTCTATTTCAACAATGCCAGAGCACGTGCTGCGGTATCTGCGACTGACAATGGCGGAGATGGTTCATTCTCGTATGATAGTTCTACAGGTACGTTCTCCTTTACCGGCCCTTCTGCGGCCGAAGTCCGTGCACATTTTAGTGCAGGTACAGGTATTGGTATCACCAATGGTCAAATCTCGACAAGTATTACACAATATACAGATGCAGACGCACGTGGCACAGTATCAGTAAACGATGCTGGGGGTGATGGGTCTCTTTCATATGATTCATCCACAGGTATCTTTACATACACTGGCCCAAATGCGAGTGAAGTCCGTGCGCATTTATCTGCCGGTGGTGATTTATCATATGACTCTGCGACTGGTAGATACTCTTTCACACAAAGAACAGACTCAGAAGTACGTGGTCTGGTCTCAGTAACAGATGCAGGTGGAGATGGTTCTCTATCTTATAATAACGGTACTGGTGTAATTACATACACAGGCCCTAGTGCATCCGAGACTCGTGCACATTTCTCTGGTGGAACTGGTGTCACAATCACTGACGGGTCTATTGCGATTGCACAGTCTGTCGGAACTACCGATGATATTGTATTCGGTAAGGTAACTGTTGACTCCGCAGAGATTGGATGTCTACACTTAACTAAACAAGAAACTGCACCTAATAGTCTTGCGGGTTTACTCTACTATGATTCAAACCCACAGAAAGGTATATCGTTTATACCAACAACCAATGAATTGGTTCAAGATGTAACAATCAACCTCGGTCAAGAACATTTAATATATGTTCATAACTTGACCGGTGGACAGATTAACAATGGTGATGCAGTATACGTATCCGGTACTGCACACGGTATCCACCCCCAAATATCTCTTGCAAAGGCAGATGCTTCTTCTACAGCAAATGTTACTGGTATTGCAACTATGGATATCCCGAACGGGAACCACGGTTATGTGACTCAGTTCGGTTTAGTAAATGGTCTGAATACTTCTGGTATGACCCAAGGTGCATTTGCATACCTTTCTGCTGATAGTGCGGGTAAGTGGTCTACAACTGAAGTATCAATCGACCAAGGTTATCCTACACACGTAGGTCGTGTAATCTCAGTAGATTCTACTTCGGGTTCACTACTTGTAAACGTTGAGAAAGAACACGCAGAATATATCCGTGTTGAAGACCGTATGATTGTTGATGGTAAAATCACTGCGGATTCTGGTGACTTCAAACTACTTAACGTAGACATATCATCCTACTCGGATATCGATGTTCCCAATAACCTTCCTGCTTTCCGTGAAGGTAACTTGTTTTATATGCAAGGCCCTGATGCACTTGTATACTCGAACTCATCAATCAATGTCAAAGTTGGTCAAGATGAAATCATGCGAGTTTTCAACAACTCGGGATCATCTATTCCCAAGGGTAAAGTTGTATATGTAACTGGTGCTGCAAATGACTTCCCGACAATCTCACTTGCAAAGTCAGATAACTTCAGTACAACATACACAACATCTGGACTTGCATCAAGTACTATCGCTAATGGTGCATATGGTTATGTAACAGTACGTGGTCTATACGGTGGGTTGAATACTGCATCCTTTAATGTGGGTGATATCCTTCACGTTTCTCCTGATAGTGCGGGTGAAATGGTAGCATTTTCTCCTGATTATCCTAACTGGCCATATCAAGTTGGTACGGTACTTGTTTCGGATTCCGCAACTGGTGGTAATGTCGGTGGTTGTATTCAGATCAGTCTTGCTCCAGAGATTGCAGAGAACCTTCGTGTTCAAGGTAACCAACGTGTAGATGGTAATGTCACTATCGCAGGTAATCTGAACATCCTTGGTTCTGAAACAACAACTACTGTACAGTCTCTAAACGTTGGTGATCAGTTCATCTATGTTGGTGCAGGTGATACCATCGAAACAGTATTCGGTGCGGGTATATCTGGACTTAATGATGCGACTTTCAAAGAATATTATGAAGGTGATTCTGACAGAACGTATTTTGTCAAGATAACCGGAACCGATAGTGCAGGTGATACTATCCAATGGGGTTTCGACTCTGCGGAAGGTATTGGCGAGTTTACTCCGTTATCGTTTGATTCGGACGGTGGTACAGGCCCTACCTCTTGGAACTTGGGTGTAGATAATACTCTTGTACCATTAAGATATAATGTCAAGGTAACTTTCTCGTCTCCTACTGGTCACACTTTAAACAACTACTGGAAAGGTGACGCACAACCAATCAATCAAGATTTTGGTATTGTCGGTAACTACAATACGATTGATGCGCCATATACCCATGCGGGTGTCTTCCGTGATACCACAGATAGTCGTTGGAAGTTCTTCAACAAATACGATCCAGAAGTTGGTGGAAACATCAATACTTCAGACCCATCTTTTGAACTCGCAGACTTGCAAGTCAACAGATTATATGGTAATGTTACTGGTGCAGTAACGGGTAATGCGTCTACCGCAAATAGTCTTCTCACTTCAAGAACTATTGGTATTTCTGGTGATGTGACTGGTACCGCAACTTCGTTTGATGGTACTAGTAACATTACTATTACGACTGGGATTACTGCTAATACTATTGTCAATGCAGACATCAATACAAATGCTGCGATTGCAGATACTAAACTCGGAACAATCTCAACTGCGGGTAAGGTACAGAATTCTGCAACTACTGCGACTTCTGCGAATACCGCAAGTACAATTGTTGAACGTGATGGTTCAGGTAACTTTACTGCAACTGCAATCACCGCAAACCTAACAGGTGACGTAACTGGTACTGTATCGAGTCTATCCAACCATACGTCTACTATCCGTAACTTATTCAGTGTAGATAATTCGGGTCTTGGATATGATAGTGCGACCGGACAGTTTAGTTTAGCAAATCCTGGCGTAGACTCTGCGTCAACTCTTGCATTGTTCTCTGCTGCAAATAGTGGTACCGGATATGGTACACTCTCATATTCAAATGGAGAGTTTAGTTTTGCGAAGGTAACAGATGCAAACATCCGTTCTGCAATATCCGCAAGTACTGGTATCTCAATCACCGATGGGGCGATTTCAACTACCATTACACAGTATACTGATACTCTTGCACGTGGTGCAATCGGTATCAATAATAATGGTACTGGATTCGGTTCTTTAAGTTATAACTCTGGAACTGGTACAATTACCTATAACAAGGTCACGACACAAAACATTCGTGATCAATTCAGTGTTACTGGTGATATCGCATATGACTCTGCGACTGGTCAGTTCTCGGTAGATGAAACATACTCTACTGCAAATGAACTGTTGACTGCGGTCAAGACTGTAGATGGATCGGGTTCAGGTCTGGATGCTGATGTTCTTGATGGTCAACAAGGTTCGCATTATCGAATCAACGTATATAACTCTGCGGGAACGCTACTTAACTAATAGGTAATAACATGGCCAATCCAAATACAAGAGACGAACATATTGACTACTGTCTACGGGCATTAGGATCTCCTGTACTCGAAATTAATGTGGCGGACGAACAGATCGAAGATCGTATTGACGAAGCTTTACAATGGTTTCGTGAATATCACCCTGATGGTAAAAGACGATTTTACATTACACATCAACTTGTTCAGGCAGAAATTGACGCAGGGTTTTTCGAACTACAAGAAGATCTATTAACTGTTGTACGCATGTTCCGTGTGGATAGTGTGACTGCATCAACCAACTTCTTTGATATTAAGTATCAGATGAGATTGAATGATATTAGTGATCTAAATAGACATAGTGGTGACATGGCATACTATGAACAAATGCAACAACACCTATCATTACTTGATATGAAACTAAGTGGGGAACCACAGATTACATTTGACCGACAGAATGACAGAGTATATTTCTATCATGATAAGGCAGATTTCACAGTAGGTAACTATGTGGTCTTTGAGGTATATGGTGATATTGATCCTAATGCGGGAACAAACTCGGATTTGAATTCACTATGGAACCATAAGTTTTTAAAACAATATTCTATCGCACTACTCAAGAAACAGTGGGGACAGAATATGTCTAAGTTCGAAGGTATGCAATTACCTGGCGGTGTTACTATTTCGGGACGACAGATCTATGATGATGCTGTTGCAGAGATAGAACAAATCATGATTAAATTCAGAGAAGAAGAAGACATTGGCCCAATGTTCTTTGTAGGATAAAAAATGGCAACGAATCCGTGGGTTTCCCAAGCAGTACGTGGCGAACAGAACTTATACGAGGACTTGGTAATCGAGTCCTTGAAGTTCTATGGTCAAGATGTATATTATTTACCCCGTGAACTTGTCAATGTAGATAAAGTGTTCCTTGATGACGTTCCTTCGCATTTCAGTGACGCATACAAAATAGAAATGTATGTAGAGAATGTAGATGGGTTTGGAGGAGAGGCTGACTTATTCTCCAAGTTCGGAGTAGAGTTACGTGATCAAGCAACATTTGTTTGTGCACGAAGAAGATGGAAAGGACTCATCGGTGATAAACTAGATGCGTATAACTTCCGTCCAAGAGAAGGTGATATCATATACATCCCATTCTCTCAGTCTATGTTTGAGATCTTCAAAGTAGAAACCGAAACACCTTTCTATCAACTAAGTCAATTACCTACGTTCAGACTTCAGTGTGAGTTATTCGAATATAATGACGAAGACTTTGATACTGACATCGAAGGTATTGATGACGTGGAGGTTGAGAGTGCATACCAATACAAACTGGTTATGGATTCTCCGGAGGTTGCGAGAGCAACTGCAACTACACTGATCAATCTCGATGGACAAGTGACACAGTTTCAAACTGGTTTCGCAGGTAAGGGATATACTTCTGCACCCACAATAACTCTAGAATCTGCCTTGGGTAGTAATTCACAGTTCGGTAATGCGTCTCTAGATGTAGGTCGTGGTCGTGGTTCAGAATCTAATTACACACAAACCGGATTGCATGGTGTAATTGAAGCTTGGATATATATTGACGATTTGCCTTCTTCTGGACAGTCAATCTTTTTCGAGACAGGTGGAAGTGATGACGATCTTCCCGCCCGATATTTCTGGGGTGTAAATAGTCTTGGACAGTTAACATATAGTCGTGGTGATAATTCTGGCGGTGGTGTCACAGTACTTACTGGTAATAACGTTTTATTCCAAGAAGATACTTGGCATCACATACTTATCGGTGCATTTGATACAAATAATCTAGTTATATACTTTGATTTCGAGAAAAAGTTTGATGATAATCTTGCAGGTGTTACTTTCGACTGGGTGTCTGATAATGGTTACTCGGTAGGCGGAACTGCGGCACGTACAGTCGATGGTGTTGACTGGAGTGGATTGAATGGATTCATCGATGAATTCCGTGTTCAAGTTGGCACGAAGGCAGAACTTCTAGAACCAAGATATACTGTTGTTGGTGTTGATAACGTAATAGTAACTACTGAAGCCGCATATAGTGCAGATGATAAAGATGCCGTACTGTTACATTTCGATGCAATCAGTGCAACCGCTACATCTACAATCGATTCGGATGGTGTGATAGATTCATTTATCTTGACAAACTCGGGTATATATTACAACGAACCACCGACCGTAACGATTTCTGCTCCATACAGTGTTAATGATTACAAACGTGGTGAGATAGTAACACAGTCTGGTAGTGGATACTCCATGACCGGCGAGGTTGCAAAATGGTCTGACTCGGACAATACTTTGTATCTGGCTCATGTGGGTGCGACAGACGGTAAGTATCATACATTCAATACAACAAGAGCGGTAGTTTCTCCTAGTGCAACCTATGCACCGAATCTGGTAGAAGAGTTACAACAAATAGAAGAGGTGGCCGCAGGTCTTTCTCAGGGAGATTACTTTGATGATTTCGAAAGTGATTTTTTAGATTTTTCTGAAGGAAATCCGTTTGGAGATATGTCATAATGTTCGGAACACATTTTTATCACAAGAGAGTAAGAACTGCGGTATCCGTATTCGGTTCTTTATTTAATAACATATATGTGTTGAGAACTAACTCGGCAGGAGAGACTATCTCTCAAGTCAAAGTTCCGTTATCATATGCCCCCAAGAGAAGTTTCATTCAACGTCTTCAGGAAATGAGAGAAGGTGAAGAACAGGAACGTAGAGTTGCAATTAAGTTGCCTCGGATGTCTTTCGAGATTACTTCTATGGCGTATGACCCTCAGAGACAACTACCCAAGACAAATACGTTCTCGACAACACTGCAAGGTAGTGAGACTAAACGTAATAACTTCTATGTGTCCGTACCATATGATATGACATTTGATGTCAACGTATATGCAAAGAGTCAAGATGACGCATTGCAAATGGTCGAACAGATTATACCATATTTCAACCCATCATATACGGTTGGTGTAAAACCTTTCAGTTCAGAGTTCCCCGAGATAAAAGAAGACGTACCTATTACATTACAGGCAATATCTTTCTCGGACGACTTTGAAGGTTCTGTTGGTGATCGAAGAACCATCATATACACACTATCATTCGGTATGAAAATAAACTTCTACGGCCCAACCTCACAATCACCGGTCATACGCGAAGTTAATAATAATCTATATACTATAGGAGCAGACGGAGATCTGTTTCACACACGCATCCAAACTACACCAACTCCGGTTGGAATTAGTGCAGATAGCGACTATGGATTTTTAGAATTATATTTGGATAGTGCATTTTAATGTCAGATGATAGTAATGATAACATCAAAAGTGATTATGACTATTCTAGAGAGACCTACTACGACCTAATTGAAAAGGGACGTGAATCTCTGGAACTCATGATTGAAGTTGCACGTGAGAGTGAACACCCTCGCGCATTCGAAGTATTGTCTGGTATGATAAAAGGTATTGCTGATGTTAACGATAAGTTAATGGATCTCCAGAAAAAGAAAAAGGATGTCGAGAAGTCTGATGTTCCAGCTCTGGAGAATAGAGGTAATACCACCAACAATGTTTTTCTGGGTTCAACAACTGAACTCCAACGATTTTTACAGAATGAGAAACAAGTGATCCCGCATGACGACTCAGACTAAGGAATCATATCTTGGAAACCCCCAAGTTAAACGGGATGGGGTTGCCGAGAATTGGACAGAAGAGAAGATAAAAGAATACCAAAAGTGTATGGGAGACCCCGTACACTTCTGTCGTACATACGTAAAGGTGGTGCATCTTGACCGTGGTCTGGTTAATTTTGATTTATACGAATATCAAGAAAAGATGTTTGACCATTTCGAAAAGAATCGTTTCTCTATCGTACTTGCATGTCGTCAATCCGGTAAGTCAATCAGTTCGGTTGGGTACCTTCTATGGTATGCTTGTTTCCATTCCGAGAAAACTATCGCAGTACTTGCAAACAAAGGTGCAACCGCACGAGAGATGCTCGCACGTGTTACACTCATGTTGGAAAACCTTCCTTTCTTTTTGCAGCCGGGTTGTAAGGCACTCAACAAAGGTTCTATTGAGTTTAGTAATAATTCTAGAATCATTGCCGCTGCTACTAGTGGGTCTTCTATTCGTGGTATGTCTGTTAATCTTCTTTTTCTCGATGAGTTTGCTTTCGTTGAGAATGCGGCTGAGTTCTATACGTCAACGTATCCTGTTGTATCTTCGGGTAAAGACACCAAAGTAATCATCACCTCTACCGCAAATGGTATTGGTAATCAGTACGAAAAGATTTGGACTGGTGCCGTTCAAGGAACGAATGCATACCAACCATTCCGTGTGGATTGGTGGGATGTGCCGGGCAGGGATGAGAAATGGAAGTTGCAAACAATTGCGAACACTTCTCAATTACAGTTCGACCAAGAATTTGGTAATACTTTCTTTGGTACGGGTGATACACTCATAGGTGCAGAAACCCTGATGGGTCTCAGAGCACAAAATCCTTCAAGTGTTCTTGAAGGGGGTGACTGCCTTATATATGACGAACCAATTAAGGATTACGAATACATCATGGCAGTTGATGTATCGAAGGGAAGAGGACAGGATTATTCTACGTTTAACGTAATCGATATTACCTCACGACCTTTCAAACAAGTCGCGGTGTATCGGTGCAATACTATTTCTCCACTACTCTTTCCTAACATTATATATAAGTATGCGAATCTCTACAATCAATCGTGGGTAGTCGTTGAATCAAATGATCAGGGTACAGTAGTTTGTAATGGACTATATTATGACTTAGAATATGAGAACCTCCACACCTCCAGTGCAACCAAGGCAGACGCACTCGGTATAGAAATGAACCGAAAAGTCAAGAGACTTGGGTGTTCCTCAATCAAAGACATTATAGAAACAAACAAAATAAACATAGTGGATGAGAACACCATCCTAGAGATATCAACATTCATAGGTAAAGGACAATCATACGAAGCCTCTAGTGGTAACCACGATGACCTTATGATGAACCTAGTGATGTTTGGATATTTCGTATCCACCCAATTCTTTGCGGATATGACAGACATTAATCTAAAGGACATGATGTTCCGAGATAAGATGTCCGCAATAGAAAATGATATAGTACCGTTCGGTTTCATTGATGATGGATCGGATTATATCGAAGAACAAGATAACACATACCAAGGATGGCACTCTATAGACACGATAGGTGATCGAGACTGGTAGAGAATAGTATTCTTATAAATACTAGTATTGAAAATAACCGTATTATGATTTACTTATCATTCGTTAACGAAACTAAAGGAAAATGCTATGGCTGTAAAACCCGCATCTCCACGGATCAATATCAGTGAGATCGACAAAACGGCAATCGTGCCTGCTGTCGGTGCTTCTGGTGCTGGTTTCGTAGGAAACTTCCGTTGGGGCCCTGTGCATGAACGAACTCTTATCTCTGACGAGACGGGTTTAGTTACTGCATTTGCCGCACCTAACGACACGAACTCAGTGGATTTTCATTCCGCTGCGTATTTCTTAAAATACTCACAAACTCTTCAAGTTGTTCGCGAGAACAATGGTGGACAAAACGCACACGGTGCAGTGACCAAACTTGCAGGTGACTCTGACCTTAACTCTATGATTGTCAACAATGGCTCTCACTGGGAAAATACTGTCAAAGACGCAGTAGGTGAAGGTGTTTCAAAAACTTCTAGTGGTACTTGGATTGCAAAATATCCAGGCGACATTGGTAACGCTTTGACTGTATCTTTCTGTCCTGCTGGCGACTCTGCAAGTGTTGATCACTTTACTGGTTGGTCATACGCATCACAGTTCAATGGCGCGCCCGGATCTTCTACTTATGCAACCAGCAATGGTGCATCTAATGACGAAGTTCACGTTGCTATTATTGACCGTACCGGTCTAATCTCTGGTACTGTTGGTGCAGTTCTTGAAAAGTTTGAATATCTCTCTGTTGCTAAAGGCGCAGTAACTCCTGACAATTCACCTAACTATATCTCTGACGTACTGAATGCAAACTCTCAGTATATCTGGAATGGTTACTTCGGTGATGACTCTGCCTTCGGTTCTGACTTCTTAGATCTTGGCGGAAACTGGGGAACTACTCCTGATGTAGATACTGCGACCAACTATGGTCTCGGTGCAGCTCTTGTAGATGGTGTTCGTACAGTAAATCTTGGTGGTGGACAAGCGTCTGCAACTCTATCTACTGGCGATATCTCAGAAGGTTACGATCTGTTCGAAGACAAACTCACTACCGAGATTGACTTCCTGATTGCTCCTATGCACCCAACTGCCGCACAAGGCGCGACTGTTACAAATGACCTAACGTCAATTGCAACTGCACGTAAAGATTGTGTTGTAATAACTTCTGTAGACAGAGACAATCTTGTGGGTAAGACCGATGCACAAGCAACAACCAATGCGGTTTCCTTCGTTGGCGGATTAACTAAATCCTCTTACTTAATTGTCGATAACAACTTCATCAAGATCTTTGATAAGTACAACGACAAGTACATCAACATCCCTGCTGCTTCAAGCACTGCGGGTCTGATGGCTGCTACTGACATTATCGCAGATCCTTGGTACTCACCTGCCGGACAGAGACGTGGTAATTATCGTGGTGTTACCGATATCTTAACTAACCCTAATCAAACCCAACGTGATTCTCTGTATAAAGCAGGTGTCAACCCTATCGCAAACATTCCAGGCACTGGTCTGATCTTGTTTGGTGATAAGACGTTGGAAAGCCGACCTTCTGCCTTTGACCGTATCAACGTAAGACGTTTGTTTATTGCGATTGAGAAGTCTATTGGTGAAGCTGCGAAAAACGTGATGTTCGAATTCAATGACGAGTTTACTCGTGCAGAGTTCGTAAATATCGTTGAACCTTTCCTCCGTAGAGTTAAGGGTCGTAGAGGTATAACTGACTTCCGTGTTGTATGTGATGAAACAAACAACAATCAAGAAGTTGTGGACAATAACCAATTTGTTGCAAGTATCTTCGTTAAACCCGCACGTTCTATCAACTTCGTTCAATTGAACTTTGTTGCTGTTAGAAGTGGTGTGGACTTTGAAGAAGTTATCGGCACGGTAGGAGCATAATACAATGGCTATTTTAGGTGTAGATGATTTTAAATCAAAACTAAAAGGCGGTGGTGCTCGTCCTAACCTCTTCAACTGTAAGTTGAACTTTCCTGCATATGCCCTTGGTGATGCAGAACTGACTTCTTTCATGGTGAAGGGTGCACAGTTACCTTCTTCTAACGTTGCTCCGATCACGGTACCTTTCCGTGGTCGTCAACTGAAGATTGCCGGTGACCGTACATTCGAAGAGTGGACAGTAACCGTCATTAACGACACAGGTTTTGAAATACGTGATGCAATGGAACGTTGGATGAACGGTATCAATTCGCACAATGCGAATACCGGATTCAATGATCCTGCGGATTACCAAACTGACCTGTCAGTAGACCAGTTGGACAAAGATGGACTTGTAATTAAGACTTACAACTTCCGTTCTTGTTTCCCAACCGTGATTTCTGCTATTGACTTGAACTATGATACAGTAGACACTATCGAAGAGTTTACCGTAACATTCCAAGTACAATATTGGGAGTCAGGCACAACTAGTTAAGTTGTGACTAAATATATGCGTAGGGGGATTTTCCCCCTGCGTATTATTTTTACTTTGAGGCAAAGATGGCAGACGACAATAACAGTATTATGAAATTATTCGGTTTCGAACTCAAAAGAGCATCGAAAAAAGAAACCGGTAAAGAAAATGATAAATTACCTTCTATCGTTCCGAAAGCGGATGACGATGGTGCGGGTTATGTAACTGCGTCTGGTTCTCACTATGGTCAGTACATTGACATTAATGGTGATAACGCAAAGGACAATGCAGAACTCATCATGAAGTATCGCGGTGTGGCCAACCATCCAGAAGTTGACGCAGCGATTGAAGATATTGTAAACGAAAGTATTTCTGGTTCGGAGACAACCTCTCCTGTAGAACTGAATCTAGACGGTATCGAAACGTCAGATAAAATTAAAAAATTAATGGTAGAAGAGTTTGATGGGATATGTTCCATGTTAAACTTTTCCGAGATGGGACACGACATATTCCGTTCATGGTATATTGACGGTCGTCTTGTCCATCACTTAGTAGTAAACGAATCTAATGCGAAGGCCGGTATCCAAGAGATCCGTCCTATAGACACCCCCAAGATTCGTAAAGTAAAAGAAGTAAAGTATAAAAAAGATACACTGACTGGTGCAAAGATCGTAGATAAAACCGAAGAGTTCTACGTGTTCCAAGAGAAGAGTTCTACGCAGAGTGCGGTAAAGATTTCTCCGGATGCAGTATCATATGTGACTTCGGGTCTTACAGATCCTAGTAAGAAACGTATTTTATCTTACTTACAGAAAGCAATTAAACCCATCAACCAGTTACGTATGATGGAAGATAGTCTGGTAATTTATCGTCTCGCACGTGCACCAGAACGTAGAATCTTTTATATTGATGTTGGTAACTTACCTGCTAACAAAGCAGAACAACACATGAAGGATATCATGGGTCGTTATCGTAATAAGTTAGTATACGATGCGAGTACCGGTAACCTTAAAGATGACCGTAAACATATGTCTATGTTGGAGGACTTCTGGTTACCTCGTAGAGAAGGTGGTCGTGGTACCGAGATTAGTACACTACCTGGCGGTGAGAACCTTGGGCAGATTGACGATATTGTATACTTCCAGAAGAGATTGTATCGTTCTTTGAATGTACCTATCAACCGTTTAGAACAAGAGTCACAGTTTAGTCTGGGTCGTTCTACCGAGATTTCTAGGGATGAAGTTAAATTCCAGAAGTTTATCGATAGATTACGTAAACGTTTTTCTGGCCTATTCACTGGTATCCTGAAGAAACAATTAATCCTCAAAGGTATCTGTACAGAACAGGATTGGGATATTTGGAAGAATGATATTCAGATAGACTTTGTTCGTGATAATCATTTCACCGAGTTGAAGGATTCTGAGATACTTAGAGAAAGACTAAGTACCCTTGACCAAGTATCACAGTACGTAGGTGAATACTTCTCACGTGAGTGGGTAATGAAGAATGTCATGATGATGTCTGATGATGATATTGAAGAAATGAAAAACCAAGTCGAAGCCGAGAACGCAAAGGGCGGAGATGATAATGAAGAAGACCTTGGAGTATAACTATGACTGAAGAAGTAGAAACTAATCCCATCCATGATTTGATTGATGCGATCCAACAACAAGATTTTAACTCAGCACAGGGTTCTTTAGATGCCGTGTTGGCTGATAAGATGCATGACGCATTGGAAGTTGAAAAGATTTCTGTTGCAGACACTATCTTTAACGGTGCAGAAGAAGATCAACTGGAGATAGACTTCGAAGATGACGATCTCATCGAAGATGAAATAGAAGATGAAACAGAATACGAGTCTGACGATATCGAATAAAAGTTTAATGTTAAAGATGGAATTTGTATAAATAATACCATAAACGGAAAAACTTAAAATGAAAACATTCGGTCAATTAAGAGAAGCTGTCGCTTCCAAAGGTAAAGTCGTCTTCAATAAGAAGATCGATAAAGTACCTGTTAAGATCGTGAAAGACTCGAAGGGTTTCGTTTTGTATATTGACGGTGATATGTTAGACACCTTCAAGGATCAAAAAGAAGCTGAGAAGACTGCAAAGACAGTCGTAAAGGAATTAAAATGAAACTGATTAGCGAATACTACGAAAACGACATTCAGTGTATCGTAGAAAAGAAAGAAGACGGTGCCAAGAAATATGTCATCGAGGGCGTATTCGCTCAAGCAGATCAAAAGAATCGCAATGGGCGAATTTACCCCAAAGCAATTATGGAACGTGCTGTAAATAAGTACGTTACCGAACAAGTTAGCAAGAAACGTGCGGTCGGTGAATTGAATCACCCCGAAGGCCCAACTGTTAACTTGGATAAAGTTTCGCATCTCATCACAGACCTCAGATTTGAGGGAAATGATGTGGTCGGAAAGGCACAAATATTGGATACTCCGATGGGTAAGATCGTTCAAGGTCTCCTAGAAGGTGGTGTACAACTAGGTGTGTCAACTCGTGGTATGGGAAGTCTAGTGAACCGAAATGGTGTCGCATATGTTGGTGAAGATTTTCACCTTGCAACTATCGACATAGTACAAGACCCCTCCGCACCTGATGCTTTTGTTAATGGTATTATGGAAGGTGTGGATTGGATCTGGAATAACGGTATTTTGGAACAACAGATAATTGAAGATATGGAGACAGAAATCAAAAATGCACCGAAGGCGTACAGTTCTGCTGTTCAAATTCGTGAGTTTAAAAATTTCCTCTCGTTAATCAAATCTAATATGTAAGGAGTCTATAATGACTGATGAAACTAATGTCGAAGTAGAACTTCACGATGATATTAACGAAATCGTGGAGGAAACTCTCGAAGAAAAAGCAGAACCTAAAGGCGCAGGCGCAACATCAACTGATGGTGTAACTGAACCTGAGTCTGTAGCGTCAGTAGATAAGGCGGCCGATGCAACTAAGAAAGCAACATTACCCAAGACAAAAGCGGGCATGATTAACTCTATGTACCAGAAGATGAACTCCATGAAAAAAATGGATCTTCAGGCTGCATACGGTAAAATGATGGGCGAAGATGTCGAGTTTGATGTTGAAGTAGTTGCAGAAAAAATTGATACAGTAAGTGAACTTGATGCACTCGTAGAGTCAGAGGCAACTTTGTCTGATGAGTTCAAAGAGAAAACTTCAGTTATCTTTGAAGCTGCTGTTAAATCTAAACTGTCCGAAGAAGTTTCTCGTTTAGAGGAACAATACCAAGAAGAACTATCTGAAGAAGTCGCGTCTATTAAGAGTGATCTTGTTGAGAAAGTTGATTCTTACTTAAACTACGTAGTTGAAACTTGGATGGAAGATAATAAAGTTGCTGTTCAGAACGGTCTCCGTACTGAAATCGCAGAAAACTTTATGGACAAGATGAAGGATCTATTCATAGAATCTCACATCGAAGTACCTGAAGCCAAGGTAGACCTAGTAGATGAACTCGCAAGTCAGGTTGAAGAACTTGAAGAGAAGTTAAATTCTCAAACTGGTGAGTCCATCAAACTGTCAGAAGAACTCGAAGTGTTGAAGCGTGATTCTATCATTGCTGAAGCCGCTCGTGGTTTGGCAGACACCCAAGTCGAGAAACTGAAAGGTCTCGTTGAAAGTATCGATTTCGAAAGTGCGGAAGTATTCGCATCTAAAGTTGCTACTATCCGCGAATCTTACTTTTCTCAAAAAATTAGTGAAGAAGTTGCTGCCGTAGATGAGGAACCTGAAACAACAGTTGAAGTGTCTTCAAGCATGGACTCTTACCTCACTGCAATTAGAAAAACTTCTAGAACTCAATAAGGAATAACCAATATGAATTCTTACGATACTCTTATCGAAAAATGGGCTCCCGTCCTGAACGAAAGTTCTGCTGGCGAGATTAAAGATCATCAACGTAGAGCTGTTACTGCTGCAATCTTGGAAAACCAAGAGAAAGCAATGATGGAAGAACGCGCTCAACACGCAGGTTTCGGTTCTTTGAACGAAGCTGCGCCGGGCAACAACACCACTTCTGCGGGTAACTGGGATCCAGTATTGATCTCTCTCGTTCGCCGTGCAATGCCTAACTTGATGGCATATGACGTATGTGGCGTTCAACCAATGTCTGGCCCAACTGGTCTCATCTTCGCGATGAAGGCACGTTATGGTGCAGGTTCAACTTCTTCACGTGAAGCATTGTTCCAAGAAGCAGAAACTCAGTTCTCTGGTGACCGTACCGGTACTCACGATTCTGATAACGCTTCTGGTTTCAACGGCATCTCTGATGACTCTGCAACTGGTGTTCGCACTGTTGACTCAAGTGTAGACGATTCTCGTCTGACTTCACTTGCTGCAACTGGTATGACTACCGCTGCTGCTGAAGCACTGGGTGATGGTGTTGGTGCACCTTTCGCAGAAATGGGTTTCACCATCGAGAAGGCAACTGTAACTGCCGTATCTCGTGCGTTGAAAGCTGAGTACAGTTTAGAACTTGCACAAGACCTGAAAGCAATCCATGGTCTGGATGCAGAAACTGAACTTGCTAACATCCTCTCTACTGAGATCCTTGCGGAAATCAACCGTGAAGTTGTTCGTACTATCAACAGTCAAGCAAAAACTGGTGCTCTCCAGTCTAACGTTGCTACTAAAGGTATCTTTGACTTGTCAACTGATGCTGACGGTCGTTGGTCTGCTGAGAAGTTCAAAGGTCTGGTTGTACAGATCGACCGCGAAGCAAACGTAATTGCAAAAGAAACTCGCCGTGGAAAGGGTAACGTTGTTATCTGTTCTTCTGACGTTGCTACTGCACTTGCCGCTTCTGGTATGTTGGACTACACTCCTGCAATGTCTACCAACCTTCAGGTTGATGACACTGGTAATACTTTTGCTGGTACTTTGAACGGTCGCACTAAGGTCTATATTGACCCATATGCCTCTGCTGACTACATCACTGTAGGTTACAAAGGTACTAACGCATATGACGCAGGTGTATTCTACTGCCCATACGTTCCACTGCAAATGGTTAAAGCCGTTGGCGAGAATGACTTCCAACCACGTATCGGGTTCAAGACTCGTTATGGTATGGCGTCTAACCCGTTTGTCGGTTCTACTCCAAGTAACGGTCTTGCCGCTGCTAAGAGCAATGTTTACTACAGAATCTTCCGAGTTGACAATATTCTCGCGTAGATGGTAGTATAAAATAATAAGAGTGATAGATCGGGAACGCCCGGTTAAATCACCTTTTGACCCTCATCTTCGGATGGGGGTTTTTTTTGTGTCTATTATAGTGGTCTATATTTTAGATAATTGTCCATTAATAGACCACTATAATGTGTATAAATAAAAGTAAAATCAACGAGAGTTATAATGGCAGAGTTAACATCAAATAAAAATTATCTACAACCCACGGGATTTAAGATTATTATATCCGGTGATGGTTATAAGAATCTGAGTTATTTTGCGCAGAGTGTAACACATCCTGGCTCCTCAGTTAATCCAACAGAACTACCAGTTGCACGTATTACTTCGGTTCCTCTTGCGGGTGATAAAATTACCTATGGGGAACTCACCGTAGAGATCATTCTTGATGAAGATATTGTTGCATACAAAGAGATGCAGAACTGGTTGGAACGTATCGTGAATCAGGGACAAGACAATAGTGTAGGCGCAGAGGGTACTACACGAAGTAGTTATGCAGATATAACATTGATTATCATGTCTAGTCACAACAACAAGAATGTGCAGATAAAGTATTTTGATGCCCTTCCTACAAACTTGAGTCCTATCACTTTACAATCTAATGTTAGTGATATACAATACCCTACATTCACAGTAAGCTTTAGGTTTAGTTCTTTCGAGTTGTTATAAATGAGACACGTCTATATTATGAATGAGAATCTTCTGGATATACTAGAAGGTTTTAGAGAGTTGTTTATTGACAAATACGATGTTACCAAGACCAATACCTTTCTTGATGGAGAGAATAGAGATCATTGGATTAGTGACGAATACTTACAATCTATACAAGTAGGTCATGATGGATCACCCGAATCAGCAAGGTCTTATTGTCTCAAGCCCGATCATGACGATTCATCTAATCTGGACTACCGAAAATCCTATATAACATTGGATGAAAGATTGAAGACTGAACTAGGAGTGCGCAATTCTGCGCTTAGTCAGTTATATCCGGTTGGTGGATATATTGGATGGCATACAAATCAAAACGCATCTTCATACAATCTTATATTCACATGGAGCGAGACCGGTGATGGTTATTTTGAGTGGGTCGATCCCATAACAAAAGATCATATTCGCATGAAGGATAAGAAGGGGTGGACATGTAAGGCTGGATACTTTGGTTCTTCCGAAGAGACAGATAAAATTATATACCATTGCGCATCAACAGACAGTAAAAGAATTACCCTCTCATATACTCTCGGGTTCAATCTAGAGTTCTGGGAAGACGTTATTGATCATATAAATACAGTTTGATTATTGGAGATTATTATGTTAGACCTTGAAAGTATATTATCAGAGTGGAAAGAGGATTCCCAAATTCCACAACACCAACTGGACGAGGCGTCTCGACACACACCTAGTCTACATGCAAAATATTTACAGTACCTATCTCTCACAAAGTTACAACTCAAACGTGCAGAGAACTCTCAGAAGACTCTCTTGTTACAAAAATGGAAGTACTATAATGGTAAGATGGATCAAAAAGAGTTACTTGCTACTGGATGGGATTTAGATCCATTCGATGGACTCAAAGTACTCAAGGGTGACATGGATTTGTATTATGATGCAGATCCTGAGATTCAGAAATCCGAAGAGAAGTTACAGTACTATAATACAATTATAGATACATTGAAAGAAATCGTACAAAGTCTCAACTGGAGACACCAAACGATTGGAAATATGATTCGGTATAGAGCGTTTGAAGCGGGTGCATAAGATGCGACAGTACGATGACGAAGACTTAGACAAAGCGAATTGGTTACACGAACATGGTATGTGTGTACAATTTAATATGATCGACTTGGCAAAGAGACTATATGAACAAAGACAACACGATACGAATAAGGATGTTAAACCACTCGTATCTGGCGATAGAGAGTAACGCATCCCAAGAGATGGAACTCCGTGAGTTCTTTGCATTTTTTGTGCCTGGATATAAGTACATGCCGGCATACAAACGTAAGGTTTGGGACGGCCGCGTAAAACTTTACAACACCGTGACCAAGACTTTGAACGTGGGTCTTTATCATCACTTGCGTAAATTCTGTGGTGATAGATTCTATCCCCTACAGATATTAGAACATGAAGAGTATGGTGTACCTAGTGCAACTACGAAGGTTAATCATCCTGAGTTGGTAAAGTATCTAGGAAACCTCGGTAGTCCGTTCGATACAAGAGATTATCAGTATGAAGCGATATCTCATGGTATTGAAAACAAGCGGTGTTTGTTACTATCTCCAACCGGCAGCGGCAAGAGTTTTATTATATACAATTTATTACGGTTTGTCAAGGATAAAGAAGGTGTAGGTAAAACTTTAGTTATTGTTCCTACAACAAGTCTAGTTGAACAGATGTATAAAGACTTCGCTGACTATGGTTATGACGTAGAGAACGAATGTCACAAGATCTACTCCGGTAAGGAGAAGGTTACTGATAAAGATGTCATCATCTCTACTTGGCAGTCAATCTATAAGTTTGGCCCGGAGTGGTTCGAACAATTCGATGCAGTGTTTGGTGACGAAGTTCACTTATTCAAGGCAAAGTCTCTGTCTACCATGATGGACAAATGTGTTAATGCGAAGTATAGGTTTGGTACTACGGGTACACTGGATGGTACCGAGACGAACAAACTTGTACTTGAGGGTTTGTTTGGCCCTGTATATAAGGTAACTACTACTGCAAAGTTGCAGGAAGAGAAGACACTTGCAGACCTAGAGATCTCTATTCTTCTTCTGAGGTATCACAATGATATCTGTCAACGGATGAAGGACAAAACCTATCAGGAAGAGATTGACTACATAGTTACAAATGAACGCAGGAATAAGTTCATTACTAAACTTACAAAGGACTTGGAAGGTAATAGTCTGGTCATGTTTCAGTTCGTTGAGAAACACGGTAAAGTTCTGTATGAGATGATAAAGGATTCGGTATCAGATACCGACCGAAAAGTATTCTATGTATCGGGAGAAGTTGATGCAACTGACCGAGAGAAAATTAGGGGAATAGTGGAGAAAGAAAATGATGCAATTATTGTCGCTAGTCTGGGGACTTTTAGTACTGGTATCAACATTAGGAATCTTCACAATATTGTGTTTGGGACTCCATCAAAGTCTCAAGTCAAAGTACTTCAGTCAATCGGACGAGGACTCAGACAATCCGACAACGAAGCAGTGACAAAGTTATTCGATATTGCTGACGACTTCTCTGTAAAAGGACACCGTAACTTTACTTTAAACCATTCGGGTGAACGTGTTAAGATGTACACGAAAGAGGGTTTTAAGTATAAGATATATAAGATAGACCTAAAAGGAAACGATGATGATATATGATTTAAAACAAGTGAAACAACTCAAGTTATCCACTGGTGAAGAGATCATGTGTGAGATCCTTGAGGAAGATGATTATGATCTTATTATTAGAAATCCTCTTACCATCCAGTTTGCGCAAGCCGAAGATGGCCAGAGAATGTGGTCGTTCCGTTTGTTCATGTGTTATCAGGATGATCCGGATAGATTCATTCTTTTGAAGTTGGATAAGATTGTCAGTATCGCTAATCCAGTTGACGAAATTTTGAAACAGTATGTTCAAGCAGTTGATTCTATAATGGATTATGAAGGTACTGAACCAGAGTATGACGATGAGTTTGTTTCGATGGATAGTGACTCACCTAATAACATTTTAAAGTTCCCTACAACCATTCACTAAACGTTACATTGACTGGGGGGCAGACAACATGCTTATTTTATCACATAAAAAAGATTATGTCAAGTTATATTTTAATTATATTAGGATTATTTTATGAAAGTTGGTTTAACCGCCTCTACATTTGATTTGTTACATGCAGGTCATATATCAATGTTACGTGAATCGAAGACACAGTGTGACTACCTTATATGCGCACTTCAGATAGACCCTTCTACTGATCGTTCAGAAAAAAACTCTCCTGTCCAGACGTTGGTCGAAAGATACACCCAACTATCTGCGGTTAAGTATGTGGATGAGATAATCCCGTACCAGACCGAAAAGGACTTGGAGGACATTCTAAAGATGGTTGATATCGATGTGAGAATCATTGGTAGTGAATATAAAGACACGACCTTCACCGGACGTGCAACTTGTGCAGCCCGTGGTATAGAGATATACTTTAATAAGAGAGACCACAGATTTTCGACCAGTGACCTCCGCAAACGAGTATCCATGAAAGACCCCCTGATGGGTATGAAAGTTACCCAAGAAGAAGCGGTAAGAAAGAAAGCAGAAGATTGGTTACAACTACAGAACAGTTAACCCTTGACATTCATACCCTAAGATAGTATAATAGGGTAAATATAAAGTGAGAGTACCAAATGAAACCTAAAGATAGACCGCACTACGTAAACAACAAAGAGTTCTCCTTAGCGGTAGTAGATTACTGTGAAAGTGTGCAGAACGCCACCTTAAACGGTAATGAACGTCCGATGATTAACGATTATATCGCATTGTGTTTTCTGAAGATTGCAGAAGGACTTTCACACAAGTCCAACTTTGTTCGTTACACTTACCGTGAAGAGATGGTCATGGATGCAGTAGAAAACTGTCTCAAGGCTATCGAGAACTATGACATCACTAAAGTTACTCGCACCAACGCACCCAATGCTTTCGCATACTTTACACAGATCTCTTGGTACGCATTCCTCCGAAGAATCCAGAAAGAGAAGAAACAACAAGACATCAAGATGAAGTATATCGCAGAAGCGGACGTGAGTATGTTTGTTGATGAATCTGGTGACGGCGAATCCTATGGACAACATGTCGTGGAAGGATTACGGCATCGAATTGATACTGTTAAAGATGCGGATAAACAGTTCAAAGAGTATGTTAAAGAAGAAAAGAAACAGCGGAAGAGACGTGCAGTTAATGTCGATTCTGATCTTAGTGATTTTCTTACTTGACAGACTGATTTTTATCATGTATAATAGTAACATCTATTAATAAAATGAGTATTATATGAAGCTGGCAATCCTAAACGACACTCATGCAGGGTGTCGTAATTCTTCTGATATCTTTATGGGTTACCAAGAACGTTTCTATTCCGAAGTGTTCTTCCCGTATCTGTTAGAGAATAATATTACACAGATTCTCCATCTCGGAGATTACTACGACAATCGTAAGACTATTAACTTCAAAGCACTTGCGCATAATCGTAAGATCTTCCTAGAGAAGTTACGAGAGTATGGTATCACTATGGATATCATTCCGGGCAATCATGACGTGTACTACAAGAACACCAATGAACTAAACGCACTGAAGGAACTCCAAGGTCACTACATGAATGAGGTTAACCTTATCATGGAACCGACTACTATGGAGTATGGTGGACTGAAGGTTGCAATGGTTCCTTGGATCAATCCCGAGAACGAGAAAGAAACACTTGAGTTTCTGAAGAACACTAAAGCAGAAGTTGTGGGTGCACACCTTGAACTTGCAGGATTCGAGATGGCTCGTGGTCAAGTCTGTAAGGATGGTATGGATAAGTCTGCGTTTGATCGGTTCGAAACTGTACTGACCGGACACTTCCATGCCAAATCATCACAGGGTAATATCCACTACCTTGGTGCACAGATGGAATTCTTCTGGAATGATTGCGGTGACCCTAAACACTTCCATGTCCTTGATACCAAAACAAGAGAAGTGGAAGCGATCCGTAACCCAATCACCATCTACGAAAAGATTTACTATGACCACGAAGAGATGGGTGAGTGGAAGTTCAAGGATATGTCTTACTTAGATAATAAGTTTGTCAAGATCATAGTGAACAATAAGGGTGATGCTCTACAGTTCGAACGTTTTGTGGATCGTGTACAACAACAGAAGATTCATGAACTGAAGATTGCAGAAGACTTCAAAGATTTCCTTGGTGAGAATGTCGGTGATGAAAACATATCTGTTGACGATACTCATACCTTAGTCAACGATTATATTGACAATGTTAATACTGATCTGAATAAGGACAGGATCAAAACAGAGATTTCATACCTTATGAAAGAAGCCCAAAGTATGGAAGTAATTTAATTTGAAGAGTGAATATGGTGTTCGAGAGATAACCATGAGTCAAGGATCAGATTGTATTAAGAGGTACCACTATCTTGGTACCCCATACATGGATGCACCGACCAATAAGTTTTATGGTTTGATCCACGGTGAGGATGTCGTGGGGGTGGTTCAGTTCAGTGACGGTCATTGTCATCCGTCTTTCGTTCCAATCTACTTTGGAGTGGACTCCCCCACGACCGGACTCTGGGACATGGCCAGACTGGTCGTATCCGCCAAACACCAAAACGAATATAACATTACCTCGTGGTTTCTATCGCGAGCATTGAAGATGTTGAAACCTAGGTATGTGTTGACAATGGCAGACCGTAGGATGCACAATGGTACTATCTATGCGGCAACTGGGTTCGACTACTATGGACTTCAGAAGGGCGGGGACAGAGCCATTCGGGGTTATGAGGACGTGGAGTTTCATGTATTCACTAAGTCATATGACCCTTCTATTAAATGCGTGTGGGATAAAATAAAGTTTGACAAGACTGACTATTAATGGTATAATACCTGTATGATAAAATTTAGTAAACTACGATATAAAAACTTCCTGTCATCTGGTAATGCCTTTACAGAGATAGACTTTGCAGCATCCTCTACGACATTGGTCGTGGGTCACAATGGTGCGGGTAAGTCTACTATGTTGGACGCATTATCCTTTGGTTTGTTTGGCAAACCCCACCGCAAGATCTCTAAAGGACAACTGGTCAATACCATTAATGGTAAAGGAACAGTTGTTGAAGTTGAGTTCTCTATGGGTTCACAGGAATATAAGATTGTTCGTGGGATAAAACCTAACATATTCGAAATCTGGGTTGGTGGTAATATGATCAACCAAGACTCTCATGCAAAAGAATATCAGTCTATGCTTGAGAAGAATATACTAAAACTTACCCACAAATCTTTTCACCAGATTGTTGTTCTCGGATCAAGTTCCTTTGTTCCGTTTATGCAGTTGACTGGTGGTGCGAGACGTGAGGTAATCGAGGATCTTCTCGACATCAATATCTTCTCTAAGATGAATAGTATTCTGAAAGAAAAGATGTCTGTGTTGAGAGATCAGATAACCACGAATGGTTACAACATAGAGATGTGTAAGACCAAGATAAACTCACAGAAGAAGTATCTACGTGATTTGTCTGCAATCAATACTGCACATCGTAAAGAGAAAGAGTCGGAGATTGAGGCTAACCAGACTGAGATTGAGTTTCTTCAGGGGTACAATACTGAACACATGGAGATTGTGACGACACAACTAGAAGACGTGTCGAAGAAAATCGAAGGTATAAACTCAAATCGTAACAAACTGATCGAGTACCAATCGACCTTCAAATCACAGATTAAGACTGTGGTTAAGGAAGCGAAGTTCTTTGACGAGAACGAACACTGTCCTACCTGTGACCAAGGTATTGCCGAAGACCTACGTGAGTCTAAGAAGGTATCTGCGAAGTCACGTGCAAAGGAACTGAACTCTGCAATGTCTAAGTCAACTCAACAGATGGGGACTTACGATGAACAACTTGTAGAACTCCATAGTCAGTTAGAAGAGGCCAAGACTTTACAGAACAATGTGAATAACAATAACCAGATGATTGCTAGGTTATACAAACAGAATGATAGTATTCGTTCTGATATGGATTCACAGTCAGAAACCACCGGCGACCTCAAGAGTGCTAACGAAGAGTTAGAGACTTTGAACACCGAACTGCACAAAACTCAGGACGAGAAGTATATCCTTGCTGAACAGTACTCGTACAACCAAGTGAATGCTGAGTTGTTACGTGATACCGGCATCAAGACCAAGATCATCAAACAGTACATTCCGGTCATCAATCAACTGACCAACCAGTACCTACAGATCTTGGACTTCTTTGTACATTTCGATCTGGACGAGAGTTTTCAAGAGACTATCCGGTCACGTTTCCGTGATAACTTCTCTTATGATTCTTTCTCGGAAGGTGAGAAACAACGAATCGATTTGTCTCTATTGTTTACGTGGAGACAGATTGCTAAGATGAAGAATTCAGTCGCAACCAATCTATTGATTTTGGACGAGACTTTTGATTCATCATTAGACGATGATGGGGTTGACAATCTTATGAAAATCCTGTATAGTCTAGGGGAAGAGACAAACGTTTTTGTTATCTCTCACAAGTCGGAACTTGAGGATGCTCAATTCCAACGTAAACTGGAATTTGTTAAAGAGAAAAACTTTTCCAAATTAAAAGCTGCATAAGGGTTGACAAACGTTGCCCAATGTTATATAATGACTGTATATTAACTGAGAGAACTAAATCATGGAACTATCTGATCGTACCTTATCGGTACTTAAAAACTTCGCAAACATCAATTCTAACATTGTGTTTCGTGAAGGCAATGAACTAAAAACTATTTCGGTCGCAAAGAACATTCTTGCAAAAGTTACCCTAGATGACGATATCCCATCCACCTTCGGTATCTACGACCTTAATGAATTCCTTAGTGTGTTGGGTCTAGTTGAGAAACCCGCACTAAGATTCGAAAAGACTCACGTAGTAGTCTCTGACTCTACCGGTCTTCGTGGTAACCGTTACTTCTATTCTGACATTGATATGTTGTCTGCACCTAGTAAAGATGTCATCATGCCAGAACCAGAAGTTAAGTTTACCCTAGATACTGATACATTGAGTCGATTGAAGCGTGCGTCCTCTGTCCTAGGACACGATTCGATTTCTATCACCCCCGAAGGTAAGTCTATCAAACTTACTGTGGTTGATAACGATGACGCAACTTCTAATAGTTTCTTCTCATATGTTGAAGGAGAGTTCCAAGAAGGAGTTGATTTCAACTTTGTCCTGAATGTGAACAACTTGAAGATTGTTTCCGAAGACTTTGAGGTTGGTATTTCTAAGAAATTGATCTCTAACTTTAAGTCGAAACAATCGTCCATTGAATATTTTATTGCACTTGAAAAATCATCTACTTACGGAGTATAAGAAATGAGTAACAAAGAAAAGGCACCAACACCACCAGTTAAAGACGAACGTATCGCAGTACTGTTAGACCTCGCTAATCGAGTCTCACGATCTACTGTCGCAGTAATCGATACTGTAGTACAACGTGGTGGCTTCAAAGGTGAAGAATTGTCTACGATTGGTCAGTTGCGAGATCAAGCAATTGAATCTATCCAACTAGTTGAACAGTTACAAGACCAGTAACCAACTAAGCGTTTGTCGTCTAATTGGATAAGGCATCCGCCTTCTAAGCGGATTATTGCAGGTTCGAGTCCTGCCAGACGCGCCAAATAATGCGGGTGTAGTATAGTGGTATTACAGGAGGTTTCCAACCTTTTGATGGGAGTTCGATTCTCTCCACCCGCTCCATATTATTATAGGAGAACGAATGTTGTTTAAAACATATATCCCCGATGTTGTACACCATATGCGGGAACGTGATGAATCTATTGGAGGAGACAATCCTTACAAGTGGGTTCGTAAGATGACAAGTGAATTGCTTGGGGGGAAGAAGGTTGTTGTGTTTGGACTGCCTGGCGCATTTACTCCCACTTGCACTAATGAACAACTACCTAACTTCGAACGACTCCATGACGAGTTTGTTGCAGAAGGTATTGAAGAGATCTGGTGCACTTCGGTGAATGATGCATTCTCGATGAACAAGTGGGCCAAAGACCTTGGTATCATCAAGGTGAAGATGTTACCTGACGGTAACGGTCAGTTTGCAGATGGTATGGGTTACTTAGTTGATAAGTCTAATCTGGGATTCGGCAAACGTTCTTGGCGTTACGCACTAGTCATTGATAACATGAGTATTGAACGTTGGTTCGATGAAGACGGTATGTCTGACAATTGTCCGGACGACCCATACGAAGTATCTGACCCACAGAATGTTCTTGATACAATACGAAACAGTTAATATCCCCCCCGAAAGGGGGGTTTTTTATTGACAATGAAACACAGGTGTGTTATAATTACCTGTAAATTAAATTATGGAGCAATACATGAAAGATGAATTCTTATGGGTCGAGCGGTTTCGTCCACAGAAAGTATCAGACACTATCCTGTCGTCTGACCTAAAAGTAACATTCCAAAAGATCGTAGATGGTGGTGAACTACCTAACATGTTGTTCTCTGGTACTGCGGGTACTGGTAAGACGACTATCGCACGTGCCATGTGTGACGAACTTGGTCTTGACTATATTGTCATCAACGGATCTGAAGAGGGTAACATTGATACTCTTCGTGGTAAGATCAAACAGTTTGCATCCTCGGTATCACTGTCCGGTGGTTACAAGGTTGTTATCCTAGATGAGGCTGACTATCTCAATCCTCAATCTACCCAACCCGCTCTCCGTGGGTTTATCGAGGAGTTCTCTAATAACTGTCGGTTCATTCTGACATGTAACTTCAAGAACCGTGTAATCGAACCATTACACAGTCGTTGTTCTAATTATGAGTTTAACTTCTCTAAGAAGATTATGCAACAGTTGTGCGGTCAGTTTATGGTACGTGCACAGGATATTCTGGAAGGTGAGAATGTCAACTATAACAAAGATGTACTTGCACAGTTGATTATGAAACACGCACCGGACTGGAGACGTGTACTCAACGAACTACAACGACACAGTATCTCTGGTCAGTTGGAAACTACGTCTATTATCACTGACGCAAACTCAAACTACAGTCTTTTGTTCAAGGCACTGAAGGGTAAAGACTTTAAGAAGATGCGTGGATGGGTTGTCAATAACATGGATGTAGAACCTGCGTCTATCTTCCGTGGTATATACGATGCAATGTCCGAGTATGTACAACCCCAATCGATTCCGCAACTGGTATTGATTCTTGCTGATTATCAATACAAGAATTCTTTTGTTGCGGATCACGAACTAAATCTGGTCGCATGTATGACCGAAATTATGGCTAATGTAGAGGTGAAATGATGAATGATTATCAAAAAGATGTAGAAGATTTTATGGTGATTGGAGGACACGAAGTTCCTGACCATAGTGGGATGGAGAGCGATCAAGCAAATCTGTATATGGATTTAATTGAGGAAGAATTTTGGGAGACCAAACAGGCATTCTTACACGGTGATATTGTAGAAGTCGCAGATGGTCTTGCAGATATGGTATGGGTTATCATGGGTCTGGCCTCTACTCTAGATATGGACTTCAATGATATTTGGAAAGAAGTTAAACGTTCTAACATGTCTAAGTTTCCCGATGGCGTTGCGATTCGTAATCCCGAGACAGGTAAGATTATGAAACCAGATACATTCTCTGAACCAGATCTTGCGAGTGTGTTGGGTGTCTAAGTGGAGTGATGCGCACATGGCGGTTGCCGAGACATATGCAAAATTGTCTTCGGCTAACCGACTGAAGGTTGGTTGTGTCATTGTGAAAGAGAACCGCATCATCTCTATCGGATACAACGGTATGCCTTCTGGTTGGGACAACAACTGCGAACATGAAGTGAAGACTGGCAACACAGGTTACGGTAGGAAACTAGTCACTAAAGACGAAGTTCTACACGCAGAAACTAATGCGATTGCGAAGGTTGCACAATCCTCGGAATCGTGTTATAATAGTGATCTATATACTACAACGGCACCGTGTTTAGACTGTGCTAAACTAATATATCAATCAGGTATCAAGAATGTTTATTACCGTACTCCGCACTTGCGCAGTACAGACGGTATAGATTTTCTTGGAAAATGTGGAATACCCGTATGTCAAATATAATGATTAATGATATTTACGAGATGACTCCGGCAGACAATGTACTGTATTTTCCTAATAACATAGATGTTAGGATATGTCCTAAAAATGGTATGTCTTCCGTGAAAGAGGCTCTTCGTAGATCTTTGGCTTCTAGAGCTCCTCTGGGACTCGTGGATAGAGTTTTATCGGTGAAGAAACACGCAGATCAATTCGATATCCCCTTCAGAAAAGGTTCTTATCGCATTGCTATAAGACGCGATCCGATTGATAGATTCAAATCTGCGTGTGAATTCATTCAATCCGCACGTGCTTTCTACATTAAAAATGGCAGAGATTTACCAGATATATCACTACAGATTGATCGAGTTATTGATGATATGGAACGGGGTTTGGTGAAAAATAGTCACTTCTATACACAGTCTTGGTACATGGGTCATCCCGATGATTATGATATGGTTTATCATATTAGCGAGATACCGAAACTTCTTGACTTCCTCCAAGAAGCCTGTACAATAGAACGTGACATTAGTGGATTACATGAAAACCGAACTACAATGAAATTATATAATGATGCGATATCACCAGAACATCTGGTGAAACTTCGCAACTTTTACTTGAAGGATTACAAAAATGGCTGGTGCAAACAAGAAGACCGTCTCCCCGTTTGATTTTTTACAAAGCATAAACCACTCGAAGATAGATATATATGAGGGTAACGAGAAGGGTTATGTCCCTTTCGTTATCAATCGCAGTTTGTCGTACTTCCCCGACACAGTTGCACTGGCGAATGAGATGAATCGGTATCACCATATCGATAGTAAGTTACAATATCAATTTCTTATAAATATAGTTAGGAAACGAAAACGGTTTTCTAAATGGGTAAAACCTGAAATAGAAAATGATATTGAATTGGTGAAAGAGTATTATGGATATAGCAATGATAAAGCGCGTCAAGTCCTACCGTTACTCTCCGCCACACAACTAACTATTATAAAAGATAAGGTGAATAAAGGTGGAAGAAAATAATATTGTAGAATGGAACTCTGGGTTGATGTTAGAAATTATCCTAGCAGAACCAGATGACTTTTTGAAAGTCAAGGAAACTCTCACACGTATTGGTATCGCCTCCAGACGTGATAATAAACTTTTCCAGTCCTGTCATATACTACACAAACAGGGAAGATATTTTATTGTACACTTCAAAGAACTCTTTATGTTAGACGGTAAGAAGTCTAATCTAGAAACTGGAGATGTACAACGAAGAAATACAATCGCAACTTTACTGCAAGACTGGGGTCTGGTAGAGATCCACAATAAAGAAGTTGCAAAAGACTGTGCGCCTATGCGTACAATCAAGATTATTGGATTTAAAGATAAAGACCAGTGGGAGCTTTGTCCTAAGTATAATATTGGAAATAAGTGATGTTTGATATATTTACAGATAAAGATGAATTCATTGCGGATAAGATCCCGTTCTTTGGGAAACTTCCTCTTGAAATAAGTGATGTGTATGATTGGAACAAACATATGCACCTACTCAATACTCATCCGGATAAACAAATAGATTCGAATACGAACAAGTTTCGTATCGGATTGAACTCTTTCCATAGTAGACCTTCTGCACCTCAGTTCGCACGAGACATTGAACAAGAGATGCAGGACGTTTTTTCTTTGCATGGAAACAAGATTACCAATATCGCATTTACGGGTATTGGTAAGAACTCCGACTCTTACCCTTGGCACTTCGACCAGATGGACGTGTTTTTAGTACAAGTTCTGGCATCCGTTGAAATGCGAGTAGAGGGTCATAATAACGATGAACCATTTTGGTTCAATCCTGGCGACTATGTATGGTTGCCTCGGGGTACCCACCATCAAGTGATTCCCCACGATAGTCGAGTAAGTTTTTCCTTCGGTGTTGAAGGAGACCCTGACCCATCCATTTATTTCTAAATGCGGTATGATATTTTTGCATAGCCTCTATCAAGAGTATGCGTTTATATACATATATACGTAATGAAATAATTCATTATATAATTAAACAGAGGTTAGTAAAAGTTATGGAAAGGTCACGATCTGATAAAATATCAGAGAGATTAGGAATGACTATAGTCAGTTTAGCAAGTGCAATTACGTTCTATATAACATTTAGTGCACTGATGGTATAAAAAGAAAAACGGGTGAGGTCATGGGACTTTGCCCCAACCTTTAAGGAAATTTGTCATGAACCTGATCTATCAATATTGGGATGGTGAAGTAAGAGAATCATGTCGTGCCGGTGTTATGGCCATGCAAGAATACGCAGAACGTATTGGTGCAGAGTACATCTTCGAAGAGAACCCTCAGTTTCTCAAAAATCATTTTGGTTACAACTTTGGTAACTACTCTCCCCACTACGGTGCATTCAAACCTATCTACGATGAATCCTTCGACAAGTATGATAAGATTCTATTTGCAGATACTGATGTCTTTCCGGTAGAAGGTCTAGAGGCAAACATCTTTGACGAATTTACTGGTGAGATTGGTATCTGTACAGAACCAGAACAACCACGTATTCGTACTATTACCGGTGGTCGCATCACTCACGAACAAGACGAACGTTTCGCTGCGTTATGTAAGAATATGTTCGGAACGGACTTACCTAGAAATTCATATGGTATTGATGTCTTCAATACTGGAATGGTCTTGTATTCAAAAGAAGGACGTGTGAAGGCACGGGAGACTTGGTTAGATCCTAAAAGATATGTTGAGTTAGTTCGTCAAATGGGATTAGACTCGTTCTATACTTGTGATCAACCATACCTACATGCAATGATGTTTGTACACGACTTTGAAGTACAACGTATGGATAATGGGTGGAACTCTTATATTCATTACAGTAGATATAAAGGTGTGGATGGAAGAGAACTCCATGACTGGAGAGATGATAACACCAAGTTTGTACACGTGCAGTTTGCAGGTGCAGATAACCTAGACGCAGAGACCCATCACCGTATTGTGAACCTTCCTCAAGAAAAATGGAATCTCCCTAGTTGAAGGCATATCAGATAGTAATAAAGGGTGATAAAGTATCCGAGGAGTACGCACGTATCTCTCGTGAATCTTTTCAGCCTGCAATTGACGCGGGTATCATCGATGAGATAATAACCTTTGATGCGATCACTCCAGACTCTGTAGATTTTGAAGAACATTTGTCAAGATATAATTGGCAAACTTCTTTAATGCAGGCTGATCTATATGGTAGTGCCCCTGATGACCATTCTCCTACCGAGAAGGCAGGAATGTGTTCTCATTGGGAACTTATGCGCATGGCGTCCGAGTCTGATGAGAGATTCTTAGTATTGGAACATGATACCTTTTTCATAGAAGAATACTTAGATGTGTTGAAATCTATAATTAAGTTTATTGAAGAAATGGATGTCTTGTATGGAAACATTGGTTTGTTTATGGGGTGTTATACCTTGGAGAAGGAAACCGCTGCATGGCAATACGATATGTTGACCCAAGGTAACTTCCCTATTAACTGTGGCCCATATTGCACACTACAGAGATTATATTCGACATACACTACACGTGTATTAAAATATGAAAATTATAGAGGTCGTGAGACAACTCTTGTGCATCCTTGGCACGGGTGTGACACTCTACATTTTGGTCGAAACATCCAAAAACCCTTCAACAAAAGGGATCCCAATATTACATTCAATCCATGGAGAACACCTACTACTCAGGTCATATCTAAGAAACTTTGTGTTACCCAAGATCATCACGGGTACAATCAAAAATACATAGATGCACCTTGGACTCGTCATCACTATTTTCATATAATAGATTGACAAACTCCTCGTAATAGTATATAATGGTTACATTGAGATGAGGAATTTATGATACTAACTAAAGAAGATACACACTACGCAGCAAACGTCTTTACCGAGTTCTTTTCGAACTTCGACCGTATTGATGACTATATGCGACAAATCAAGATGGAACGCATGAAGACGTTCCCTACGGGTCTTCTTGGTATGGGCCCCGAAGATGACCTATTCGATGACTTTGACATGCACCCCAATGACATGGAGTTTGTCATCGGTGATTGTCCACAGAACCAGTTTATGCAGTACATGGAGATTGTTACTTCCGCCCCTGTAGAATCTAGTATTCCGGGCAAACAGATGTTGAAGATCGTCAAGGAGAAGAACTCTGGTAAGATCTTCGGTATGATTCGATTCGGTTCTCCGACAATCAACTCACGTCCTCGTAATGAATGGTTGGGTAATCCTCTGGACTCGTACAATCCCGCAGTGATGAAAAGATTCAACGACTCTGTGATTATGTCGTTTAACATAATCCCCGTGCAGCCCGCAGCGTTCAATACTTTAGGTGGTAAACTACTTGCGGGTATTTGTTGTTCTCACCAAATGAGAAAAGAAATCAATAAACGATATGGTTCTAACATAGCAATGATGGAGACCACATCACTATATGGGTCATCTACGTCTGCAAGTATGTATGACGGTATGCGTCCATTCCTACGTTTTAATGGTTTGACAGACTCAAACTTCGCCCCACTGATCAACGATGATAACTTCCGTAGACTGAACGATTGGTTCAAAGAACGGAACGGTGGTGATTACTTGGTACCTGCTGACGCATCTTCTCGTAAGTTGAAGACGCAGACCAAGATGGTATCCATTATCAAAACCTCTCTCAAGCAATATGATATGGATGGTTATGCGAAGTTCTGTCAGACCTTTAAAGATGCGAAGGGTTTGACCGAGAAGAAACGTTCCTTCTTCTCTACCTATGGTTATGAGGCACAGTCTGTTAAGGACTATCTAAACCTCAAGACCGATGAACTCAAACCCGCAGAGAACTTTGACCGATTCGAGATGGAGAACATCGTATCTTGGTGGCGCAAGAAGGCATCTAAGAGATTCGAACAGGTCAAGGCAGATGGTCGTCTACGTACTAAACTAGAAACGTGGAATACAAATGCGGATGAAATTGACATTATTCGTTAAAAAAGTTTAAAAAAGTGTTGCCAAAGGCACTCTCTTTTGGTATTATATATGTGTAGGTTGATAGAACGACTCATGGTGACTCCTTCACTTCCTACACACCCTAACTAATTATATAAAGGTATATATTATGAAAAATGTAACATACAAGTCTGTAGAATCAAAAACTTCAAACATTACTCTTGGTGCATACAAGAAGATGATTGATACGGTCTATGCTGATCTTAATTGTCAGTCGGTGACTCGATGGGAAGTACAGAATAAGCAATCATTCTTGGTTTCTCTTATTCTGAATACTGCACCATCCAAGTTCATCCTTGCGCATGTGAAGAGTTGTTACAATTCCGCTGAGATTTCAAATGACAAAAAGTCCATGGAATATTTCACACAGTTCCTAAGTACATGTGACTACTTGAACCTCGACTCTAACAACCGCACTGTTACGATAGGCGAGTTTGTTGATGATAAGTTTGGTCTTCCTCTAGGGAACTATGTTATCGGTGATGAGGTTTACACCATAACTAAAGACACCTGCAACTATTCTACACTTCCTACTGGTATGAAGTGTATCCTAGATTCGCGTAAATTGACTCTAGAGATTTACTTGAACGTCAATCAAGAAGACATTACTCGTTTGTTCTTAGTTGTTAATAGTGGTGTTGCGTTGAATGCGCCAGAATTGAGAAACCCGATTATATCTAATGTTGCGGAGGAAATCCGCAGTCTTGCTACAAAACACACTAAGACTTTCGTTAAGAATGTATTTTCACAAAAAGAAATTAACAGACGTAAAGTTGATGACTACTTATCTGGTCTTTTCATGATTTACATCGATGGACTGCAAAGTAAAATTACCGCCAAGTCTTTAGAAGAAATGTATTATAACGAGAATGCTAACAAGTTAGTCAACAAGTTCTCTCGCGAGATGGATCGTTTCTTGAAAATTGTCGGTAAGAACATTTCCATCTTTAAACGTGAAAACGGATTGTTGGATTTGTTTGTGATCTACCTAGAACAGATCCGAGGTGGAAAGCGTATGATTGAACCAGAAACTTTCATTAAAGATTATATCGATGTTCAGATTGATCTGATGAAAGATAAGACCGAATACTCATACAATGAGAACGGTCGTTCTGCAAATTTCTCTGAGTTGTTGCGTTCACGTGAGATTCGTTTTAACAATCTACGTAATAAGTTAATCTCTGAAAAGTTTGATGCGTCTAAATATTTCGTACAGTTAGATTCTCGTAGAGGTGGAACTGCCGAAGAAAAACTTATTGCTGCAAAAGATCAGGGATGGATAACTCCCGAAGGTGTAGAAATCCCATTAGAAGATGTCCTATCAACTGACTTCGAAATTGGTCACATCAAACCGTATGCTGATGGCGGCAAAACTAACCAAGACAACTTTGTGATACAAACCAAAGAAGATAACCGAAAACTGGGTAAGAATCCCGTGGTCATAGGGGATCTTGTTTCGTCATGATAACTGCGAAGGGGGTTGACAAAACCCCCTTTTTTTGTTATACTATATACATTATTCTAAAGAAGTGAGTCTATGTCCAATTTTTATACATCGGTTGTCCGTTTTGGCAACAAACTTCTGTACCGTGGTTTCGAGAACGGCAAAGAAGTAAAACGCAGAATCCCATTCAAACCAACTCTTTTTATGTCCGGTACCGCAGAACAATCTGATGGTTGGACTACACTTGACGGTCTACCCGTACAACCAGTAACCTTTGACTCTATGACAGAGGCGAAGGACTTTGACAAACGTTACGAACATGTCTCCAACTTTACTATTGCAGGCAATACTAATTATGTTGCCCAATTCCTCGGAGAAGTCTTCCCTGATAAGATTGACTATGACCGTAGTCTCATCAAGACTGCGAACATCGATATCGAGGTTTTCTCTCAGGACGGATTCCCTACTCCTGGCGCGGCTGCATATCCTGTTACCGCAATCACTATGCGTCAAGACTGTGGTACGTACTGGGTCTGGGGTTGTCAAGACTATACAGTATCCCGTGATGACGTACTCTATATCAAATGCGACAACGAACTAGACCTACTTCGTAAGTTTGTCCGACAGTTCGAACAGTACGCACCCAATATTATTACTGGTTGGAACACACGATTCTTTGATATTCCGTATCTAGTCAATCGTATGGTTAAACTCCTCGGTGACGATACCATGGCAAAACGCATGTCTCCGTGGGGTCTTATCCGTGAACGCAATACTACTATCAATGGTAAACCCAACCAAGAGTTTGTCCTTGAGGGTATCGAACAACTCGATTACCTTGAGGTCTTCAAGAAGTTCACCTACAATACTCTGGGTCAACAAGAATCCTATCGACTGGATCATATTGCCCATGTAGTACTGGGTGAACGCAAACTATCCTATGAAGAACATGGTTCTCTGTTTGCCCTGTATGAGAATGACTTCCAGAAGTTCATTGACTATAACATCAAAGACGTTGAGTTGGTACATCTCCTCGATGTTAAACTTGATTTGATTTCATTAATTCTCACCATGGCCTACAAGGCGGGTGTGAACTATAATGATACTCTGGGTACGACTGCTATCTGGGACACCATCATCTACCGACTTCTGAATAAGAACAAGGTTGCGGTTCCTAAGAAGATTGAGAAACCCAAGACCGCATATCCTGGCGGTTACGTGAAAGACCCACAGGTTGGTTCGCACGACTGGGTAACCTCATTCGATTTGGCATCTCTGTATCCTAACATCATTGTACAATACAATATGTCACCCGAGACGGTAATGGACGGATTCGTTAGCAATGTCTCGGTCGATAAGTTTCTGGACGGTTCGATTGACCTGACTGACCAGAATCTAGAATATTCTCTTGCACCTACTGGTGTTAGATTCACCCAAGATAGAGAAGGTGTGATTCCCATAATCATTAAACAGTATTACTCGGAACGTAGAGTAATCAAGAAGAAGATGTTGGAATGTCAACAGGAGATGCAGACCAACCCATCTAAAACTCTAGAGTATACCATAACTTCTCTGAATAATCAACAGATGGCAATTAAGATTCTTATGAATTCACTTTATGGTGCCCTTGGGAATCGTTGGTTCAGATATTTCGACCAAAGAGTTGCAGAGTCCATTACTCTTGCTGGTCAACTTGCAATCAAATGGGCAGAGAGAGCAGTAAACAATGAAATGCAAAAACTTCTTAACACGGATGAAGACTACGTTGTGGCAATTGATACCGACTCTGTTTATCTTCGTATGGGGGATCTCGTTGATAAGTTTTCTCCTAGTAATCCGGTAAAGTTTCTCGACAAGATCTGTTCGGAACACTTCGAGAAACTCCTTGTAAAGTCTTATGCGGATATGGCACTAGCGACCAATGCCTATGAGAATCGCATGGAGATGGAACGGGAGGTAATCGCAGACCGTGGTATCTGGATGGCCAAGAAACGTTACATCCTGAACGTGCATAATAACGAGGGTGTTCAGTACGCAGAACCCAAACTCAAGATGATGGGTATCGAGGCAATCAAGTCTAGTACTCCGCAGGTCGTCCGTGACAAGTTCAAGGAGATCTTTCGGGTCATCGTAGAAGGTACCGAAGTAGATACACAAAAGTACATTCGAGACTTTAAGTCCCATTTTAAGACCTTACCGCCCGAAGCGGTTTCGTTCCCTCGGGGTGTATCGGATGTGACCAAATGGTCTGACCGTAAGACGGTGTACAAGAAAGGCACTCCTATCCATGTTCGTGGTGCGTTGATGTTCAACAAAGCACTCAAGGAAAGTTCTCTGACCAAACGGTACGAGACTATCAAGAATGGTGAGAAGATCAAGTTTTGTTACCTGAAGATGCCCAATCCAATCGGTGAGAATGTGATCTCCTATCCACTGAACCTTCCCCGTGAACTGGGACTGGATAAGTATATCAATTATGATATGATGTTCAACAAAACATTCCTTGACCCACTCACTCCCATTCTGGATGCGGTTGGTTGGGATTCTGAACCTCAGGCGTCACTAGAGGATTTCTTTGGTTGACAGGTGGTCAATTATTTGATATAATGTATCTATGAATTATGAATTAACTATATTTAAATCTCAGTTCGATAACAAGACTCACCGAACAATGTCTCTGAAGAGTTGGGACAAGTTCGTTGAGTTGTTGTATGGATTGAGTCAAACTAAAGGTGAAAAGGGTGGTAGAAATTCTAGTCCTCTTATTACTCCTGCTGTGTTTGAAGCCGATAGCACACGTAGTAATAAATCTACTTTATATTGGGGTGGTTGGTGCGCTGTTGATGTGGACAACCATAATTTTACTAATGATTTGGATTCTCTAAGGGGTGAATTAATTGATAGGTTTCGCGATCTGGACTTCATCTGTTATAGTACTGCTAGTTCTAGGGATCAGTATCTTAAATTCAGGATTGTCTTCCGACTATCGGAAACTATTGAACGAGATACGATCAAATCCTTCTGGTACGCCCTTAATACTGAAATTGGAGAAATTGGTGACCCGCAAACAAAAGATCTTGCACGGATGTACTATGTTCCTGCAATATATCCTAGTTCTACTAATTTCTTCTTCTCTCATCTGGGCGGCAATCCAATTAATGTGGGTGAACTGATTGCCAGACATCCTTATGTACAGAAGACCGGTAACTCTTTCCTAGATAGACTGCCACCAGAGATGCAGAAGGCAGTAGTAGAACATCGTAAGAATAGTCTAAATAATACTAACTTCAATTGGACTTCGTATCGCGATTGTCCGTTCTGGCCTAAAAGGTTGGGTATAGAATACCAGACCATTTCTGAAACTGGTTGGTATGCTAAAATGTACGCGATAATGATTGCGATTGCCGGAAGTGCGGTAAGTAGAGGTTACCCCATATCATCAAACCAAATCTCTCGGTTATGTGAAGAGTTTGATAAAGAAACAGGAAACTGGTACGAGAACCGTCCTCTCAGTGTAGAGGCAGATCGTGCACTAGAATACGTTTATAGGAACGGATAATGAGAAAATATTTAGTAACAGGTGCGGCAGGATTCATCGGATCGCAATTATGTAACAGATTAAAACGAGAAGGTTATTGGGTTATTGGTATGGATAATTACAATGACCATTTGTATAGTCCCACACTGAAACATCATCGTGTCGAACATTTTGGTATTGATGTCCTGAATGTGGATCTTCGTGATGAAGAAGCGATGGACAATCTCATCGAAGGTATTAATCCCACGGATATTATTCACCTTGCAGCACATGCAGGTGTGCGTGATTCGTTT